ATTTTTATCAGCTACATTGTATTGTTGGGTCTTGACCAAATGGTTATAAGATTTAAACCATATATTAACATAATATGACTGAGATTTGGAAAGAATTAGAGGGGTTTTCAAAATATAAATTTTCAAATACTGGTAAAGTTTGGTCGAAACACTATAAAAAATTTTTGTCAGTTAAACCAAGACAAGATGGATATATTGCATATAACTTAAAAAATAATGAAGGAATAAAAAAAAATATGCTTTCCCATAGACTAATCGCATTAGCATTTATTCCAAATCAGGAAAATAAGCCAACCATAAATCATAAAAATCATAATCGAGCAGACAATAGAGTTGAAAATCTGGAATGGGCTACAATATCAGAACAAAATCTACATCAAAAAAAACCATTAAAAGAAATTACTAGATTAAGAGGTTCACGTTCTGTATGGCGTTGTTCTCTTGATGGAGAAAAATTAGAATTATATCAAACAATACGTGATGCTGCGAAATGGTTACTCGATAATAAGGGAGTAGAATGTGGATGGAAGAATATCTCTGCCGTTTGTCTAAATAAACGTAAAACGTCTCATGGTTTTAAATGGATATATGATACTTCACAAGAGAATATATTTGAAAATGAAATATGGAAAGATATACCAAAAGAAATTCTTAAAGGGTATATTGGTTATAAAGTATCTGACCAAGGTCGAATAAAAAATCCAAAGGGTAATATTTTAAAAGGGAGTATTCATTCTTCTGGTTATAAGAATATAAATATTGGAATTAATAAGACAACTTTTAAAATACACAGACTGGTTGCTCAAGTATTTATACCAAATATTTATGGTAAACCATTTGTAAATCACCGCAATCATGATAAAACTGACTGCAAGTTATATAATTTGGAATGGGTCACACCATCAGAAAATCAGATATTGGCTTCGCAGTTTTATTCATCTGAAAAGTAATTATACATAAAAGAGCAACAATAAGTTGCTAAATGATCCGTGTAGAATTCGAATCTACAACCTTCAGGAAACACCATTAACTGGAATCTGACGCGCTGCCGTTGCGCCAACGGATCAAAAAAGAGGAGCTACTGGGAATTGAACCCAGATTGCTAGAATAGGTCTACTTTTTTTATAAAAAGGACAAAACCTAGAGTGATGGCCATTACACCATAGCTCCTGTTTAACATGAACAAGTTTTTTACTTGTTATTATAACTCTAATACTATGTGTTTATATAGGATTTACAGATGGTTTGTTAAAAAAACTTTCAAAACATCTATATACATTTAACTGATTTATACAATCGCTCTTTTCGTGTTTATCTGAAATAAAATCAGGAATTATATTAAAAAAAATTTGAATTTGTGTTTCATTGAATGAATATGAATTGGTTTTTTGATATTCAATAATTATTTTTTCATATATTCTAAGAGCTTTATAAAATTCTTCCTTCAGATCTTCTATTGCTTTGAGGTATTTCTTTTTTACTTCTAACGAAGGATTTTTTATATAACTATTTGGATCATCATACCACGTCTTACGTTTAATATAAAAGTAACGCCAAGTATTTCTATAAATATGTATTGCTTCTTTAGCTAACTCAGGTTTAAGAATTTTCTCTAATTCCTCTGCTATTTTTTTCTGTTTAGAATTCTCATATTTCCATTTAATAATTATTTCATTCTGTTCAGCAAAAGCTTTGACATAAGCAAATAATTCATCGAAATTAAAGCGTCGTAATCTTAGTTCTGTCATACGAGGAGTTTGTCCTCTTTTATATCGTGTATGCCTATCAGTATATAGTTTCAAAAAATCAAACAAACTTTTTTTTGTACATGGTTTTATAATAAAATCATGTTCCATCATGATATTAATCAAAATATTTTAATAGATTTGATTTCAAATGCATTAAATCTGACCATAAAAACAACTAAAACTTTCGATAAGTACTAATTTGGTCAGAAAAAATCTGAAATTTTTATTTCTTTTTTAAGTTTTTACAACATTGCTACAAGAATGTAATGAATAAGCGAAAACACTTAATTCGAGTAGGCAAGGCCACCCATCCCGCTCATGATGCGGAGAACGTTGTAATTGGTGGCGTAAACACGGACCTTGGCATCGCCCGCGACCGCGGCGGCGGTGAGGGTGAGTTGAAGGGTAGCGTTATCGATACGCGACATATTACAGGTTCCCGATGGTTGATGCTCTTCGGGTTTCAACCCAAACGAGTAAACGTTAATACCAGTCTTGGGGACGTTGGTGTGGTGTTGGTAAGGTTGGACAAGATTGAAGTATCTGCCCATGCGCTCCGAGAAACGATCGTGACCGTTGAGTTGGAGCTTGGCGGAGAAGACAGGGTTGAAACCAGTGTCTTTGGCGGACCACTGTATGTAGTTACCGGTTTGTTGACCAGTCGAGCTGGGGTAGCCAGGTCCGGCATCCGAGGCGTTGGCGACGGTGACGGGTTGCATAACTAAACCACCGCCATATGGGTCGTCTGGGTTACCGGTGAGGTAGTCAGTGGTATCAACGGCATCAGTGTAATTGAACCATTGTTTACCACCAGTGACGGTCGAGGCGATATTGGCATCGGGTTGTACAACCCAGATAAGTTCCTTACATGGGTGGTTGAAGTTGAGCTTGATCTTGTTGCTGACACTCGAGACGGATTCGTCACCAGTGAATTGAACTTGCTCAATGAGGTACTCGTGCGAGACTTGCGCGAAGCGACGTCTCTCATCAGTGTCAAGGTAGATGTAATCTACGAAGAGTGAGGCGGCAGCGAGCGATGGGGCAGCGGTTGGTGTACCTGAGTAACAGTCCGAAGCACCACGGAACTCAATGTTGATCTTGACCTCGTGGTATTGAAGAGCAATAAGAGGAAGGGCAAGTCCTGGATTGCGGCAGAACCAGAATTCAAGAGGGATGTAAAGATCCATTTCTGGGGTAACAGACGCGTTGTTGGCGTCCGTGGTGTTGAGGGTAAGGGCAGGTACGTTACCAATCATGTTGGCGTAACCAGCCTTCTTACCGGCTTCTTGCGAAAGCTCGTTCCAGATGTGCATCCAGTCACCGTAGTGCTTGTCGATGCGTTGTCCGCCAATCTCAACCTCGGCGTACTTGATAAGTACGTGACCGAGGTGATTGAGCCAGCGGAAAGACGAGCCCGAGGCGACATTGACACTGGGGACAGTGACTTGGAGGTAAACGCGGTGCATGAGGTCACCATTTCTTGAAACGGTGCATGTTACGCGCTTTCCGAAATCGGCCGAACCATTGAAGGTTTGCTCGATAGCCTCCATCGAGAAATTCGTGTGGCGGCGGTAAACTACCTTGAAGAAGGTAATTTGAGGGTTACCGGTAAGGTAAATGTCTTGGGCACCATAAGCTACTAATTGCATCAATCCTCCTCCCATTGTATAAAGTTACATAAGAAAAAAAATCTGAGGTGTTTAAAACATTCGAATTTGTTACATGTGGTGTTTTTAGATAATCGTAATAAGTCTTATCTTTATATTGGAAACTCCACTATTGCTGATAATTTCTATATTTATTCAGGAAAAAATGATAAACAGATTTGAATAAGTATAAATATAGAATGTCAATACCTTGGGATATTGTGAATATTTTGTATCTTTATAATCGGAATAAATTTGTAAATACATGCAAAGAATTTAATGAAAAATATAAGAAGGAAAATGAGTGCGTGAATAAAATTATAAAGTGGTGGGATAAATGCTGTCTTACATATGTACACCAAAATGTACCAATAAATAAGTATGAAATTATGAGTAAAAGGAGATTAGTAGAGCATTATAGACTTAATTATGAATGGGATTGTCTTAAAACATATCCAACATTCTTGGTTAATAAATGTAATAAATTGGATTTGTTGGAAAAAGCAAAAAATGCAGAATTAATAGGAACTCGTCAGAGTATTATTGACTTTCTAAAGGAACCAAATATTGTAAATGAGGATATTCTTTATGCTGGATGGTAAACTTATCGTACATATACATCATAATGTAGAGATTTCAATGCGTTCAATATAAAAGTATCAGTATCTTCTGATTTAGGAATACATACGAATGTTATTAGTGATATTTTGTGTGTATTCCAAGAAATGTATTCGTATATTTTTATAAATTTATCAGTAATACTGGATGTTGACACAATTACTGACGGTGTTTTAGAATAATTAAATACAGATGGACTGCTCCCACATTTAGGTAATTGTTTTATAACTTTGTTAAATCTGTTGTATTTTGGTATTCCCCATAAATGTCTATGAAATCTATATTTTTTAATTTCAATCCAAACATCGTTGTTAAATTCCATACTATTCTTAAAATTTATCTGACAAAAAGAAAAACACAATCATATATGATTATTCCATCTTACTGTCTATCTAGAATCTTGTGTGATGATCTTTTAAATTATATAAACGAATTTATGACAAACCCATATGAAATATATAGAGAACATGCAGAAATTAATTATAATTTATTTAGAACATTACTGGACCATGAGTTTAACCAAATGTTTTTAACTTGGCAGTTTACAAACTGCTTCTGTCAGTATGCAATATCAGAATTAGCTAAGTATAAACCAAGCAAATTTAGAATAGATTCTTTTATATGCTCTATAACAAGAAATTGTCCAGAATATTCTATTCTAAGCAGAAGAAAAGATGTATTAATGTCAATCGGTTGTATTACTCCCGAAAAATGGAGATTGCTTGGAATATTGGATAAACAATATTTTTATAATAATACTTATTAATGAAAATAAAAGTGAATAGAAATTTTCGTAAAAAATCTAGAAAAAAGACTATTGGAGGAGCTCCACCAGATAATGAAACATTATTAAATACTTTTGTACAAATTAAAACAGAAATTCATACTCAAGAACAAGAAAATGTAAAAATTAATTTTTTCAGATTAACTCATCTTAATCCATACAATAATGACGTTCCTTCCGTTCACGATATGTATTATTTAAAACTTGATGCTAAAGCAGAAAAATATGAATTATTGCATATCTCATTTGATAGATTTAGACGAATAGGAATCGGAGGAATAGCAAATAGTGCGTATGCTGGTTTAAACCATATAGCAAGAGCATATTACGATAATAAATTTGATTTGACAGAAAAAAGTGTTGATGGAAGTGGTAATATTGTTACTCTTCTACCCTATTCTGAAAATTATTTACAAGATCTCAAAAATATGAGACAGGATTTGATTAATGCTAATAATGGAAATAATCCAACCATGTTAAATGTTATTGATAATATGACAAGTGAAATTGAAGTTATAGGTCATAGAGTCGAACTATTTAAAACATTAATAGCAATAGAGGGTGCAAAAAATATACACAGAAGGAAAAGAGAGTCGGTTAATTATCAATTAGCAGCATTTCCAGAAGATATTAGCAATGAATTAGCTAAATTTCAGTTTGGAGGTTCAAATATTCCTGAACCTGAAGAACTAATTAATATATTTTTAGAAAAGCAAAACACAAATATGGAGGAACTTTCTGATTTTATTACACAAAAACTTTCATATTACAATCATAATGTTCAACCTTGGAATAAATATACTTTAGACCCCAGAATGAGAAATATAGGTGGAGATATTGAATTGATTCATAGTTCTTTTCGAAGATTCAAAATGATTAATGTTGTAACTCCGGAAGGTTTTGCAAATATGTATTGGAGTGGTTTCTATACTTTAAATGAAAAAAGTGTTGATTCTTATGGCAATGTTGTAAATCTTCTTCAATATGCTGAGAAATATGTTGAAGATTTAGAACATAATACAAATTATACCGATGCCTCAAAAGAAGATTACAAAAATGTGCTTGATGTAATTCGAACATTAAGTGCAATTAAGGATGCTCGTCTTCTACCATATAGAACTCGAGAGGCTAGAAACTATGAATTAGCAAATTTTCCAACAGATATTAGTAATGAAATTGCTAATTTTCAGTTTGGTGGAGGAAAGAAAGTTCTTGGAATGGATTTAATTGAAAATAAATTTTATAAAGTTCTTAGATTTCAATATGGACAAGGTATTGGAGAAGGACGGTCACGTATAACTGGTCGAAGAGAGATAAGACGTTTTCCAAGACATATTATTAGAGATTCACAGGGTAGAAATAGACCATATATTTCTTATGCCAAGTATATAGGTCCTCTGAATGAGGAGGTTCCCGGATTTCGAAGCTATATATGGAGTAAAATAGTACTTGCTCAAAGAGAAAGACATGTGAATACAGAAATACATGATTTTCTTTTTAATGATGAACTTAATGTACCACGGCGGATTTTTGAAGATATACACGGAAATATATTTATTATTAGTGAACATCATGTAGAAGGACCCGATAATGAATTTCATGAAATTTTACCGTCAGATTTGGAAAAAGATATTCAACAATATCCAATTGAAGTTGCAAAAAACGAACTTCAATCTAAATCACAACTACCAGAGGAATTAATAGGAACAATTGCAGATATGAGTTTAAAAAATGATTAAGTTTGTAATAAGATATCGAATTAATAATCAAAATGACTGTAGGTGTATATTGTTATCCAACACAAGTCCGCCCATGGCTTCCGCAAGAATTTATTTGTCCGAAGACATCAAGAACAGTAAAGACTTATAAAATTGGTTGTGCTGAGAACGTTGAGGAGAGAATTTATAGTGAATTAAATGAAACTTTATGTGAAACAAGAGATTATTATACTCCAGAACATTTCAAAATTATGGGAGTAAATGATGGATTTGCATATGCTGCTGAAACAGTATTACGTAACCGACAAAGAGATATTGCAAATAGGTTTAATAATGTAGTAAGTCTATCTATATCTGATGACAACTCACGTGGCGAAAAGGAAATTTACTTTCTAACAGAAAATGATTTGGAAGAAATATGGCAACCTATTCCTGAATATAATAGTGTATCAGTCACTTTAGCAAATTTGCCCGGACGTGTTCCGGAAGTTTTACGTGAATTACAAGAAATTGCTGAGAATAGAGACAGATTTATAGATTGTACAATTATCAGAGGTACTTGTTACAATAGGTCGCGAGGGCAGCAAAGGGAAAGGGTTGATAGCATTATTAATTCAGATATGACATTAGAGTCTTTATTACGATGGACCACACGAAATCATCTTCCCGCAATTAGTTGGGATGCTCCGCAAGAAATTGGTTTACATCATCATACCAAAAGGGATCAACAAGTAATAGAAAAGAAATATTATATGGCTGATTTAAAATGGGATTTAGAACGTAATTACATTGCCTTTTCTCAACCAAATTAGAATAAACCTTGTTCTATATCCACAATTTCTTTAATAAAAAAATATTCAGTTACACTACACACTATATCACGAGAATTTACTTTTGTAGGAGGTTTTATGGAGTGTTCTCCATAAAAACACACTATAAAGTCAAACACATCATTGTGTATTGATTCGTCTCTATTTCCGATATATCGTACTATATCGTTAAAATGTTGTAATAAAAATTCAAAAGCACGAATATTGGGTCTATCCAGTATGTAGGTATCTTGTTCCAAGTAAATCAGGTAACCTTTTTTATACTTATGTGGCAGTTTCAAGAATAATTTTGTAGTTATATCTCTTGCATATTTCCAATATTTCTTTTGTATATGGACTCTTTTAAGTCTTGGAAAGAATTCACATATTTCTCTCTTTAATTTTGTATCAATGATATTCATACATGAATTATTGAGACTATTTTGAATATCTGGAGGAATTTTTGTTTTTTTTGAGATTTTATCCAATATATTTATTATTTCACTATTTGATGAACCTAATTTAGTTTTTCTTATTATTCTATGTCTGAGATTATGACAATTTTCCATTCGCATTTATACTATTAAATATATAAAGCGGTACTGATTTAAATACTTATAAATGAAAACTTCATTTATAATGAATCTGTTTTTTTTATTTAAGGTAAGCCGGGCTTTTGCATTAAGGCGTAAAGTAGCAATTATAACTGGAGGAACACGTGGTATAGGTTTTGGTATTTCAGAAGCTTTGGCAAAAAAACAATATGATTTATTACTATCATATAATAGTGATTATAAGTCAGCAATAGCTGCTTGCGAATATTTAGAAAAAAAGTATGATTGTCGTGTTGAACTTTTTTCAGGTGATCTTTCTTTAAAATCAACCCGAAAAAAACTATTCAAATGTTATGATCTAAAATATAAGAACAGCCATCATCTTGGTGTTGTTGTTCATAATGCTGGTCAATATATTGGTATTACATCTGGAAATTCAGATGGTTTAAATAAACCTGCTACAAATTTTGCATTTGGTGATGGATCTATGATTAATACTGATACGGATGAACTTGATATGAGTGTTATGAGATTTTATCAAAAAATGTATGGAGAAGCATATATTGATATATGTGAGCGTTCGATAGCTCGAATGAAAAAAGGGGGATCTTTGATTGGTATTTCATCTCCAGGATGTACAATCCAATTTAATCCTTCGCCCGGATATGATATGCCTGGTAGCGGTAAATGTATAATGGAATATGCAATGAGGTTATTTGCATTAAGATGTGCTCCTCTTGACATTAATTGTAATGTTGTTATCCCAGGTTTCACAAAAACGGAGGCATGGGATAGAATCGCTGCTTTACGGCAAACTACTGGTGATAGTATGGTTGAAATCATGGCAGAAAAATATTCACCGAATGGTTCTATGACACCAGAAGAAGTTGGCGAAGGAATTTCTTTACTATGTTCTCCAGAAGGGAGACATATAACTGGTGTTAGTCTACCAATTGATAAAGGCGTTCATTTAAAGATTTAAAGTCCTGTTTTCATATTAAAAGGTACACCATTTTTACCTATAACTTTCTTTCTATGTTCTGGAGGAACAATATTTTCACCATTTATTAATCTTTGTCTACCTTCCCAAACCTCTTTGTATATTTTTTCTGTATGATCATAAAAATCACTCAAAAAAGCAATTATTGATTCATTATTGAAGTTATTTGATATATCTGAAAGCATTTTCTTTGTAATTTTATCATCGTTTGGAGATTGAAATTGTTCTATACTAAATATCAATTTTTGTATTATAAACATTGTATCTTCTGGTTTTATTTGTTTTGGAAATCTTTCTCTAATTTCCTTATTTAGTTCTGTTTTTGAAGGGCAAAACTTACATAAACCTTCCACAAATTGTTCTAATAATTTTCCGATATTTGTTAGGTTTGGTGGATTTTCATCAATATCTTTTCTCAATTGTTTGAATAAATCTTCTTTCGACGCTATAGCAACGGAGTTGCTGGTTCGACAGAGCGAAGTTTCAGTATACATATGATATAACAATGTTTTCATAGTCTTAAATAATGATATATGCCAGATTGTCCGGTTTGTTATAGTATATTAGATGAAGAAAGCACTTATAAGGCAAACTGTTGTAATCAAGAATTATGTACAGATTGTTTAACACAATGGCAAAAAACCTCAAAATCATGTATTTTTTGCCGATATGAATATGACAAGATTGAAATAATTGTAAATGAGAATTCTAATATTGAACCAGTCAATATTTGTCATAGTAAAAGATATGAATTGATTTGCTATTTTTTAATTACAATAGGAATCCTTTTGATAATTTTTCGCAATCGTTTTTAAAGTAAATTGTTGCTATAAATCCAGACAAATATACAATAGTTAACGTTTTATAGCTTATTTCCATAATTTTATTAGCCATTTTGTTATCAACCCTTATAATGCTTTTATAATTTGATTTGCCGTTGCTATGCATCCTAGTAAAATTTACATGATTTATTTTTAAGATCATTTTTCTGCGTTAGAATCCTTAAATTTTTTACCATATGTCATATTACTAATCGTCAGTAATTAGTAATATTCGGCTCCTGTAGCTCAGTGGTAGAGCGCCTCACTAGTAATGAGAAGGTCGTTTGTTCGACTCAAACCTGGAGCTCTTTTTAAAACAAAAAGTCATATAAGGTCTTAATAATAGAATTATATTAAGAAAATATAGGGGTTTTCTTCATTCGACTACGTGGCCGAGTGGTTAAGGCGACGCCCTGCTAGTTTTATCATCTAGGCGTTACGTTTTACGTGCGCAAGTTCGAGTCTTGCCGTAGTCGTTTGCCTTTGTGGCTCAATGGATAGAGCATCGGACTTCTAATCCGGGGGTTGTGGGTTCGAGTCCCATCAGAGGTACATTTTTTAGGGGAATTAGCTCAGTTGGCAGAGCGCCCGCTTTGCATGCGGGAGGTCATGGATTCGATTTCCATATTCTCCATTTATATATTTAACACCAAGTTTAATAATATTAATATATGAAGAAATATCTTCTTTTAATATCTTCTGTAACAGCGTTTTTTTCTAATATACAAACATCTAAAAATAGTGTAGTTCACTTGTATGCTGGTTATGTACCAGATGGTATTGACCCAAAAGAGTATGCTGCAATAAAAAAGAGAGAGGCAGCCGCTTCAAAGAAAACCGATAGAAAAACATATAAGTCACGTTCTTTTAATTCTTTTGTTGAGGCGATGGAGAAAGGTCAAGCAACACATCTTTTTCCGGTTGATCCAAGAAAGGTAAAATCTGGTGAAGTACCTATTGAGGATGTACCGTATATGCAACGTTCCGGTGGAGCTTGGGATGGTAGTGATTTAAAGGGTGCAGCTTTAAGAAGAGCAAAGAAAAAGCAATCTCAGGGGTTTTATAGAGCAGGAAGATGGTTAAAATCGGATTTTGAATATGAAAAGCGTGATAAGACGGAAAAAAAATTTTTTCCGTGGGTTTTTGGTAGGAAGGATTCCAAAGATAGTGTTGCAGAAAGAGCAAAAAGAAACAAAATTTCAAACGATGAGCAATTGTGGCGAGATGCCGGAGCGTTATCATCTAAAGAAGTTTCGAAACTAAAAAAAATACGATTCTTTTTTCTATAAATATTATTTAAGTCTATTTTGATAATATTTAGTAGAGAGAGAGAGTACATAAAAATGATTAGCGATGAAATAAATACCGAACAAATACATGATCCAATGGACGAAGAAATACATGATACAATAGAAGAAGTTGTTAACTCGGATCGCGAAGAAGCTCAAAGAGCAATTGAAGCAGCTAGAACTCTTACATCATTAAATACTGAAGAAACAGATGAAAATACTCTGGAATTACCAGATGAATTCAAGTGTCCTATCGGTTTAGATTTAATGCAAGATCCGGTTATAGCTGCTGACGGACATTCATATGAAAGAGAAAAGATTAATCAATGGTTTATTAATTCACAACGTAGTCCGGTAACGGGAACATATCTGCGTGATTTAAATGTATTTCCAAATATAGGGCTTCGGAATCAAATAAATGGTTGGTTAACTCAACAAGGAAGAGAGGAATTGCCACAAATGGCTGAAAATTTATTAACACGCAATAGAGCGGGAAGGTCCTTCGTGTTGCGAAATAACATAATGGTAGAGGAGCGGCAGATCTCGTCGAGGGACGCCAGGCGGAATTACAGGACTCGAAACAATGTATTCAGAAATACGAATAGGGGTCTTGATAGACTTGCTCGACTTGTGCGTACCGCGGTACAAAGGATTGGAGGAAATATAAATCCGTATGAAATGGGTGCTTCTGTAATTCGACGTCTACAAGAACTAAATTGTAAGGAAATTTATTTTCTTGATAATCCGCAGCTCGGAGGTCATCGGCGATTTGTGGTTGATGATGTGACTCTTGCCAGTCCCGTACCTGTGTACCGTGTAATTTCGGGAGCGTGGGCTCACGAACAACAAGTTTACCGAACAGGGGAGCGTTTGCAAGGGACTGGCCATTTTATATATCGAGAATATCGACCGGACCCGCCGGGGCGGATACCTTGGATTTGGTATGAAAATCTTGATAATAATTGGGCAAATGAAATGATGCAGAGGCTGCGGCTTTCGCGCGAGCTCATCCAAGGTATTGTAAGAGAAATTTGCACTCTTTCCGCTGTTTCCCGGGAAGCGCCTTTTCAAGCCTTGCGAAGACATTTTAGACCAGTTAACAGTCAAAGCGTGGAAAGAGAAGCTGCCAACATGTCCGAACGTGGTCGGACAGATGAAGATAACAGACGCCTACGATCCAGCATCGATCACGAGCTAGAACTTTCCGCCCGCGAGCGGGCGGATTTCGAGCGATCTCATGATGATCTGCCGGACAATAATCGTCATGAAATCTATAGAAGATCAAGGCAAACTCCAGAGTATCATTATAGAACACCCAATAACCGTCAACGTACTATCCCTGAAACTTTCCCAAATGGGAATGCGATAAGGCATATCGGTCAGCAAGCAATCTGGCGAGAGCTAAGGAATGGAACTATTTCATGGTATAGACCTCGTCATGTCCGCACCGAAGTCCGTCCAGACTCCAATGTGAGCGAAACAAATGATAGCGATATTTTAAGAGATTTAAATTCCATCGTCGATAGAAGAGGTATAGGGTGGCTGATGAATATGTGCTGGGAAGGAGGTCGTTTAGATGTTTTACGTGAAATTAGAAGCAATGAAGAGAATACAGCTGTAAATACAGAAGATGGTGTCGAAGATAGTGCCGAAGACAGTGCCGAAGACAGTGCCGAAGACAACAGTGGTGAGGTTATTACGTCTGGTGAAGTGACCATACCCGAACGGATTATGAACTATGAAAATCAATTACAAGAATTGAATCGTACATTTTCTGAATTACAATCAAGTGTTCGAAATATACAAACTGATTTAATAGAACTTTACCGAAATAATAATAGACGCACAGAAGATAATACTAACGAGACAGATATGGATGTTAGCGAAGTATAAAAAAGTAAATAGAAATGTAAATCGAAATGCTAGATATATGAGGCAACTTTAAATCCAAGAGTGCCAATTTTTCTTGTAACAATAAGACCTAAAATACGCCTTCTTCTTTTTCTAATCTCTGCTAATATTTCTTTTTTCTCAATCTTCTTTTTATTCCTGGGAATAAATGTAGAACCATATATTGTTTGTACTTTCCAGACACTTTCATTTGAATCCTGTGATATAATCCATTTCAAATCAAGTCTGGTTAAATAACCAGGAACACGGCGACGAAAGCGTAATCTGCTTATAACATTACTTATTGGGTACATTATTGAACGCCGATGAAGCATGCTAAACGCCCCCATATTTGCTCCACGTTTTTTACATTCATCCCAATTATAATAATCATCTTTATACCAGAAAACTTGGTGTGGTTCTTTTAAATCATTTTGAGTATCTTTCAAAAATAATGTCCAACAACCTTGTATAGCATATGCATCACCTTTAGTCTTGGGTGCACGACTCATATTATTTTATAATTCAGTATAAAAAACAAATCATTTTTATACTTAGTATATTGATCTGTAAACATATCTAAAAGTACGATCCCACTTCAAATCCAAGAGTGCCGATTTTTCTTGTAACAATAAGACCGGCAATACGCCTTTTTCTTTTTCTAATCTCAGCCAATATATCTTTTTTTTCAATCATTTGTTTGTTACAATGGATGAATATTCCCCCATTTTCTGTTGGTATTTTCCATACGATATCTCTTGCACATTGAACCATTCTCTGTCTAGAATCTCTTGAATATATTAAATATATTGCAGTATTTGTAATATCGAATCCACGTTTTTTACATTCATCCCAATCATAATAATTATCCTTATGCCAGAAAACCCGATAAGGTTGGTCTTTTACCCTACCATTCCCAATAAAAGCATTATCAGGATCTGCAAGAAATTCTTTCCACATACCTCTCATAGCATATAATCCACTCATATTTAGAACCTTCCCGTTGAAGAATAAGATAGAAACCTGAAACACCAGTTTTGTGCCTTCTTCCGTGTTCCTGTACTGATCGTACATTAAATGGTGTATTTAAACTCAGTTTTAAACAAAACATACATCATTTTTTTGTTTAAACTTATAAATTTACAGAGAAAAAATCTTCATCATTATAAACAATCTTTAAATTTGAAATAGCTTTTTTTTTAATAATATCTTGTATCTTATTGGATGGTTTCCTATAGAATTTTAACTTATTATATCTACGAAATGTAATTCCATCTTTCAATGTTTTTATGATAAAATGGTCTTTAATACATTGTCTATATTTTATTAAAATATCTTTAGTAGTTTCATTGAGAACAAAAGTAGAATTCATTTTTTCATAATGATTATAAGAGTTAGGTTCTTTATACAAGTTATATTCTCTTGCTAATAGTAAAAACCATCTTATATGAGAATGCCCTTGCTGTTCTTCGTCTTCGAATAAATTACCAACATATGGAGACAAATTTCTCATAACAGAAATATGTGAGTAAAATAAGGCATCATCAATATAAAAGGGTTTTGTTATATGTGACCATGCAATCCAAATTTTATATGGGAAAAGAGTTTTCATTTGAAACTGGTGTGAATTTATTTTATAACTTTGGGAAAATATATAGTCCAATTGATGATTACTTACAAATACATCCATTCTAGTTTTTAGTATGTAAATATCATCTGCTTTATAATTATTATTTATATACTCTAATCCAATATCATATAAATATTTTTGATATTCTATAGAGAGTCTAAATTTTTTATTACTTACTAATACTTTTTTTATAGAATCTAATTTTTCTACGAATTGAATATTTGTATCTTCCCATGTTACTAAAATAATATCTGTAATATCATTTCTTGATAAGTATAATTTGATTGAGTTTACAAATAATCCATTGGATTTATTTTGACCTACAATAAGAATGATATTGTTTTTCATATACTCTTGAGATATTTTGTTTCAAGAGGGTGTAAACAAACTATATTGTCTTTTAATAGGTTTTGGTTTGATAACAGATAATACTTCCATAATTTTTTGAGGATGAATATCTTTCCATACAATTTCATAAATTCTATATAAAAGTGGAAATTCAAGAAACCATCCGCGAATTTCAAGTAATTTTCCAACACCATATGCTGTATGCCAATCGGGTAGTTTCATATTTCCAAATAGACGCGATTCAAGAAGTTCCCATCGTTCCGGAGCTTCTAAGTCTTTGAAGTATTTTAAGTCATATTCTTCAGCATATGTTTTAGATAGTAAAATTCCTCGACCTGAATGGGTCGTCAATAGTAAATCACCAATTCCAGATGCACTTTCAAAAAAAGCTTCATATGAAACAGTATAACGAAGTTTAAGAGATAACTGATACATTTCATGTAAGCCGCTTCTTATAAGTGCCGCTTTTGCATTTGAACCGGAATATACATCAATAAATCCAGTTCCTAGTGCGATTATATTCTTCAACACTCCAGCCAACTCAGCACCAACTCTATCCCTTATTATATCTGTTTTAAAGAAGGATCTATTGAATAATTTACTTACAATTGTTCCAACTTGGGAATATTCGGAAGCAATAGTAGCTTCTGCAAATTCGCCTCTTGCTAAGGAATCATACATATTTGGTCCGGTTAAAACACATACTTTAGAGTATGGAAAACGAGTTTTGATAAGTTCACATATTGTGATAATATCTCCTCTATCACTCACTTTAATGCTTTTAACAAGACTTACAACTATTTTTTCGTTAAAGTTTACATCATTTAACAGATTGTCAATAAATTCTCCTGGAATAGCAATAAAAATAATGTTACTATCAGACAAAGCTACTTTAATATCACTTGTAGCAACAACATTTTTCGGAAATTTTCTGGAATTTTTTGGCAAATATTGTTTGTTAGTACGAGATTGGTTGATTTCATTTGTAATCTCTTGACGCCGAGCCCATATTTTTATATGAATTTTAGGTGAAGAGTTTGCTAAAACAAGTGTCATTGCCGATCCAAAGCTGCCAGCTCCAATAATACTTATGCATTCTGTTGTATTATTCATTATTACAAAATATAGCTTGTTATTTATTAATAAATCGACATGAGTTGTAATACTTGGCATTGTTATCTTTTAATTGGAATAACCGGGAGACACACGTATATTGGAGCTACCACCGATGTGAATAGGCGACTCCGTCAACATAACGGTGAGATATGTTCTGGTGCAAAGCGAACACGCTCTCATAGACCATGGCGGTTATTAGCACATGTCGAAGTTGGTGACAAAATAGCTGCATTACAGTTGGAATGGCACATGAAGCGCGGAAGAGGTCTTAAAAACAGATTAAAACGGTTTATAGAGCTAAGTGAAGAAAAAGGATTGACTGCAATAATTAATGAATATGGGTGAGTTATAGAAAATATCATGATTAAGTAATGTTTATATCATCGGACCCAAATAAAATTACAGAGTGTTCAATGCTTGATACATCTTTACATAACGGCATTCCAAAACAGTTTTCCAGTCTGAAAAATACAAATTTTTCAGATTGGGAAATAGCCCCATGGGAATTGTATATATTTGAAAATAAACTTCTTGGTGAAGGTTCTTTTGCGAAAGTCTATCTTGCAAAGTGGAGAGAAACATTAGTAGTGGCAAAAAAGATAAACAAAGAAATATGTGAAAACAAAGAATTTATTCTACGTGAAATAGATATTATGAGTAAATTACATCATCCAAATATCGTACAATTTCTAGGATATATTAATGATCCCTTTATTATCGTGATGGAATATATCCCAAATGGTAACTTATTAGAACGTATAAAGGATTTGAAATATAAACAGAAACTTTCAATAATGAAAGATGTTTTACAAGGATTAGCATATTTTCACAACAGACGCCCACAGTCATTAATACATCGAGACATAAAGCCAACAAACATTCTTTTAACACCATCATATAGAGCCAAGATTACAGATTTTGGTATTTCTAAATTATATAGTTTAGAAAGAAAAAATTCGTTTAGTGGAGTTGATATAATAAACATGGAACCAGAATTAACAGCGGATGTCGGAACAATGCGTTATAGAGCACCAGAAACGTACAACTCTAATATGGCATATGATAATAAGGTTGATATATATTCATTTGGTGTTCTATTATATGAGATGTTTGAAGTTACACGGCATGTACCTGAAACTCCAATGGTATGGAAGAAATGTAATCACGAAATAAGAACTCTTATAAAAGAAAACATGTTATGCGGTGATCCAGACAAGAGGTTATCTGCGATTGAACTTATTCAGAAGTTAACTGTTATATCTGATAAGAAAACTACATTTTTTACAATTTGTAGTTGTTTAAAATAAGGTTGAATTTGGCTTGACTCTATATTCATATGTATTATCTAATGTATTTGCACCATTTTTGATAATACTATTTGCAAAATTAATCGCATTATGAGCAGAAATAATAGAGACTTCTTGTTCATTAATCCATTTTGTATTATAACAAGCATACGCATTTTTTGCATTAGGGGTAATTGCTCTAAATGGTCGTTTAGTTGGTATAAATGTTTGCATCAAGAATCTTGTAGGACCATTTTCATTTTTGATATATTCATTTGCAGGAGTACTCGAATGAATCCATCGTCTGTTATTGAAAATAGCTAAATCATCTTTCTGCCATTGAATACTAATTCTATGTGGAAGAACTTTTTCAGTCATAAACTTCTTCATCCACTTTCTTGAATTAGAAACTGTCCATCCGCTAACTCTTTCAAAGAATGTAGGCAAAAGTAATATTCTCGGAGATTCCGTACCTGAATCATCTGGAGCAAAAAGTATTGGAACCTCATTTGTTCCTTCTTCCATTTCTAAATGTGATTCAAGTCTATTAACTCCTGCGTAATCTTGTTTCATTGTTCCAGTTACAAATTTTCTACGGTTAATTTCTGTTAAAATATTCTCAGATGCAAGTTTCTCTTCATCATTTAGACATTCATACACTCTTTCACCTGAAATGAAATCGGTATCACCTCCAATTAATGGTTGTTTTACAATGTAAAATGCGGTTATTACATTAGGCAATTTATAATCATGACCCAATATGTCTGTATGCCATATGTAATCCGTTTTAAATGGCTCATATGGCTGAACATCAATATTCTTTATATTGTAGTAATTTTTCAGGTTAATTGAACCTCTTGGTGCTACATGTTTACAATCTGGAAATTGGTCAAACGGTTGTAACATTTGGTGCTGATATTCTAATGGTGACTTCAAAGCATCTAAATCAGCATCTAAATCAAACTCTTTTGAAAAGTCAATAAATTTTTGAGGAGATATATTCCTACAATTCTTAAATATTAGCAATGGATGTTTCTTAAAATCTTCTCTTAAACAATCCAATGTTGGTTTGTCAAGATTCTCAATGTAATTAATTCCTGTAACATAAGCTATTTTATTCTCTAAAGGATGAATTTTTAACTTATACGCAAAAGTCGACACAAATAATAGGTGTAAAATACGAATCATTGTTTATAGTTTGTTTTAATAAAGATTTACTTATAATACTTATTATTATCTACGTTTAACCTATTCTTGTATAATTTACATCTACTTAAGAATATATCTCTTAATAAATGTAGAATGTTCGTACATTTACCTGTAAACGAAGGTTTTTTTGAGAGAAAAAGAGAGACACAATGTTGTTTTTCAAACAATAAATCAAATGAATCAAATGAATCAAATGAAACGAATGAAACGAATGAATATCCTAATTGTCATGTATGGGAATTTCACATAATACAGCTTATGAAGTCAAAACTATTAGAGAATAGCACTAATTAAGTATTAATATATAATATCATCTATGGATCCAATATTCAATGAAAAACTAAAAAAATTTGTTAAAAACTATGATATACATGTTTTCCATTTATATGAGGCACATAAACATGAAATATATGTTAATTCGGAATATATTTATACTATTGGTAGTGTTATAAATAAGAATTTTATATTAGTTATTATTGCGGAACACTGTTTTGTAGTACCAAAACTATGTGCTTTGCGATGGAAATATTTTGAGGCTATTATAAATCGTCATAGTAAAGATTTCAAAAAAATAAATAAAGCAATCATTGTAGATATTACAGATATAGTGATTGATTCTGAGTTATTTAATACAATTCGTTTTACAAGGTTTGGCTGTACATTTCTTAGATTTTTATATGAAAATAATGGATATAATCTGTTTATTGAAAAAAATGAAAGTGATGCTTGGAAAAAATTTTTAGATATATTAATTCCACCAAAAAACTATTGGGAAATTAAATATTCTTTTGACTTTACAGGGAATACGACTACGGATGGAAGTGGTGTCACGATTCCAATTATAACTAATCCAAATCCTGCTTTAGCTGATGTCTTCAATGCTTAGAATTAAGATACCAAGTAGATACTTGAAAGTTAGAATATTTTTCAATAAATTCAAAATCCTTTTTGTATATTTCCTTTAAGAATTTTTTCGATTTATCAGACAAGTCATCTATTTGCTTATCCTTTTTATATTTTGATTTATTAATTACCGGAACTTTGAAATCAAAGCGATAGAGTAGATATGAATTTATATCATCAAATGGAACGACATAGCGTAGTTTACTCTCATTTATCCAATAATGTTGTGGTATATATGTCCACTTAAGTGGTATCTTAACTGAGTCTATTTTATGTTCATGATTTTTAATCTCATTCATAATCAAATTATGATGAGTATGTGATTTGTCAGCCCATGCTTCTGCCCAATGATTTGGTGTTATTAGACCAGCATTAATAATTTTTCGAATCTTTTGTGAATCCGGATAATTTTTTATCGCATATCTTACTGCAGAACAAAATCTCGAGTATGGATCTCGAATAATAATCATTTGATTTTCAAGACAGCTAACTTCTGCATCGTGACCATGATATCGAATTCTCTTGTTTTTATTACAATATTTCTCAATAGAACTTCCTGCGTTTTTAGCAATATGAATAAAGTTAATAGTACTCATAAAATTACTTACTTTTATAAATTTATCTAAATATATACTCATTTTTGTGGAAGTTCTGACTCTTGAGCTTCTATTCTTGAAATTTCATTTTCTTTTCTTTCAGTATAAATATCAAATGCTTCCTCGATAATATTCTTCATTTCGATATCATTTATATACTGTTTAATTTTCAATACGAAATTATCTCTTCTTAATTCTGGAGTTTTTGAACGGAATTCTGGAGTTTTTGAACGGCTTATAGTTAATGGACTATTCATAGGGGATGGAGTTCTACCTCCAACTAAACCACTTCTACTACCTAATTCTTCGAAGGTCTGATCATCATCCTCGTCCTCGAAGTTCTCTACCGCGCCAGTAGTCGAGGGCGGCGGCGGAGGTTCAGTTATACTGCGTCCTAATTCTGTAGCTCTTGCAACCTCTTCATCGGCAAGATCATCCAATTCTTGGTCATCCAATTCTTGGTCATCTAAATATCTGTTCTCCATTATAGTTCTCATTTCATTTACTGGATTACCATCCGGTATCATTGTTCCTATTGGCATTTGAATCTGTTCTGCTCCCCTTTCTTGTTCAAATACTCTTTCTTCAACTGAATTGGGTGGTAAATGCCAAGGTCTTAAGTTAGATATTGTAGGTCTTCGTTCCGCTTCCGGTGGTTCTACATATTTAATGAATTTTATCCGAAGTCTCGATATAAATTGATATGAACCATTATATAAAGTATTTGAAAGTTGCTCTAAGTTTTCATGCATCATCAAAAATTTGATAAGAACACTATTTTTAATAAATGATGTCTCTTCTAAACTACCTTTTCCTTGTATTCCCTTATATGGACGAAGAAACATAATTGGTTGTTTTAAATCAATAGCTACTTTGTAATGATCTGCAATAGTTTCATAAATATCTTTATAGATTGGGGTGAAGACAAAGTCAAAACCGGTATTTTCATCCATAGAAACACTACTAAAATCTAAACCAGAAGGATACCAAATAACATCCTTATTTTCTTTTAAATGTGCTATAATTCTGGGTATTAGGTTTCTTTTTAGAGGCTCGTTGATTAGTACATTGTCTTCTATATGATCGGAACTGAGATGAATAACATCATTTGAGTCATTATCAAATTTAGACTCTTCTTGACCACTCGAACGTATATTCTCTTCAATTTTTTCTATAAGTTCTGTATTTGTATTTTGAATTTGTGAAATCTCTTTTGTTTCTCCGTTATATTCAAATTCCCCCTTATATGTATCTTTTTTACTAATAACTGTAAACGGTTTTTTATTATGAATTTTAGATTCAATACTACCATATCCCGATGGTCTTATTAATCCATTATCAACAAATGGATTTTTATCCGGATAATCCATATCATTTATATAGTAACATTCATGTTTCATATAATTAAGATATGGTTTGAATTCATCTGTCATAGTATCATCTTGAAGAAGAACATCTTCGTGTAAAAGTTCTGAAATTGGTGTTAAATCTTCAATAAAATCATAATATTTTGGTTGACGATCGTTTGATGCACCTGCTCCGGTAGCTGTGTCTTCTGTTGTCAAACACTCTGGATGTTCTATCATAATAGTACTTTTACATGTAACAAAATCCCAATCATATAATTGCTCTAATGCTCTTGGAGAATAATCTAAAGTAAGCCATAAATATTCTATTGGTAATTGAATAGTAGATATTTCTAATAACATTTTTCTAGCATTAAATGTTAGAGAAAGTATTCTGTCATCTGCTTTGCCTTCATTTCTTGGCGCTTGAGTATCTGATATCCAATAATTTAGTAATTTTTTTGATTGTTTTGTATCTGCGAAAAACATAATCCCACCGGATGTTTCAAAAATATAAGGGTCAACCATAACACTCTCTAAACATCTACAACTTGATCTTGGATCAAACCACCAACCTCTAGCCATGAAATCAACGTTTTGAGTATCAAAAATATTTGGATATTTTCGAATATACATATCACCATCTATATATACGACACCTCTGCCAGAACATACTGACAAAGCTTTTTGTATAAAATATGGTTTTGCATTGATTGCTAATTGATATCCACCAGGCATTGCAAATTCAGGTACTTCCAGAGCAAGATAATTACAGTTATTATATTCACATTCCTTTTCCCATTTTGTTATCATTTCATCATATTTTATTGGTAATTTCCACTGAAAAAATTTATTTAAAATATCATATATATTTAGTGATTCTTTGTTATCATTTCTTAATATAGAAATATCCTCTCCGCTCAAACCCGAATTACCGGTTAGAATACTATAAAATACGCTTTGTTCATCTTGATTTAAATCGTGAAGAGTATTCGTTGATTTTACCTTAAAGCTTGCCTTAATATACTTCTTAATCTCTTTTTTCCTATTCGCCATATTTGTAATAAGCTTAATCATATTTTCCTCTCTCATTCCATCTCTTAAAAGATGATTTGCTTTGTTCTGTAAAATATTTTTTGCAATCAGGAGTATTGTATACTCTGATAATTCTTCTTTTACCTGTTTGTAGATAAGAATTGAGATTATCTTCAATATGTTTTTAATACGTTTTTTTGACTCAGTTGAATTATCAAATATAAGCTTCAAAAAACTAAATTTGTTCTCATAAACGTAGGTATTATAAAGAAGATTATCTAAATTTGAGGATTTATTCTCAATAGAGCTTATTATTTGCTGTTTTAACTCTGTTAAGAATGTGTGTATTGACTCAATGCGTGATTCTTCACTTTTAATAGAAGCTTCTAATCTTTTAGAATTTATTTCTTCAATAATATCATTTTTAAGTGTATTAAAAAATACCACTGAGTACTTATCACAGATTGGATTTATATACTTTTCAATAAAAATATAGGGTATTGGTTCATCAAGTGTATCCAATAGTGAATGATCCTGAAGAATATTACCGTTGTAAATATTAGTGAAATTTTTAACAATTTGAGTACAGAACTCCTCAAAAATAGAATGGCAATACTTCGCAGTGTTATTGTTATTCCTATCTCTACCCCACCAATATGTTGCTATAACAAATTTACTGTTTTCATTAACTATAGTGGGGGAAACATCAGTAAACGCCCTCTCTAAGGCATCTATAATATTTCCATGTGGATTAGTCATAATTATATAGAATATTTAAATATTACATTAACATAGGAATGGAAGACTTTATTGTTACATATAATGAGTCGAATGATAGAGAAATTCAATACCTTTTTACATCAAAGAATACCAATTTAAAAAAGGAATATACACATATTGATAGTAAAATCAGTAAATTCGACACAATTTCACAAGTTAAGAAGAAAATTTGTGTATATGTCTGCCAATTTGATTTAAAATTATCAATTAACATAAATCAGTTGTATTTATGGATAAATACCACCGATTCTCCCTTTATAAAAAATGGAAAAAAATCTGAATTATCCGATAACAAATATGAGAATAATTTAATCTATAACTATTTGAATAAATCGAATGAGATTCATTTTACGATAAGATCCCAGTTAAAAAAAAGAGTGGATCAAGGAAAAGATACTGCTAAATGGGTTGAATCATGGATAAATGCCAATTCATCAAATGATAAGATGGAAAAATCTCAAATAGATAACATAATAGAACATACAAACTTTATTAAAGATGTCGAAAACACAAAATTACCCAAAAAAACACTACCTATAAAGAGATTCAGACATACAATGATATTTGTTGATTTAGTACTTTCTAAGGAAAATAAGGGAATTGGATTAGATATAAATAAAATTTTCAAACATTTTCCTCTAAATAATAATGTTCCGCTAATAAAACTCGGTACAAAAAGCAATTCAAAGACTAAAGTATATAAACCAGCTATTAAAAATGAATTAGATACCAAATTTTGGAAAAAATGGCAGAAAGAAGATGATAAAGAGAAGAACTTACAAATAAAGTTTATGTATGAATTTTCTACAGTACAATTGACTATATATAACAATTCGAGTATATCTCTTAGATGTAGTGGAGATATAACCACTGATAATTGGAAAAAAATTTATGAGAAGGTTTTGGAGTGGATAATTGTACCAATTAATAGACTTATTGATAACAATATAACTCCTCTTAAATATGAAAATCTCAAATATAGACTGATTAATTCTAAAACGCTTATAAAGAAAAATGTGAATTTAAAACCGTCGTTAATCCAAGAATTTGGGAGATATGTACCTTATTTTTCTATTTCTTTAGAAGGAAAACTACGTTTTATAAAAGTAACTGATTATCTGACGAATAAAGTGAATATAGTAGATGAATTATATAATTTGTATAATAGAGACGAGAAAAAGACGGCTAAAAGAGTAGGCATATTGTTTATGATATCCGATGATGAGGCGGATGAAGAATTAAATATATTCGTGAATGATAAATTGATAAGAAATTCGAACAATGATACTAAAGTAATAGATGAATCTGCTTTAGGAGATAGTATAAAAATAACATATGATTCAGAATATATTAAAATAATACATACTGGAAAGAATCCAGAAGAAATAGATTATGCTGTTAATATTCTTAGAAAAATGTTTTATATACACAGAATTGGAGATTCTGTTTCAAAAAAATCTATAGATGATGATTCAGACTCCGACTCTGATTCTGATGAAGATATAGATGCTCTTATTGCAAATGTGAATGACTCAGATAGTGATTCAGACTCTGATTCAGATGAAGATGATAATTTAGATAATAACGTAGTTGATGAATCATCTTCAGAGTCTGAATCTGAAGATGATACAGAAAATGAAGCTAAAGAAGATAATTCATGGTATAAATTATCAAGTACTAAACGTCCAAAAGAACCACAAAAAGATTTTAAAAGAATACGCTTTGGTCTTCCTCCAGCTGGATGGAATCCAAAAAAAACGAAGGCAGGAAATATCAGAACATATCGTTCGGAAAGACTCAAATTCTATGATCCAGAATTATTTAATATGAAATTTAGTGAAACTGGAAAAAAAGTAAATAGAAAGGATGGAAAAGTGGAGTACAGTACATCATGTGCACCTACACCATCACATCCAATCGCGTTCAATCATGCTGAGCATGATAAATTACTTGAAATACTAAAGAATTATGTAGATGATGGTCACCCAGAAATAAAGGATAGACCACGTATATTAGATTGGTTAGAACATAGAAATGTATGGTATTTGTCATGTGAATGTATATGTGTAGGATGTATGTTACCAATTCGGATTGATGAACTTGGTAAAAATGAAGAATGTCCAAAATGTAAAAGTAACAACTATACAATACGCAATGATTCTAAATTTACTGGAAATAAAATAAAACTAGGTCCTGCGAAATATAATCTTTCAGTATGGCCATGTAGAAGAATCAGAGATCAACTAACAAATCCAAAAAAAGCACCAGATATGTCATCATATATTCTGAGCAAAGATAGATTTAATATAGAGCTTGGTAGACTTGGAGATTTACCGGATCTTATGCATAAAATGTTTGGAAATAGAAGTGATATTTCAAAAGGTCCATTACCAAAATCAGGAGAACCCTTCATTTTAAGATATGGTATTTATGAAAAATCCTTTGATGATTCATTTATAAAGGCGATCAGTATTTTATATGGTAAAAACGAACAGATTATTATAGACACCATGATTCAAAATTTGAGAGATGTGAAACAATTCGTAAGAACATGTGAAGGATCATTAATACAATTATTTTCAGCAAAAAGGGACAATGATGTGGATGAATCAAAATATAAGGTCTGGTTCCGTGATCAGACAATAAAGGGTAGTTTTTCTGACAAACATATGCGTAATATATTTAATTCATATTCAAATTTTTGTGACTTCATGAATGACAAAACGATTGATCATGATCACAATATAATGTGGCCGATTATGTGTTATCCGGGAGTACTATGGGAATATGGATTAAATTTATATTTGTTCAAAACAGACAAAAAGACAGGAAATACCGCAGAATATATATGTCCTCCAAATGGAAATCCATTCTATTATCACTATACTGAAGAATTTGTAACTAATAAAACTGCCTTTTTTGTTTTTTCGACAATGTTTGACGGGAGATATTTTTATGAACCTTGTGCAAAGATTAAACCGTCTGACAAAAAACTAAAATCTCCTCAAATGTTATTTGATTCATTTCCAACAACTTCTAATACTGATTCTGCTTGGAATAGTATTGCACCATTAAGACAACATTGTGGAACTACTCTACAAGATAAATATGTTAGTTATCTAAGGAAAAATAGATATAAATTATATCCTCTCCCATATACATCTAATCTTCCCTACCTATCACAATCACAAAAAGAACTATCTGCTAAAAATATTTTGGAATTATTAAAACTAAAACCAAAAGCGCAAGTTATTAATTCTAAATACCAATCAACTGGGTTGATTGTTGAATATGAACAAAAAAATTTTTATATTCCAATTCAATCACGTTCTATTATATTACATCTTGATATTCTTGAGAGAATACCTTGTTCTAACATTGGAGATTTTACACTATCGTGTAGATTTTATGAATGGTTAAGCAATAACAAAATGCGCACTAAACCTCTTGAGTATATTGTTGACTTAAAAACGAACAAAATTAATGGAATTGTATTAGAGACGAATAATATTGTACCAGTAAAACCATCTCCAATATCTGGTAATACTCGTGATCTTAAGAGAAGTACTCGTCCTACATATGAATGTGATAAAGATGAACATATTCTTGATGAAAGAGCAAATTATATAAATGATTTCAACAATTTTTGGGAAGGATATAACCAATTTTGTATGAATATCGCAATTAACATTAAGAACTCAAAAACAAAAATTGATGATAAAAATGTAGAAATTTCAAAAGATATTATAAAAAAACACTCTGAGTCTCTAGTTACTGATGAAATCAGTAATCACTATTTAACAATTCTTCTTAAAGAATATGATTATAATTATGTTAGAAGGAATGATATTAAAACTGGGCGAAAACCTCAATTTTTATTAGATTTAGAAGATACTAAAACTACTTCAGATACTAAAACGTTTACTGACAACGAAAGTAAGGATTACTATATTAAAAATCAGAAGAGACAGAGTACTTATGCCAAATATATACCATATTATAATCCAGATAATTTAGATATTTTAACTGATAGTAAGTTATATTCTATTAGTAATATTGGTTTAAAACTCTCAAAAACATGGCAAAAAATATTGCATAAGGATTTTAGATATGCAGATTATGATAATTATGCATGGATTGACAAAGTAGTACACATTTCTATGTCAGATATTCTAATTGAACTTCAAAATAAGGGGGATTGGGCAGAAATATCAAACAAAATAGAGTCTTGTGTTGCTATATTAGACAATCAAGGTAAAGTAACTATTTGGTCAGAGAGTAAAACCCCTAAATTTTACTTATTATTCTATGTTATTGATCGTCAGATATATCCTATATTTTTAATGAAAAATGGAATTCAACAATTTGGAATATCATCGGAGGATATATCTACTGAATTTTTAGAAAAAATTGGAGGAAATTGTGTTGGAGAGTATCAAACAAAACAATCAAGTAGTCTTCATATTTCAGAAGAGAAGAAGACTGAAGAGAAAAAGACTGAAAAGAAGGAAACTGAAGAGAAAAAGACTGAAAAGAAGGAAACTGAAGAGAAAAAGACTGAAAAGAAGGAGACTGAAGAGAATAATGTAAAGCCTTATTGTAAGTTATTAGACAAAAAGGTATATAAGATGAAAAGGTGTGTTAGAACAAAACTAAAGTCTGAAGATTCGGACCAATGTGTATATAATGATAAGACACGTCACTGTAGAATAAAGAAGTAGATATAACTTATAATATTTGTATATTTCATGTACGAGATATTATATACGATTGCAATATTATCGATATGTGCTTACATATTTTATTCCTGGTATAATCCAAAACTTGTGTATGTACAATCTAAAGTTAATAATAAAACATATGTTGTTAGAAATTTAAAGAACAAGCAGGCAGCAGCAGACTTATTGGCTGAAGTAAGTACACGGTTACAGAAATTAGTTGATAAATTTGTTAAAAAATATGGCAAGGAAGATGAAAGAGTCAACTTACTAGTAAAAAGATTCAAAAACCATGAAATTCGTGAAGCTTTGCCAAAAAGTGGACAAACAAGTTATAGTTTAAATAAAGGTGAAAGAATTGTACTTTGTATAAGAGGAAGAAATACTAACGAAAAATTAGCAGATATAAATACTATCTTGTTTGTTGCTTTACATGAACTTGCTCATATAATGACTATATCTGTTGGACATAATGAAGAATTCTGGGATAATTTCAGATTTATTCTTGCTCATGCAGAAAAATGGAAGTTATATTCTTCTGTTAATTACGGTAAATCACCAAAACCATATTGTGGAATAAAAATAACAGAAACTCCATTAAGAGAGAATGATTCTGAAAGATTCATAGGATGTGCTCCATGTAAATCAGCACCTTGTAAATGTTAAATATAGGAATTATTTAATAAGGTTAGCTTCTGAATTAATATTGTAGAGGAGATGGTTAACTTAATGCTAATCTTTTCGTCATGTCTTATTGCAGGTTTAACAACTATACTCATTAAAATGGGTACAACTATAAAGTATGAAGATATAGATATAAGGTATCCAAAATTATTTCTGAATGTTTTCTCTCATCAATATATACTTGATCCAATAATTACATTTCTTATTGTATTAGCGTTCCGTCCTCCAATTACACAAGTATATGGTATGTTCATATTAACAGTTACACCTGCAACAGCAGCAGCAAGTGTAACTGCTTACACTGTAGACGCGAACGTGCCGCTTGCGCTCGCACTATCAATGGGTTCTCTAACTCAAAGTATAATATTCACTCCACTAATCTTTACCGCGTTGGTACAATCCTATTCTATTCTTGTAAAAATTGATGATAATGAAAAAATTAGCCTTCCATATGGTCGAATGTTTCTTTTAATGAGTTATGTAATGATTCTAATTGGTATTGGATATAAAATTCGTCAAAAATTTAGTGATAGTTTTGTTAAAAAACTTGGGGGATATCTTATAAAAGCAGCTATTCTTCTTATGTTAACCGCAATTGGATTCTATTTTGCTAGCAAAACGTATATTGAGCCTATGACATCAAGTAATCCATATACATTCTATGGTTCTATGTTACTTATGATTTTTAGTCAATTATTATTTGCTCATTTTCCTCTATGTAATTTAGAGCCCAAAAACAGAGATGCGGTTGTATTAGTTACTACCAGACGTAGCCCGGGTATTTCTCTTGCTATTACTGCATTATCATTTCAATCTTCGGAACATTTGGGTGAAATTATAGCCTATGTTCTGGTATATGGCATGATTCGAGACTGGTCTACTTTGCCATATATTATGGGGTTAAGGAAGATTCGTCTTGGACATTATTGGTATAAAGACAAAAAAAAGGATGAACAATCGGATGACCAGATTCTTTATGAAGAAGGTACCGTAACTTCTGATAATATTACATAGAGTCCAATTTTATAAATACTTTTGAACACATTTCTACATCTTCACCTGCACGATGTTTTTGAACATTTTTAGTTCCAAACAAAGTATTATATACATTTTCAAGCTTGTATTTTTGATACTTATAAGGACCCTTTAGTTTTTTTTTCGCAAGTTCCATTACGCAGATGAATTCCTTTTTATTGAATTTTTCAATGAATTCTGTACAACCATATCTATATGCCTCCGATAATAATACATTGATATCGAATTGAGCATTGTATGCAAGAATTTTATTCACACCATCTAATTCTTTTTCAAGCTGTTTAATAACATCTTTGAATGGCTTACCTGATTCCAAAGCAACCTGATGTTCGATACCATGTATTTCAGAATTCTTAATTTCAAAATTGTCAGGATATACAATCATTGACTTAGCATCTGTAGATATCCAATTATCACCTACTTTAGAAATAGATCCAAATCCTAACTCAACTAATCTGGAAGTATCATAATATTTGGTTTTTATAGGGTGATGATATCTTTCAGGTGTATATTTTAATTTTTTATCCTTTTTTTCAATAGGTAGTCCAGTAGTTTCACAATCAAATACTAAAATTGGCATATCTCTTATTTTTAATCAGTGAATATACTATTCATTTTTCTAGATTTTAACTTTTTATCAAAGGGTTCAATAGAACCATCTATTCTTATTCTCTGAAAGATGAATGGGATATATTCATATTCTATACCATTATTTGTTAGATATTTTGTTAAGATTGTCTCTGAATGAAGTGGATTATCCTTGCTAATTTCTAATAATTTATGAAAAACTTCTCCATATATTTTATAAGTATATTTGTTTGTTATAGCAAATCGGTCATTAAACATTGGAAAGCCCTGGGTTTTACGAGGATATAGAGAAAAGTTAGGTATACATATTGTGTTAATATTTACTTTGTCCAAGAATAATTTGGTTATTTTATTCAGATATTTGACATCTGGTCTCAAAAATAGAATATATTCAAATTCATCTTTCGTATTTTTTATCAATTCAGTTAATCTAAGTTTTGAATATTGACCAAGTATAAAATTATCTACGGAATTGTATTTTGTATTCCAAGGATCTCGATGTGTTCTGTATTGTTGCATATTCAACCTTTCTTTTACTTCATCCTGATTATCTATTATAAATTCGTCTGGATTAAGTAATTTATACTCATCATTATCGATATTATCTGATGCTTCCTTTGTTCGGATATTTTTATAAGTATCTAATTTGTAAGTATGTATAAAGATTTTTACTTCATATCCTAATCTCTTTAAAGGATTTATAACATTCTCTCTTATTGTTTCAATTGTAAATTTAAGACTTCTTGTTATACCAAAAAAACCAAGTGCTACTTTCATTAACTTTAATACTATTCATTTTCCTTAATAGAATATACAAAACGTGACCATACTCCGTATCCAACTTGTACCCTTAAATCTACAGGACTATAGTCAGGTTTAAAGCAAATTGTGTTATATAGGTTATATTTCTTTAATTTTGATTCCTTATACTTTTTGATATATTTGTGGCACTTTTCCTACAACTTGGTTAAGTCCCCAAATACGTGAACGTTCTTGTATCTTATTTGCAACAATTATACGATCCTGCTCATATTCCTTGATGGAGTTAGCAGGATTCTTTAGATCACCCTTTTTCAATGATGTTGCAAGTGAAACTACATCTGCAAAAGCGGTATTTGCACCTTGACCGGGAGCTGGATGCATTGCATGGGCTGCATCACCCATAAGCACAATCCGGCGTCTAGGACTAGACCACCTTTTTAGTGGCTTTCTATCTATTATTCTTCTCTCGAAGATAATATTATTATCAGTCGCCGTCACAAGCGCAATTAGTTCCCCGAAATCGGCAGAGGGTGTATCTTTAGAAGCTTCGTCAATTATTTCGAGGATACGTCTTTTTACACCCACTAGTCCGGGTCCCCCTCGACCCGTAGAATCAACTGCCTTTGCGATTTTCTCATCCGTTATACGCAATTGCCAAAAAGTTCGATTTTGACCAATATCACTGTTAAAAAAAGTAGAATATGCCCCAGATAAAATATATTGAATTCCAATAAGCGTCTTTTCTGGAACACGATATTCCTTTGGGAGAGAGTTTTTTGGGATTATCGAATTCCAATTGGTTTGCGAATAAGAACGTGGTTTATCGAACCATGGACTCTTAATCTGACGACGAACTGTGGAAAATGTACCATCCCCTCCAACTAACAAAGACGTAGTTATAATGGAGCCATCATCTAATTTAACCTCCACCATATCCGCTTTCTCCTTGTAACTCTTTATACCAGAACCACATCTAAGCCAAGACTCATCATTTGAAACCTCGCGAATAGCATTTGCGAGTGTATTTTGTATGTCTGCCCATGCAATAGCAACACCGGCACCATTATGTGGATCATCCATATAGTCAAATGTAACAGTCCCGTTAGACAAAGCTTCCTTACGAATGAAAGCAGTGTTCCGATGAGCACCAATAGAAAGCAATGTGTTGGGAAGTGATGGATAAATTGTACCAAGACTTTCCAGTCCTTTACCTGTGAGACGTACTGCACCTTGTGATTTACTACGTAAGGCTTTTGCTCTCTCAACGACAAGAACATCTTCTATTCCGGACGATTTGAGAGCCAAGGCAAGGGCAAGTCCAGACAATCCGCCTCCAGCAATTAAAACAGATGTTTGGGGTTCTATCTGTATACTTGATGTCATTACATCATTAAGACAACTTCGCGATATAAGTTGATAAATATAGTTAAATAATTCAAAACGATAGAACAGATAAATGTTTAGGGGAAATAAAAATTTTAGAATATTCATTATGTAATGTAAGTTTGATTCTTTTATATTTTATTTATCATTGGATTGTCTGGTACGTTTTCCGAAAGCCTGTTTCAATCCTTTACCTTTGATACGTGCAAGAGCTTGGATCTGATTCGCTACTGTAACACGGTCATTCTCATATTCTTTCACCAAGTTAGCAGGATTCTTAATGTCTCCCTTTTTCAATGTAGTGGAAAGTGCGAGAACATCAGCAAAAGCCGTATTTGCACCTTGACCAGGAGCAGGATGCATTGTATGAGCAGCATCACCCATAAGCACGATCCGGCGTCTGGGACTGGACCACCGTTTCAGTGGCTTTCTATCCAAGATTCGCCGCTCAAAGATAATATTATTATCCGTCGCCGTCACAAGCGCAATTAGTTCCCCGAAATCGGCAGAGGGTGTGTCTTTAGAAGCTTGGTCAATTATGTCAAGGATACGTTGTTTTACACCCACCAGTCCAGGTCCCCCTCGACCTGTAGAATCAACTGCCTTTGCGATCTTCTCATCAGTTATGCGCAGTTGCCAGAAAGTTCTATTTCTACCAATATCAACATTGTAAAGAATCGAATGTGCCCCAGATAGAACGTATAAAACCCCATGGAATGTCTTTTCTGGGACAATATACGTCTCCAGAACAGAATGTCGTGGGATTATTGCATTCCAATTAGTTTGCGAATAAGAACGTGGTTTATCGAACCATGGACTCTTAATCTGACGACGAACTGTGGAAAATGCACCATCCCCTCCAACTAACAAAGACGTAGTTATAATGGAGCCATCATCTAATTGAACCTCAACCCTATCCGCTTTCTCCTTGTAACTCTTTACACCGTTACCACATCTGAGCCAAGACTCATCATTTGAAACCTCGCGAATAGCATTTGCAAGTGTATTCTGTATGTCTGCCCATGCGATAAGAACGCCAGTACCCTGATTTGGATCAGCCCCGCGAATAGACGTAACAGTCCCGTCAGACAACGCTTCCTTACAAATTGACTTTTCAAAGTGAGCGCCTACTGAACGTAGTGTTTCGGGAAGTGATGGATAAATTTTACCGAGATTATTAAGTCCTTCTTTACTGAGACGTATTGCACCCTGAGACTTTGTCCGTAAAGCAGGTGCTTTCTCAATAACAAGAATGTCTTCTATTCCTGACGATTTGAGAGCCAAGGCAAGGGCTAGTCCTGACAGTCCACCACCAGCAATTACAATCGATTTTTGGGGAGGTGCTTGTAGACTTGATGTTGTTGTATTATTAAGACAATTTCTTAGAATATTCATTATGTAATGTAAGTTCGATTCTTTTTATATTTTTTTTTGATATGGATTTACCTAAAGAACTTATATTAGAAATAAGTGAATATGCGAATCTACATTGCTATATATGTGGAAAAAAGCTATGTCCATGGACAATGATTGGATATTCCGGAATTTATTTATGTATGAATGAATGTTATGTTTAGGCGACCCTTTCTATATTAATAATGGTTATATGGTCGATATCATCTTTGTAGTCTCTAACAATTTGATTTCTATTAAATTCTTCAATTGTAGAAGGAAAAATACAATGACTTGTATTATGAATACACATCTTTCTAAATCCATGTGGACAACTTTCGGATAAAGAAAAAAGGGGATCATTAGTACATTTTTTCGATTCCATTAATCTTGAAACTACTCTTGAACGTAGAGTATGTGGGTAGTAAGGGCTATTTGTATCCGCTAAATCATCACTTTCTTGTATATATGTATGTACATATTGAACTCTATATATTGGATACTCTGGTTTAATATATTCATTAATCAAAGATTTGATTACAAAATTTAAATCTTGTTCCTGAGACATATTATTTATTATTAGATTTACTTACGCCATTTACGACCACATCCAAGACAAGTAATAAAGATCGTTTCTGATTCATCACTTGATCTTGTTTGCATTGTATAATAAGTTGTTTTGTTACCCCCACACTTAGCACATTTAAACTGCTCTGTAGCAATACTACTATCTATTTCAGATACTGCTGCATCACGCTTCTTTTTCTCTTGTATAATCTTTTCCCATCTTTCTGGGAACAAATCACAAGGGGATCCAAATGCAACTTCATGTGGTTTAAACTCTTCATCTTTTAGACGAGTAATCAGCGATTTATTCCCAACATAAGAATTTGGAATTAGATTTGCACAAACTTGTTTTAGTTTATTTTTATATGTATTTGTAAAATGAGGACAATCCCACATACAAGGTTGATGACGAGATAAAGAACGCCAAATTGTATAATTATATATACCCCGCTCTAAATTAACAGTTATACTATTATCATTGATAATCTCCGCTAATATGTTTCTAGAATTAATTCTTAGATTTTCTCCTCCAGTCATACTATTCTTATATCTTAATATACTTACAGTCGATTTACATATCATTTTTTTTCATTCGTTCATTAGTATGTTATTATTATGTTTTGTACATGACATATGAGACTACAATTAAAGAAGTTTGATATGTCTTCTATTGCCGCCGATAAAGTAGTTGTTATGATAGGTAAAAGAGATACAGGAAAATCATTTCTATGTAAAGACCTTTTATGGCATCACCAAAAAATTCCTGTTGGTACAGTTATATCTGCGACTGAAGCAGCAAATTGTTTTTATGGAAATATGGTTCCACCAATATTTATTCATAACGAATATAGTGAAGATATTATACAAAGAATCTTAATGCGCCAAGAAAAATTATTACACAAAAAAAAACAAATTGGCGGACATAATATTAATCCAAGTGCTTTTCTTATACTTGACGATTGTTTGTATGATAATTCGTGGACAAAATCGAAACATGTTCGCTCCTTATTTATGAATGGACGGCATTTCAAAATGTTTTTTATCATTACAATGCAATATGCTCTTGGTATACCTCCAAATCTAAGAACAAATATCGATTATGTATTTATTTTGAGAGAAAATATCGTACAAAATCGCAAACGTCTTTATGATTGTTATGCAGGAATGTTTCCCTGTTTTGAAGTATTTTGTGCCGTTATGGACCAATGTACGGAAAATTATGAATGTATTGTTATTAACAATAATGCTAAAAGTAATCGCATTGAGGACCAAGTTTTTTGGTATAAAGCTTCCAGTCACCCTCCTTTTAGATTAGGTAGTGATAGAATTTGGAAGTATAATAATAAAAACTATACCGGACCTAGAGCTCCAAACTCGGAACATGATAGAGAGTGGGACCCTGCTGCTTTTAAAGCAAAGACAAATAAACCAACGGTATGTGTCCAAAAGTATAATACCTTATAAATTTCAAATTTAAGTAAATGATGAGTAATACAAAATTATATAAGTTTATGAATATAAATTATTTATAATGAGATTCTTACAGTTTCTATTCTTTCTAGTAAATTTTAAAGCAGAATTTATAATAGGAGGTCACGACTTGATTTATCATCCTACCCATGAACCTACTCATGAACCAACATTAATACCTAGCTATACACCAACCAGTTCTCAATCACCAACTTGTCAAGGATTGTTCGAAAATGGACCAACATGTTCTCCGTCATTATCACCCGTATATACACCAACAGATTCTCCTACTACATATCATCCAAGTCTAAAACCAACATATGTTCCTTCATCTAGACCTGTACCAAAACCAACATATGAACCAACAGATAACCCTACATACAGACCCACTTATACTCCAACTAAAAAACCAACATATGAACCAACAGATAACCCTACATACAGACCCACTTATACTCCAACTCAAAAACCGACAAAAGAACCATCCATTAAACCCAGTTATCGTCCAACATATAGACCCACCATAACATATGCTCCAAGAACTAAGTAAATTCGCTAAATAGAATTATCAAAGACCATATTATGGAATTTGTTGAAAATGAAAGACATGATATGTTATCTTTTTATTGGAAGGATAAACTTTGGTATAGAGGTAAAAACCAAAAACAACGCGCTATATCTGAAAGGAAACATCTATATAATACAAAAGGTGTCGTTATTTCAAAAAATGAAACAAATTCTAATACACAAACAAGTACCGTATTTGAAAATCCCTCTAAATTATATGACTATATCAAAACAACCCCTGAAAAAATAAGATGCTTTTATGAAATAATAGAAAATGATAGTAAATTATACTTTGATATAGAATATGAAAACTATTCTCTTCGTTTGACAGATGTTTTACAACATCTATATGGTATTTTAAAGGTGCTATATAATATTTATCCCATAAAACACATTCTACTTTCGGCACACAGATTCAATAAAAAATCTTGGCATATTATTTTCCCAGAATATTCGATTAGTTATGAAGAACGTAAAAAACTTAGTAAATACTTAAAAATTTATGCACAACCATATGTAGACTGGAGAGTTTATAACAAAAATCAGCCTTTTCGGTTATGCGGATGTTATAAACCCAACGATTTTTGTTCCAAACTTCACCTGATTGATGATAATGAAGATACAATATTTGATTATGATTCAAATACTTTTGTATATACAATGGTTACTCAAATACTCCCCGACTCAATATCTTTAAAATCAAAATATAATGAATATTAATATGAACATATTCCGATTTACCTTACCATTTATAACGTGTATTTTAATCATATTTTGGTACTCAAGATTTCGTTGTATAAATCCGAAATTTGTTGATCCTTTAGAAACACCTATTATAAGTATAATTGATGGCTGGTCTCTAACACATCTATTCTTTTTTATGTTTATTGGTTATACCTCCCCTTATTTATTTGTTCTCGCCCTTATCTATGGTATTATTTGGGAAATATTTGAAGCTTACTCTGGTAAATATAAACCAAACTTTATATATGGTTTTGGTAATTGTCGAAGAAAATCTGAGATTATCTCAGATTCAGACAAATGGTGGTATGGTAAATGGTCTGATATTTTTATGAATTCTTTAGGATATTTAATTGGTCAATATATTAAAGTTGGTAAAATAATTATATTTTAAAAAATAATGTCTGAAGAAGAAACAATTGATAGCATTGACTTTACAGATCAAGGAGTTGGAGAGTCTAAAGAAGATATATTTGAGACATTATCCAGTGAAGACAGTGAAGACAGTGAAGATAGTGAAGACAGTGACTATTTTGAAATGGATAATAAGAAATTATTACATCTATCCACAAAAATTGATGAAGGTGTGGCAGGTTATTTATATGATTGGATTACTGATAATGGGGGTACAATCGGAGGTTCTGCTGCTCTTGCCATGGAACTTACAAGACAAAACAAAGGAACATATATCGGTTGGAAACCAAATGATATAGACATTTATTTTAAACTGGATCATGATATATATCATGATCCACGTCGCTGGAATGATATACAATTTAGCAAAAAAGTACATAAAATGATAAACGATAGTTTCAGTTCCCATTTTGGTCACAAAAATCTGAATGCTTATTATCAACAGAAAAAGATTACCTTCCAAGATTCAATACACGAATCATACGGTAACACTACAAGATTTGTAAACACGCCACCAGTAGAAGACACAATTAATATGGAAATTAGTGTATCAACTTTTAGCGGGAACAGCACATCGCGCATGAACGATATATTAATCCAAGTAATCGAAGATATTAATGTTGATAACCCACATAAGCTACCCGGCGATTTATATACTATCGGCACAGTGTACACCGAAGGAGACAGTAGACTGAATCATTTCCCACAATTAACACTAAAAAAAGGGAGTATTGTTGACGCAAGGTTGTCAGTTCGGAATAATTCATACCTCTTTGTGAATAGTAACCATAGAATCGATGTAAAAATTAGAAGAAGATTAGGAGTGCCATTAAATGGTCCAATAACTAGTGATAGAGAGGGTGTCAGCGCTGAGCTAGCGGAAAACTACATAAGAGAAATGGAGAATATCGCACTTTTGCGAGAAGAAGCGAATGAAGTTGCGAAGCTTGCTGCAAAACAAACTAATACTATCTTACCAGAGCGTGACGATTCTAAACCACAAGGCGGTTTCGGTTATACGGCTGTACAAGTCGGAATTCATAATTCCGTATTTGGTCTTGTTCCAAATAGTCATCTTAAATTAATTAAAAGAGATAGACTACCAAATATTCAATTAATTTTTTTATACGGAAATCTGTCAATACCTACATATATCGATCATTATTACGATTTCAGTATTTGTAAAGTATACATAGATACAGAAAAACGAAATAAAGATGAAAACATCGATGCCCCAATTGACAGATTACATCCTGATGTAGTTTGTTCACACTGTCTTGATACACCACAAAATTATAGATATAGTACATTAGCGGGAGTTATTAGTACTGTTACACGTCGATTTATTAAATATATGAGGCGAGGATTTATTCCACTACAAATAAGAGATAGAATTATTAAACTAAAAAATTCAAATGTTCTTAAAGGTTGGACACAAAAGATTGGTGTATATAATATTATCACTCCAATTTATACCGGTTTTACAGAATTTTTAGAAGATTTAGAATTTTATTTTCTTCAAAAAATAGTTGATATTGAAAATAGTAAACAACCACTAAAAAATAAACTGTTCAGTTATAGAGTAGGACGACATTTGGATCTTGTTACCTACAAAATCATGAACGTTGCCGCCCCTATCGCTCTTTCGCCTTCTTTCTTCGACGGATTTTTTAGAGGTATTGAAAGAATGCTTACAAGAAATAATCTGTATTCAGAAGATTTTTCAAATATAAGACCAAGACTTGAAGATGATATGAAAAAGGCAGTAAAAGATTATTATGGTAGACTTGAAAATATTTTCAAACTCTACAATAAACTTTCAAGAGATGATGACTTAAGTGGTATTCTTATAGATATGAGACATGATCGAAGTAGCCCAATAGATGGCATACAATCTTACACACGCAATTATACACTTAGAGATGAGCAAGGCGGGGAAGAAATGGAAGAAGCTATAGAGACCTTTTTAAGCAATCATGGAATTGGCGAGCAAGAACGCCAGGACGCGAACTTATATGGGAGCTATCGGAATAGATATGCCTATGTAATGATTAATCTAACTTCGAGAAAAACAGAAGAAGATATGAAAGAAATAAAAGATTTAGAAGAAAGACTTAATTCAAGAAAGATGGGTAGAATACAAAATATTTTAGATAATTCATTTGATGATTCATATCAGGATGAAGATGTAAAAAGAATTCAAGGAATAGATCATATACACGATAATATTAGTCAACATTTTGGTGGTGGTAAACGGAAAAAACACAAACTATTAAAATATGTGTATTCTAACTAAGGCTTAAGAACTATAACAATTTAATTAACAATAATGGTTGTGAAAGTTAAAGAAAATCTACATAAATTTATAATATCAACTCGGATATCGGGATTACCATACATTGGAGTAATTTTCCTACCTTTGTGTATAACATATTGGTCTATATTAGACTTTTCTGATGTAGTTTACATGTGTTTATCAATAGTTGGATATATGTATGGAATGTTAATAAACAATTACTATGACTACGAAATTGACGCAAAATATAGACCTGAGAAGATTGGCTTTTCAAAAGAGGAGCTTAAAAATATATCAAAGACGTTTGGAAGTTTGTATATAGCAATGAATTGCTATTTGGCTGTAATAAGTTCTTCTATATACTACTTATTGGGTGGAATAACAACCCTTTGTACAGTTAGTATTTATACTCCATTTTTGAAACCAAAACCGTTAATAAAGAATTTATCAACTGTCTTGTACATGTGTTTTGTTCCTATACACATTTTCATAGAACATCAACTTGATAAAGTATCTGAAGATAAAAATGGGAATTTTATAAAGGCTCTAACGGTATCATTGCCTTTCTCGTTTTTGGTATTAATCAGAGAAATATTATTAGATATAGCCGATATAAATGAAGATCTTGCGGCAAATATTGTTACATTACCAATTTTGCTTGAAAAAACAGAGACTCAGATCATTTTGAAGAGATGTATAACTGTATTTTGGGTAACTGGTTTATATTTTAGGGTTGTATCTTCACAACTCTATCCATGCCAAGTAGGATTAATCAGTGCAATCAGTGCATATGGTTTACATAGAATTGACTGTATATGTGAAGAAAGAGAATTTATGATAGGAATATTATGGTTCTATTGGCTATGGAATTTTATACTATATATTGATAACATAACAATTTTACATGCATTAATTGGGTTATGTGGTATAGGAGCTATAATTTTTAATAAGAATCCTTCAATAAATCAGCTAAATCCCAAAATATGGAACGTTTTTTGTAGAAAATTAGTTCATATGTGCGTGGGATGCTTAGCATTAACAATTAATCCAATGACAGTCGCATATATTGTCATTAGTGTCAAGACGACATTACGAATATTATTACCTCGTCTATCTTTAGGTATAGAAAAAAAAGCGGGAACAAGTTTAATCAACGATACTGGAGTAAAATATTGGTTATTATTTCTATTAATATGGTCTATTGTGAATGTAAATGGGAAAGAAGAGTCTACGAATTGGGATTTCTATAATAAGGGATTACCATTTTTCATATCCGATCCAGCTGGTGCAATGGTTGGTCGAACAACAATTATTGGTGATAAAATAATGTTGTGGAAAGAAAAATCGGTTCAAGGCACTGTTATGGTTATATTAACCGCTTATGCTCTTAATAAATCGGCAATATTATCTATTGGAATTGGATTAGCAGAATTATTTGGCGGAGAATTAGATAATGCTTTAATTGGCACTTTATTATTAGCTAATAGATTTAAACAAAATGTTTTGTTATTGTAATAGTTAAATCTTTTCATGAGAATCTTTAATATAATTAGGTTATTCGCCACAATACGGTGTTTTTCAGTTAAAAGAGACGTATTATCTGCAAAAATCGTCTTAAATAGAGAGATTAGTAAGAGAGTCGCTCGCCCAATCATATTAGATATACAAAAAAATAGATGTTTAATGTGTAATCAGAAATTTGGGAGAATGGTTCCTCATGATATGCATCATGTTGATCATAATAGGCATAATAACACTTTATATAATTTTGTAGCCTTGTGTTCTAATTGCCACGGTGCTCACCACAGATACGATGTAAAATTTCCACATAATAGACATAGACTAATGTATTTTGATAAGAAATAAAAAATGATATATATGTTACGCTTAGTTCATTAAAGATATATAACAAAGTAATAATATGGCACAAAAGATTTGGAATTCCGATTTTGTAGATGCTTTAAATGAGCTTGAAACAATATCAAAAAATAAAGGCGAACCGTTTCGGGCTAGAGCTTACAAAACAGCCTCAGATACGATTCTATCTATGCCTGAAGAAATATATGATGTAAATCAACTAAAAGATGAAAAAGGTATTGGAAAAACGATATTTGAGAAACTAAAAAGTTTGGTTGAAACTGGTAAAATTAATGCTATTGAAAGAGAAAAATCCAATATTTTACATCAATTATGTAAAATATATGGTGTTGGACCAAAAAAAGCGCTCGACTTATCTAATAAAGTCTCATCAATTGAAGAATTAAGGTCAAAACAAGAGCTGTTGAATGATAAACAGAAAATTGGTCTCTTCTATTTTGAAGATATTCAAAAAAGAATACCGAGAGCTGAGATTGAAGAATTTGACGCTAAAATCCAAGATATTATCAAAGATTTAAAAACGCAAGATAGTTCCATAAATGCTGAGATAGTTGGATCCTTCCGCAGAGGAGCATTATCGTCTGGCGATATTGACATCATATTTACGAGTGATGATCCGAAAAGTTTTAGCTTATTTCTTGAAAAGGTATCTGATGCAAATATGATTCTTGCATATTTGAGTAAAGGTTCTAAGAAAAGTTTAACAATCGGAACGCTTGGTAAGGATGATAGTATTGCAAGAAGAATTGATTTCTTGTATTCTCCTCCAAATGAATATCCATTTGCGATTCTATACTTTACTGGTTCTATGGCTTTTAATGTTGTAATGCGCGGACATTCTTTAATAATGGGATATTCTTTGAATGAACACGGATTTACGCCACAACCAATTAATGAAAGCTTCAAAACAGAAGAGGACATTTTTGAATTTCTTGGACAAGAATACAAAAGTCCTAGCCAAAGAAGTAGCGGAGCGGCTGTTGTGTTAAAGGAAAAAAATGATGTGGTTACTATGAATGGAGGAGCAAAAGATAATAAACCTGAAATCGCTTTAAAAAAGAAAATGCGCAATACAAAAAAGATGAAATACGATGGTTCTCAGTTTGATGAAAACTATAAGAACATGGACCTTGGAGATATTGTTAAGCTAATCCGAAGAGCAAGCGATGCATATTACAACTCCAGTCCCATAATGACTGATGCAGAGTTTGATATTTTAAGAGATCATGTTGAATCAGTTGCACCAGATCATCCTGTATTGAAGGAGATTGGAGCACCAGTTGTGTCGCGCCACAAAGTTACGTTACCTTATTTCATGCCGTCTATGGACAAAGTGAAGCCAGAATCTCTTGATAAATGGCTGAACAATTACAAAGGACCATATGTAATCAGTGCAAAACTGGATGGCGTAAGTGCAATGTATGTTCAAAAAGGTGATAGCATGAATCTATATACACGTGGAAACGGTTCTGTTGGTCAAGATATAAGTCATTTAATTCAGTATATTAGAAATATACCTTCCAATAATGGTGAAGATATGGTAATTCGTGGAGAATTGATAATTTCTGATTCTGATTTTGAGAAAAACTTTGCGAATGAAAAAGCAAATGCCCGGAATATGGTAAGTGGTTTAGTAAGTAGGAAAAATGGGCTTCAAAAAAATAGAATGCAATATGTGCATTTTGTTGTGTATGAAGTAATCTCACCAGTATTATCTCCATCCGATCAAATGAAATTTGCTGAAAAAAAGGATTTTGAAGTAGTACATCACGAAATAAGTACAGTAATGAGTGTTGAAATGGCAAGCTTTACTCTTATAAAATGGAGAAAAGATGATAAATATTCTATTGATGGTATTATCATCAGTCAGAATGACATATTCAAGAGGGAAAACAGTAATCCTAAACATTCTGTCGCATTCAAAATGGTTTTATCGGACCAATCGAAAGAGTCTGTTGTAACTGGAGTTACGTGGAATACGAGCAAACATGGTTTGAAAAAACCGATTGTTCAAATTGAACCGATTAATATTGGTGGTGTTACCGTTAAAAATATTTCTGGGCAAAATGGGAAATTCATTGAATCGAACATGATCGGTCCAGGTGCTATTATTGAAGTTGTTCGTAGAGGTGACGTTATTCCTTATATTGAAAATGTTATTAAGCCTGCGAATAAGCCTGCAATGCCTGATGGAGAATATGAGTGGACTGCGACAAATGTTGATATTATTGTCCCTGTAGATGATGAGTCACGAGAACGTTTAGCTTTGGCGTTCTTTAAGGATATTGGTGTAGATGGACTTGGAATTGGAAATATTAAGAAATTTAGTAAAGCTGGGTTCAAAACAATACCCCAGATTTTGAAAATGACTAAAGAAGATATTCTTAATATAGAGGGTTTTAAGGAAAAATCTGCCCAAAAAATCTATTCTGGACTACAAGAATTACAGACTGATAATTTTGGTAAGGTTCCTATTGAAAAATTGATGGGATTATCTGGAACATTCGGTAGAGGGATTGGTAGTAGACGTATAAAAGAAATTTTCAAATTATATCCAGATGTACTTAATAGAAACATTTCTGAAGGCGAAATGATTGAACTTATTCAAACCGTTCCGGGATTTTCTGTTAAAACTGCTACTCAATTTGCAGAAGGTTTAGAAAAATTTAAGAGTTTTGCACAGAATATTGGATTTAATTATATTACTCAAGAAGCTTCTACTACAAATATAGACAAGAAAAATGAAGGTGTCCTTTCGGGCAAATCAATCGTATTTACTGGTGGAAAAGACAAAGAACTTGAATTACTAATTACTGAAAATGGTGGAGAGATTGGTTCATCTGTATCTTCTAAAACTTTTGCAGTTATTACAAAAGATATCAATAATTCATCTACAAAGACGAAAAAGGCAGTATCGCTTGGTGTACCTGTATATTCTATTGAAGTATTCAAAGATATGTATCTGTCGACTTAGAGCTTTGCTCTGTCGTTAAATCCTTCGGATCGTTGTGGCAGAAAATCTTTGATTTGTAAGATCCAAAATATTATATTATTTTAAGTAATGTTGTTAACAATAATTGCTGTAATTGCTCTTATATTTTTTGCAAGTTATTTCGTTAAGATAAAAATTAATAAGCCCCAAAGGCAAGGTAAAGGTGGTGGGGTATGGGTTAAATCAGAAGAAGTTCCTCCTCCATCATCTGATCTCGCGTTATACGCTGAAAAAAGATACGAATTTTTCGAATTCGCAGAATTCTTTCTATTATATAAACGCCCGTATGGTCTTGTTGATGATATCGATCTATCACTTGGAGATAAAGGTAGTATAAATGGTTCTTCCAGAGGAGATCAAGGTACTGGAGGTCCAGAGGGATGTAAAGCGATATGTATTAATGACCCTTCGTGTAATGCATGGCAGTTTGAGTCCGCCGATGGACTTTGTAAAAAATTTAATGTAAATGACGAAGGTGAGGTCGAAAGAAATAGTGAAGAAAGTAATGAAATTGGATATATATTCCGTCCAGAAGATTCTTGGGCAGTAGATGATCTATCGGGATTACCACAAGATAAGGAAACTTTTCAAACTGTTGCTAATTTTGTTATTCAACTAAACTGTAAAGATGCTGAACTTAAGAAAAGAGCATCAAATGTTCTTGTTAACTCTAATGTAAAATATTGTTTTGAAAAGGAATTGAGTCAAGATGGTCGCTTACCAGAAGAGTATGTTCTTGCAAAGGAAGGCGCAATGAAAAGTTTAGAAAATAGTCTCCAATTCTTTATTTTCTCAGGTGACAGCGGAGATTTTCCTAATAAGGCTGAATTTTCCCTATTAGCGGCTAAGATATTTTTGTCACTTGAAAATTACTTATTTGAGGATGATAGTTATCGTAAATCTGCGATATTAGATGCTTCAAACGAATTAATATCATTTTATGAAGACTACTATTTACTTAAAACTTATTTTCAAACAAGTCTCGATAGAGATAACAGTGACAGCATAACAAAAGATGAATTAGTAGAAGTATATAGAGAAGCTATTGAAACTGGTCAAAATATAAACTCAGAACTTATTGGTGATGAATTTATAAGTACTGACACGTGTCTGAATACAGATAATATTGTACAATTAGTTGCTTTATTCTTTTCGAAATATGATCTTAATCAAGATGGTCTTGTAAGCTTACAAGAATTATTATCGTCTAAAGAAATTCCTCAACCTAAATTTGTTTTAGAATCATGTGATAAAACTGAAACTGAAACGGAAACTGAATCCGAGTAAACAGATTAGTTACAATTTATATATATTAACTAGTTATGTGGTTACTAATTTTAGCAATTATAGCATTAGTTCTTTTCATGAGTTATTTTATAAAAATAAAAGTTAATTTAGGTGAAGAACAAGAAAATAGGGATGATGTTTCTAAGGAAGGTACTCCTACATCTGTTGCAATTGCAAATTATGAACAAAATAGGGCTGTTTTTATAAGTTTTGCTCAATTTTTTCTAATGTCTAAAAGACCCTACGGTTATAAAAATGGTATAGAAACATTATCTAATACTAAGGGGACTATATCCGGTGGTGTAGACAGAGGAAAAGAGGGAGCTGGTTCATCACAAGGATGTAATACGATTTGTTTAAATGATCCAACATGTAATGCATGGCAATACTCTGAAGGAGAATGTAAAAAGTATACTATATCCGATCCAGGTCATATTAAAATAACAGATTTAAGTGGTACCAGTGGTCAGGGAAGTAATATCGGATACATATTTCGCCCTAATACGGATACATCATGGGCTGTATCAGATCTATCTGGATTAACTAGTGAACATGATGCTTTCAAAGCGGTTGCAAATGCTATTCTCAAATTGAATTGTACAGAAAAAGATCTTTTACAAAGAGCTTCAACTGTTGCAGCAAGTGTTAGTGTGAAATATTGTTATGAACCCGAATTAACTAAAGGTAGTGTATCAGACGATTATATAACCGAAAGAGACACAGCACTTAAAAATCTCGAGGATGCGGCTCAATATTTTATTTTCTCCGGAGATAGTGGAGATATTCCAGATAAAACCGAACTTTCATTATTATTTGCAATGATAGTAGATGTTATGAAAGATGATTTATATAAAACGAACAATCATCTTAAAAACGCAATACTAAACGCGGTTGATGAACTTAAAGTTTATAGTGCAGAATTTAATCTGGTTAAAGGTTTCTTTGACAGAGAGTTAGATAAGGATAATAGTAGTACAGTAGACAGACAAGAATTAAGCGATTTATATCGTGAAGTTATTCAAGCTGGGGAATCTTGGTCCGCAGACACGATTGGTGCCGCTTTTTCAATTAATGCTGGAGATTGTGTTAATGAAAGTGGCATTGGTGATATTGTAGATCAATTCTTTGCTTTATATGATTTGAATGGAAATGGTGTTGTTACTTTAGGAGAAATATTGGCTTCCACCGCAATTCCAACACCAAAATATGTAGCACAAGTTTGTTCTGATTCTGGGAGTAATGTAGCAAGAAAACCTATCTCATCTGCTCAAATTATTCAAAAACGTGCCGCTGTTGCTGCTTTAAAAACTGGAACTACAACAGCTGCCTCATCGAGTGGAAGTGGTACTACTACTACAACTACAGCAGCTGCCTCATCGGGTGGAAGTGGTGATACAAAATGTAACATTCAGGAGGAACCACAACCTGCTTGGTTACAAAACACCTGTGGAAGGATAAATGAAATGCCATTGGAGGTAAGAGAGAGATTTGAGAGAAAGGGAGCAGATATTAATGATGGATATTATGGTATGAAAGATGCTTGTCTAAAGAATAGAGAAGTATCAGATGGAAAACAATACGGGTGTGTATGGGATTCGGATGCGTTCGAGCTGGGTAGTGGAGATGAAGGCAGAGATGTTGAAAAAGGGTTGGCTGAATTAAGTGATCCCTACAACAAAGGACCTTGTCAAAGAGGAGATGAATGTTCTCCTATAGAATTGAAGGATTAAATATTCAAAATTGTAAAATGAATATATAATTTTTTTATAAAATCTAATAATAATACGATGTTACTACTTATCATTGCTATAATAACATTAGCATTTATGATAAATTATTTTCTAAAAATAAACTTTGTTACTAATAATAAAATTGACGATAATAAAGATACTACAACAAATGATTCAATATCATACTCTGTAGCAATTGCTAGCTTTGAAGAGAATAGAGATGCGTTTTTAAATTTTGCCTTATTTTTCCTAATGTATAAACGTCCATTCGGATATAAAGATGGTGTTGAAACACAACGCAATACAAGAGGTACTATAACTGGTGGTAATGACAGAGGAAATGAAGGAGCAGGTTCATCCCAAGGGTGTAATGCTATTTGTTCAAACGATCCATCTTGTAATGCATGGCAATACTCTTCGGGTCAATGTAAAAAATATACTGTATCTGATCCAAGTCATATTAATATAACGGATTTAAGTGGTAATAGTGGTGAGGGTGATAATATTGGATACCTGTTTCGTCCTAGTGATACATCATGGGCTGTATCAGATCTATCAGGATTGTCATCAAATCACGATGTTTTCAAATCTGTTGCAGATGTTGTTCTCTTATTAGATAGTACAAATGAAGAACTTTTAGAAAGGGCTTCAATTGTTTCTGCAAGTAGTAATGTTAAATACTGTTATGAACAAGAAATAACTCAAGGTGGTATCTCACAAGAATATACTACTTTAAGAGATGATGCACTTAAAAAACTTGAAGATTCATGTAAGTTTTTCATTTTCTCAGGCGATACTGATGATTTTCCAAACAAAACCCCATATTCATTATATTTCTCTCTTATAGTTGATGTTATGAGAGAAGACTTATTCGAAACAGATAGTCATCTAAAAGAAGAAATATTAAAAGCAGTTGATATTCTCAAAAAATATATGGCAGAATTTAAACTAATTAAAGATTTTTTCAGTAGTGAGTTAGATAAAGATATGAATAGTTCTATTGATCGTGAGGAATTAACAAATTTATATAGAGAAAAAACTCTAAATGGAAATTCATGGGATGCTAAAGTAATTGGTGAAAATTTTTCAATTGGTGCGGATACATGTATTAATGAAAGTGGTATTACAGAGCTTGTAGAAAGTTTCTTTTCTAAGTATGATTTAAATCAGAATGGTCTTGTAACTTTAGAAGAAATATTGTCATCATTATCGATTCCACAACCGAAATATACACCCAAATTAGTGGATAGTAATTTATGTACTACTACTACTACAACAACTGCAGCACCTTATTCACCATGTTTAGAATTCATAGAATTCTCAAATACATCTCCCCAAATTGGTACATTAAAATTTAAATCATTATATGACGGTATTGTAACTGCTCATGTACATGAACCACCTGCACGACCAAATGGTACTGTACCGAAGGGTTGGCAAAGCGTCATGTTAGGGGGAGTTACTGGTAATACAATCAAACTTGAAAAAGGAAATATCAAAACACTAGATTTTAAAGTACCAACAAGTGCCTATGATGAAACCGGTGGTGATGATCATATATATTTTAGATTTAAACTAAATCTTCACACACCCGATGGAAAAAAGGAAATATGTTCAGTAATCTGGCCACCAGAATCAATGGCTTTTCTTAAAAAAACTAATTTAGAAGAAATGGCGGCACAATGCGCTGTACCTGCAGTAGTAACTACAACAACTGCTGCTCCCACAACTACAACAACTGCTGCTCCCACAACTACAACAACTGCTGCTCCCACAACTACAACAACCACAACTACAACAACCACAACTACAACGGAACCACCAGAGGATACCTGGGGTGGAGATAAATGGCCATATAAATGTTATGGTTGTGATAAGGGTGAGGAATCCGCAATAAGTGATTGTGAAGATGTACCAACCGATCGTTGTAAGGATGGTAGATTTGTAGTTAGTAAAAATAATACATTGCTTCCTACTCCTAAATCATATGGTAGAGACGGAGATGGAAATTACATAAAATTCCCGAGAAAAGATGTTAAACTTTGTGGTTGGAAAGATAATACATGTCAAGAGGTTGATTCGGATTTTTCGGGCTGGGAAGGAGGATGATATTCTACATAAAATAAAATAAATGCCTTATTAATAATGTGGCTAATCATAGTGGCTGTAATATCGCTTATATTATTTTTTAATTACTCTTTCAAAATCAAAATAAATTGGAATAATGAGATGAAAAACAGTAAATCAAAACTATTAACTCAAAAAGAGAAAGAGGATATACCCGCTTCAGTATCCCTTGCAAATTATGAACAAAATAGAGCTTTATTTCTGGTTTTTTCTAAATTTTTTCTCTTGGTAAAACGCCCATATGGTATTAAATATGATTTAGATAATATAACTGATGAAAAGGGTGAAATTACAGGAATAAAACAAGGTGGTCAACAGACTATAAATAAGACGGGATGTAATAGGGTTTGTAGTGAAGATCCTAAATGTAACGCATGGCAATATGATGGTGACCACTGTCAAAAATATAATGTGTCAAAAGTTGAAGATATTAAACGTTATCAAAAAGGCGAAACTGAAAAACAAGATGACATAGGATATATATTTCGTCCAGATGATTCATCTTGGGTCGTATCTGATTTATCGGGACTATCAACAAATAAAGATGTGTTCAAAGCAGTTGCCGATATGGTTCTTCGATTTCAACCAAAAGATTCTGGACTTAGATCTAGAGCTTCAACCGTTGCTGCAAGCGTAAGTGTAAAATATTGTTACGAAAAGGAAGTTACTTCAGATGTTCCTTCTGATGAATATTTAACACAAAGACAAGAGGCATTGACAGCTCTTGAAGATGCTGCTAAATTTTTCATATTTACGGGCGATAGTGGAGAATATCCTAATAAAACCGAGTTGTCATTATATTTTGCTCTTTTGGTAGATGTAATGTTAAAAGACTTATATCTTTATAATCCCCATCTAAAAAGTGCTATAAAAGCCGCTATTGATACCTTAAAAAAATACTATATAGATTATAGATTATTACAGAATTATTTTGATAATAGCTTAGATAAAAATCGTAATGGCAAGGCAAGTAGGGATGAAATTGCACAATTATATAAGGAAGCTATTGAAACAGGAAAAGAAAATTTATTGAATAATGAAATATTTCAACAAGACTTAGTTCCAGATGAGGCTGGAGCATGTCCGAATGAAAATATGATTATGGCTCTGGTCGAACTATTTTTTACAGAATATGATAGTAATCGCGATGGTTTTGTTACTTTACAAGAAATATTATCTTCAGATTATATTCCAAAACCATCATATGAGGCTGTATGTGCTGCTCAACTAGAAGGATCAAATGTAACTAAGGAAGATATGTATAAGCGAAGTCTTAGAAGAATAAATAGAAGAGATAGAAGGAATCAAGACGAACGAAGATGGTTCGAAAATGAAGTTGATAGACAGGCAAATGCCTCTGCTAAATATAATGATCTATCCGAACAACTCGAAACTCTTCGGATAGATATTAAAGCAGCTGCGGATTATTTAAATGAACTTAAAGAAAATGGTGCAGATCAAAATGAAGTTTCAAATGCGCAATCAATATTAAATGAACTATTAGGAGATGAAAAGAAAACAAAGAGTAATTTATCCAAGGTAGCTGGGATAATTGATTTATTTGAAAGCTAATCATAATGTGAATAATATTATCATATTAGTAAATGCTAAAATCAATGTACTAATTTGCCACCAGTTAATTGGTTGATTTAGTTCTTTCCAATATAAATCCATTTCATAATCAAGGATATCTAATTTTTCATTTTTTGTTAATTCATTCCAGCCAAGAGGTGGTTCTACTTCATTAATATCATCACCTACTGGATCTTCGTATCTTGGGCACATTAAGTTTTTGGTTTTTGTAAGTGCATTTCCCTTCCTCGGTCCTTTTCGATTCAATAATTTGTCCATATTGTATGATATATAACCTACTTCTTATCTATTTTATACGAAGAACAACGTAAAACATATATAACTCTCGTTTTTCTACCCTTTATTGGTTTCATTGAAACAATTTCCGTATATTTTTTTATAGCTTTTTCAAAATTGTTAGTATTGTATTCTTCATCATCTTTCTTTTGTCGTTTTTTAATATGATTTAGAGACTTTATAGCTGGATCCGCTGTATCGACCCATTCAATAACTATATATTTTTTTGTAAAAGACATCAAGTAACGAACAATACTATCAAAATTTCTAAAATCAGCTGTCAAAGAAAAGATCCAATGTATTATAGCTCCACAAAAGACTACATCATATTTTTCACTAATAACATCACCAAAAGAATATGTAGATTCATTAATATTGGTTATAGAGGTATGCCGTTTTATTGATGCCAAAGTACTAATATATTCTGAATCATGATCGAGACTAACAATATCTTTGAAATTACTGTTATATGCAATAAAACTACATAATCCTGAATTACAACCTATATCAACAATATTATTACAACCTTCTTTATTTAACTTATCAAAAAGACGATTTATATAACTAAATTTATCGTGGTATGGTCCTTTAAATGTGATTTGTTTAGTAATAGTATTAATATTAAAATTTTGGTATCCTGATACAATCACCTCGTTTCCTTTAACCTTAATTTTAGGTGTTTCAGATTGGGAACCTATCTTTCTTTTAGGATCCCTATAAGTATCCATATAAATACATTTCATATATATTTTTCTATTCCCAGTCTCTGAATCACATTTTTATCAGTTAATGTTCCATTTGGTTTTGATTTATTATGTCCCCATATATCAATACCACACGCCAAGTTGTTATTAATTGAACCCCAACCAAAATCACATAAGTATACTTTCCCATTTTTATCAACTAGCAGTTCTTCTTTTTTAATATCATTATGTTGAATGTTAACACTATCTAAATCATTCAGTATTTTATTGATTTGTTTTATAGCATCTTTTGGGCAATTATTTTTAGTTAAAGGTACTCCACAATAATTGTAAATTAGTAGTTCTTTTTCATCAATATTAAATAGCAATGTTGGAAACCAACAAAAGCGGTTTAATATTGAAGCAAGATGCTTTTCTCTCTTATAAACATCGTGATTTTTCCATTTATCTGTTATAAATTTCAAAAATATACCATTTACGCAAAAAGTTAAAGAGGTATCACCTTGTTTTGGTCTATTCATGAAATATACATAAGAGCTATATGTTAAGTCATAAATATATGATGTTTCTAAATATTAAGCCGATTCCCTCTGGTCCAGAACTTGGTATTCGCCCATGTAACAACACTTCACCTTCCACAGAACAATTCAACTTTATTAAGAGTTATTTTGAATCTAAAATGAATACTACAACGACTGATTCTGGTTTGGATCTTCCTTTACCATATGATGTTACGATTCCTGCGAAAACAATTGGATTTAAATTACCATTAGGAATTTCTGCTCAGCCAAAATTTACAGATGATAAACCAAGAGGCTATACACTATATCCACGAAGCTCTACTGGTTCAAAAACACCACTAAGATTATCTAATGGAACAGGTATTATTGACTTTGATTATAGAGGAGAAATCACAGCATGTGTTGATAATATTTCGAATGAAGACTATTATGCAAAACAAGGTCAGCGTTTATTTCAATTATGCTCATATGATTTATCACCGATTCAATTTATAGTAACAGACGAAATTAATACAACCAGTCGTCAATCAGGGGGATATGGTTCTACAGGTGCCTAAATTTATAAATCGACAATCTTAGTTGATCGAGGAGATATATCTTCTTGTTCTTCAATCCATTTTTTTAGTCTTTCTGCTGAATTGGAATCCTTTTCTGTAGGAAGCTTTGAAATAGAAGACGTCTTATTTTCCATTTCTTCTACCATCATACTCTCTTTTACCAAAAAATCGAAATCATAAAAACATATGAATCCTATAACTATAATTACAAATAGTATAATACGTATTAAGTTGGTAATCATTGGTGAATACCTATATATTTTTTTATAAGAAAATATCTTATAGATATTAAGAATGGTAAGATCGTATAGTTCTATAAAGGATGGGGACTTTGAAAAGAATATTTGTAATAAGAAAGAATTTCTGAAATATAGATGGGAATCATCGGAGAATAGAACGAACACTCAATTATTACCACATCAACAATGGTTAGCTAATTATATCAATCCAAAAACACCATATAAAGGAATGCTTGTATACCATGAAACAGGAACTGGAAAGACTTGTACTGCTATTTCAATCGCAGAAAATTTTAAAGATGAACTTATAAAGAACAAAAAAAAAATTATTATACTTTGTAGCGATAATATTAAAGAAGAATTTTATAGAACTATTTCAAATCCAGATGATTCTTTCAAATGTACTGGTAATACATACAATGATATGATTGAATCATCTGATATTACTCAAAAGAATCTAAACCAAATAATCAACCAATATTACAATTTCCAGACACATCAGAAATTTGGAAAAGACGTTGATAAAAATACCAGTAAAGAACCAGCTTTAATACATAAAAAATACTCTAATTCGGTTATTATTATAGATGAAGCTCAACATTTACGCTCTAAATTCGATAGTAAAGACAAAAAAGATAAGGGTGAAAAGCTTAGTCACGATGCGATTGATTTGATAAGTAAATACGCTGAGAATGTTAAAATCGTATTCTTAACGGCTACACCAATGTATGATAATCCAATGGAAATAATCTGGATGATTAATGTTCTTATAAGAGTAAATGGAGATAATATTAGTGAACTAAATGAACAAGATATTTTTAATCAAAATGATGATTACTCTTTCAGAGAAGAAGGTAGAGAACAATTTATCAGAGCAATAAAAGGCAAGGTTAGTTTCCTTAGAAGTGGTGATCCAGAATCATTCCCTCTAAAATTACAAGATTCTAAGGGTACTAATAAATTTCCTAAAATCAGTTTCTTAGATAAACCTCTTAATAATTGGGATAAAAATATAAAGGACGCAAATATCAAATTGACTCTATCGAAAATGTCAAAAACACATTATGATATTATCAAAAATACAAAAATAAATAGTATCAATTCAGGAACAAAAGATAGTTTTCATATGCAAATGTTACAGTTAAACAACGTTAGTTGGTACAAAAAAGGGACTGATGATGATGATATTAATACTGGTTCTGGTCTAAATAAACACTTTAAAATTACAAAACAGGGTATTTATACCCCAATTGAACCAAATGTTCTCAATAATTTAGATGAATATGCTCCTAAAATCAATACAATTCTTAATCACATTCTTGAAATGGGTGACAATGGGATTGCATTTGTTTTTTCACAATTTGTATCATCTGGAATTGTTCCTATGATATTAGCATTGGAATCTAAAGGATTTTCTAAATATGACGGGTTAAATTCAAAATTTCATCATCTAAAAATTCCTAGAAAGAAGGATGATATAGATCCGGGAAGATATATTGTAATTACTTCATCCAAAATATTAGCTACAAATAGGCAACAAGAACTTATAAATATTGCTAGAAGTAAAGGGAATGAAAACGGGCAAAAAATAAGGGTAATTATAGCTTCTGGAGCTGGAGGAGAAGGATTAGATCTCAAATGGATTAGGCAAGTTCATATACTTGAACCGCACTTCCATTTTAGTCAGATAGAACAGGCTGTTGGTAGAGCTATTCGAAATAATTCACATATTGAATTACCAGTAGAAAACAGAAATTGTACTATTTACTATCATAGCACGGAATATCCTAAAAATGTTGATGTAGAAACAGTTGACATGCATTTATACAGAATTGCTATGAAAAAACGTTTTGCTACACAACAAGTTAGAAAATTGATACAAGAAAATAGTATAACTTGTAATTTTTTCAAAAATGTTAATGTCTTTGATTATACGAGATTTTTTGGAAATGAAATTGTAGATAGCAAGGGAAATAAATTCAAATTTACCAACAAAATGGTTGTTGATGAAGGATATAGTAATGAATGTTTAACTTGTATCATGAATGATGATATCGATACAGATACTTATATGCCTCTCTTACATAGTAAATGGCATATTTTCGAGACGATTCGAAAAATAGATGATTTATTTAAGATAAATGATAAATATTCACTGAATGATATTATCCAACATATAAACACATGGAATAATCAAATTGATCAAGAAAGTATATACTTCGCATTAGATATTATCATTAACTCCCCAGAAAGAATCATTCAAAATCAATTTGAAGTTAAAGGAGTTATATCCTTAATAGGTAATTACTATGTTTTTGTTCCAGAATATGCTGAATATAACGGCGACATTAGTGGAATACCACTTCGATTATCCAATAAATCTGTATCACTGGATATAGTCGAATGGCCAAAAAGACCAGATCCAAATAAATATTATAGTACAGATATTGATATTACTATTGAGAATTCCTTTTCGAAGCTATTAGAAAAAATGAATTTTAATCAGGATGGATTCTGGTCAAACATACCCGATATTAGAAACCAACTTATAGCAGATGTATTAATAGATAAACTTACTTCTGAAGAGAGAAAAATCCTTTTTTTCGGAGAAAATAAGTTATCAAATAAATTTTTAATTACTTCTCTTGATAGATACAAACAAAATCAAAACTTTATAGATATAACCTCCATTGATGAAGCGTATAAAATCGTCGATTCAAAAAACAAGATTATAAAAACTGGACCTACACCTTCAAATCTAAAATCATTAAGAAGAACATTATTCGGATATCTTGATATTATTGATCATAGTACAAGCCTTTATGTAATGGATGGTAGAACAAGTAGTCGACCAAAAGGTTGGAGAGTTCTGAGTCAGCAAAAAGAAAAGATTATCGGATTCATTAACAGCTTATTTCAAATTGAACCAGGAAAAAACATACCCCCTTTATTCAAATACCCAAGATATGCAACAGATATTTCTAAAAAGGGACAGTTGTTATTGAAAACGAAGGTAATAAAAGCACCCGAATTAATGATTGAACTTGAAATTTTATTTCGGTACCTTAATACATTAATAGGTAATACTGACCCAAAAATGTTTTATAACCTATTAGATGCATATGACTATGGAATCGAATCAAAAAAAACAAAGCCAAAAGATGATACAAAAAAAGGTACAATTGTTAAAACAAGGCGCAAAAATAAGAATCCTTCTAATAAACAAACAAAACGCAAGAAATAAATTGTTACTTTGCTTAATAGAAGCATTCTTATACGTAACAAATATTGCTATACACCATTATCTCATATTTTACTGGATTATTATCAAAGAAATACGGGAAACAACAACCAAATCTTTCCAAAAAAGAGACTGACTTATCTTCAACTTCTAAATTATTACATCTTATTTTTAAAGGATGCCTGAATTCAGTCATAAAATCATACCCATATTTCTCTGGTATTTTTACAAATACCGGATTTTTTTTTTCAATTTTAACCAAATTATCCAATTTAATACACTCGCCATTGTATTTTTTTATTAAAAAATTAATTTTTTCAATTAATTCTTTTTTTATTGTTAATAAATCCCTCGTATCATAGTCACCAAAACAAAAAAATAGTTTTATTTTCATTTAATATAATGACATTTAAGAATAAAATCTTCTAATTAAAATCTTTTTTGTTCCTAATGAATCCGTTATTCAAATCTAAAACAATTATTAACACTTGTAAATCTCTTATCGAAAACAAACAATTTGTAGTTGTAAACACAATCTTAAATGGACTTGTATATAACGTAATAAACGTTGAGAACATTCCCAGAGAAATGATCAGTTCTGTTAGAAAAAATAACAATACGTATATTATTTTAGTTGAATCGAATGGCAACGGACATATAACTCAAATGAAGAGTATTATTGAGAATTTAAAAGATACATTCATTTGTACTGGAATAATCATTGGAAGACAGAAGTCTCTAGCAACTAAATTTGCAAATGAACACAATATTCCTATTTTGAATCTGGATGAACCAAAATACGTATCAAACCAAACAACAGATGACTTGGTAAGTGAAACGTTATCTTATATTGTTGAGTATAGTTATTACCATTACACTACGGTAACTAAATTTATTACTTCAAAATCTCCAGAATTCATAATCAATCTACACTTACCAATCAAAATTCTTTCTAATTATACAAGAACAGTATTCAATATAAGTAGTCAAAACCGTTTAAATTTTGAGATGGATGAAGAGAATATATTATCTGAAAACAAATTCAACAAATTTGATACATTACTTGTTCAGTTCTCCAGCTATATGATAAATAATAGTCATTTCAGAGCACATAAAATAGCCATTGATTGTATTGACAATCCAAACCTTATTACAATCCCACCATTGATTAAGAATGTTGATTATATATCAACTGGAATAGAACAATCTATTGTCTGTTATTTCAATATAGAACCATCTATATCATTTTATAAAGTTTTTTCAAGTTTTCCAAATATAGACTTTAATGTATTTGTAGAAAATCTACCTTCTAATAGAGAATTGATGTATTTATCCAATAATATTCATTTTAATGAATTGGGTAATTCATTCCATGATATGAGAAAACGGTGTATTGGAGTCATTTGTTCATGTGGAGTCGAAAGTGTTTATGAAAATTTTCAATTAGGGTTACCGATGATATGTATACCATCTAATTCAGAACAGTTATTTAATGCATATGATCATGTAAGAAAAATACCCGGATTTGATTATACTTTTGAACTGACTAAAGAACATATTGAATGGTTAATAAAATTCAAAAAAGATAAATTATATTGGAAAAGACATCAAGAATTTACAAAATATTTATTGAAAGACTATTTATTGAAAGATTACATTACAAGTGTTCTTGAAAGAGTATAAACTATTGAATACAGCATTCATGATGACTTGTGTCTTCTGTTACATCTGTAACAGTCGTAAAAGAAGCACATTTTTCAACTATTGCGAATGGATCTTTTATACTTACCCAAGTTATAATTTTACTTGGTGATAATAAAATCTCTCTATTTATTCGTAAAGTAACCAGATATCCAGCATAACAATTTTCTTCTGAAAATCTAAATATTTTCAATGCGGTCAATTCATCTGAATTAGAAAATTCAATATAGGTTTTGATAGTACACGCAAATGTTCCTGAATCTGTCTTAATTACTTTTCCTATACCTCTTAACTCATTATCCGAATATAATCCAACGCGATCCCATTCTTTTACCCCTTCTATTTCCAATAAGGTTATTAAAGAGAAGGAATTATATTCCACTATATTTGTTTCATCTGCTAATCCAGTTTGAGATACATGTATTAATTCACTTGTTTCTGAGAAAAAGGGTGCAATTTCGGGTTCAGGTTCTGGTTGTGGTTCCGGTTCTGGCTCTGGCTCTGGTTCGGGTTCTGGCTCTGGTGGTTCTGGCTCTGGTTCGGGTTCTGGCTCTGGTTCTGGTTCAGGTTCTGGCTCTGGTGGTTCTGGTTCTGGTTCTGGTTCGGGCTCTGGTTCCGGCTCGGGCTCTGGTTCCGGCTCTATCTCTGGTTCCGGCTCAGGTTCCGGTTCTGGTTCTGGTTCAGGCTCTGGCTCTGGTTCTGGTGGTTCTGGTTCTGGTTCTGGCTCCGGCTCAGGTTCTGGCTCCGGTTCCGGCTCTGGTTCAGGTTCTGGTTCTGGTTCAGGTTCTGGCTCAGGCTCAGGAGGTTCTGGCTCAGGTTCGGGTTCAGGTTCCGGTTCGGGTTCCGGCTCAGGTTCTGGTTCGGATGGACCTTCTTGAATAATTATAAAGTTGAAATCTGATTCTGCCCTTAACCAATATCCTTCTCCTGGTATCAATTGTGTCAAAGTTGCAAAATATGGTACTAAAGAATTATAACTTAAGTCCATTGTTTTGATTTCTAATATTTTACTCCCGTAACTTTCTGATAAAATAGTACTTAGATTAATTTCTTCTGAAAAGGGATACGATATTTGATTCCATCCAGTTGTAACTGGTATATCAATAGATGATACACTTACACCAGATACACTGATTGTTATATCACTATCTGAACGCAACCAATATCCTGACTCTAATGAAAATGTTGAAGAGGTTAAAGTAGCAAAATTAGGAACAGATGAATTGTAACTATATGCTCCGTTTTTTATTTCTAAAATACTGCTATTTCCTATTAAATTTGGAAAATCTAAATTTACATAAAACGAGACCAAATTCCATCCCTCTTTTAGAACTAAATTTTGTGTTATTGTATTATTAGTGTAAGTTAAGGCATATACTTTTGAATATGGTTTGTAATCAAGTTTATAAAAAACCTTTACACTTCCCATTAACATATTTGGGAAACAATTCTGGGATAATACGTATTAAGGTACATCAAGAGGAATTGGACTATTTGCGTTATTTGAACCTTGTATTAATTTATTAAAATCATTAGATATATCTTTAATTTCGGTAACATAACCTTCTGTTTCGTTGACATAATGAAACACTTTTATACTTGTAATCTTTTCAGGATATGATTTCGTCCCTTTCGTACTAATATTTATACACGCAAATAAGGTTTCAGTATTTTGTGGATGTTTCTTAATTCTTGATATAGGTGTTCTATTTTCATCATCAACAAATATTGCTATTATATCATTCTCTTTAATATTTCCAGTTATTGGATACAAGATCATTGTATAAGGTATTGAACTATCTGTAATTGGATCACCAAATACATTCGCCATATTATAAAGTACTTTTTGTTGTACATATTCTACATTATTTTCTGGCTCTGGTTCAGGTTCGGGTTCAGGTTCTGGTTGAGATTCCGGTTCTGGTTCTGGTTCATAATATGGAATGTGTCCCGTCAAATCTATTTCAATAATATTGTCTGAATTATTACCACTAGAAGTAAGTATAAAATTTTCGGAATGATAATTCAGAGTTATTAAAAATCCATTGACTGAATTTACATAGTGAAATATCTTTATTTTTGAGATTATTTCATTGGAACCTTGTGTATTTACATTTATAGCCGCAAATAAAGTATCACCATATAAACTTATTGAACTTTGTCCTCTATTTTCATTGTTAACATATATAGATATTACATCTCCAATTTGAATACCTCCTAAGATTGGACTTATATACAAAATGAATGTTTCAGGTATTCCATTTGGTGCATTCGGATTGACTATATCTGGTAATGCTTCATCTAAAGTATATAATTTAATAGGTTCAAGTTCTGGTTCCGGTTCAGGTTCTGGCTGTGATTCCGGTTCTGGTTCTGGTTCCGGTTCCGGTTCTGGTTGTGATTCCGGTTCTGGTTCTGGCTCCGGTTCTGGTTCTGGCTCCGGTTCCATTTCGGGTTCAATTTCTTCAGAATAAACTATAAATTCACTAAGGAAAATATTCGATTGGTTTAAATTTTGTAATTCACTAATTACAATTTTTAAACCAGTTGAATTGATAATCTCTGAAAACTTAAAATATATATCAGTCCCTATTAAATTAACTGAATCATCAATAAGAAAATTTGGCAAAATCTCATGATAAGCTGCATATTCAGCCTCAATAGGATTTGATATATTCTCTTTTGTATAAAATATTGACCATTTACCATCTCTTGTCAAATCTAATTCGTTATCTATAATATTGGATTCTGACCATTTTAATCCAATCCCATCTAATAGTTTGTTTTCACTAAAATAAACTCCAATTGTTTCGGTTTCATTATTATCAGATATCCAGTATGTATTTATGTTACCATCATTTATATTATTATGATCATTCAATGATATTCCTGAAGACCAAGTAAATATATCTGAATTTAACAAAACATTTCCACTTCCAATGTAATTATCCAATTGAGATATAGTTAATCTTTCTATCCAACCTGAAAATGGTCTATTAAAGTTTTGAGATGTGTTACCAACATAAATTGTATATTCTTCAAATCCTTCTGGTATATCAGTTATATCCAGGTTAATCATTGTTGTATTCCCTGCATTCATATTTTGAAGAATAATCCAATCCTCAAATTCAGTATCTTTTTGATAAGAAAACTTGAGTGTTCTTGATGAAAAATCATATAATATTGACATATAATAGTGAACTTCCTTCAAAAAGGTACTATCTTCATTATTTGTAACAAAATTATCTATATTCGTTATTATACCATTATTCATAACAAAATTTGAATCTTCCAATAGTTCAATATATCCTCCTGTAGTGTTTGATATTAGTGAAAATATTCGGTTTATTGAAGTGTCGTTACTCTTTTTAAATGATGCATTCAATCCCCAATTATTATTCCAATTAATACTTACGCTTCCGTCACTATTATTGTCAAATGTTTTATCAACTTTTAAATCAGTATGGCTAAATAACTCCACTTGTAAATGATATTTACTGGCATATATCGGTTCTAACTCTGGTTCTGGTTCAGGCTCTGGTTCTGGTTCCGGTTCTGGAGATTCAGGCTCTGGCTCCGGTTCAGGTTGATATTGTGGAATTTTTCCAGTTATATCAAGTTCTAATAGGTCTGATGTATTATTACCATCTATTGGTAATACAAAATTTTCTAAAAGGTAATGGACTTTTAATAGAAAACCTTTCTCTTCTTCTACATAATGAAAAATTTGTATTTGTGAAATTATGTCATCATTCCCCTGAGTATTTACGTTGATTGTAGCATATAAATCGTCTCCATATTCATGGATAACTCCTTCACCTCTATTTTCATTATCAACAAATATTGCTATAACATCTCCAGTTGTAACATTCCCTATTATTGGATTGATATATAATACATATGTATCTGGTGCCCCATTTGGATAATTCGGATTAACTACAACGGGTAATGCTTCACTAAAAGCTTCTAATACTAAAGACTCCGGTTCTGGTTCTGGTTCTGGCTCAGGCTCTGGCTCAGGCTGTGGTTCTGGTTCCGGTTGTGATTCAGGTTCAGGCTCAGGTTCTGGTTCCGGTTCCGGTTCTGGTTCTGGTTCCGGTTCTGGTTCCGGTTCTGGTTCTGGCTCAGGCTCAGGTTCAGGCTCAGGCTCAGGTTCAGGCTCAGGCTCTGGTTCTGGCTCAGGCTCAGGCTGTGGCTCCGGTTCTGGTTCTGGTTCTGGTTCTGGTTCTGGTTCGGGTTCCGGTTCTGGTTCTGGCTCTGGCTGTGGTTCTGGCTCTGGTTCAGGCTCCGGAGGTTCTGGTTCAGGTTCCGGTTGTGGAGCTGGCTCAGGCTCTGGTTGTGGTTCTGGCTCTGGTTCGGGCTCCGGAGGTTCTGGCTCAGGTTCTGGTTCAGGTTCAGGCTCTGGTGGTGGAGTATTATATATACAATAAACTTTTCCTTTTCGAATTGGAAGCAATTGAAGCACGTTTGTTTGATTTTCAGACTCGCAAGTATCGATAGAACTAGATATGTGTATACAAAGCCGTTTATGTAAAAGTTCTCTTGCTGACCTCATGATAATAAGTGATAAAATATTCTACATCATTAAAATATAATAAGTAACTTTTTATAGCAATATTTTATGAGTTATTTTAGAGTAAAATTAGGTTACAATAATCAGTGGTTCGTGCTTTCTCAGCCAAAACTTAATGCTAAAAATAAGCAAGACTTATTCAAAATATTAAAGGAAGAGTTTGCATTAAGTAGAGTTTATATACGTCGAAATTCAGTTATTTGTGTTGAGTAAATTTTGTGACATACAGTATGTCGATCGTCGAAACACAAAGACCAATGATAATAGATCCCAATGATAGAATAAAGTGTAGATTACTATGTGATTTGAAATGTGTTTACTCTAAAGGCAACATTTCATATGTGTTTGACAATGATGGTAAATTACATTTTGAATTCAAAGGAAAAGATAGCGTAGATGTCTATTTTAACAACATAGCTTATAAATTAAAAGAAATATATATTGGAAAAAGACGTCATGTAAGTTATCCAGAAGATCCAACTATAGTTGGCGAATGTACTCTCTTTCATACTGGAAATAATGATAATTTAGTTATTTCTATTTTCTTAAGAAGTACACGAGGATTTAGTGACTCACAAGACTTCTTTTCTCAATTTTTGAGTAAAAAAGTAGGTACTCAGAACTATGATAAGACAATTGATATTACTACAGACGATGCATGGTCTCCCCAACAAATGTTACCATCTGAATCAGCCTTTTATAAATATTCTGATACAAATGAAAATACGAATATAGTCTTTATTAACCCTGTTGAAATTGATGCAGACAATTTCAACAAAGCATTAGAATTACAGAAACCCATTCTTGAAGAGAGAAAGAAGAGTAAAGATGATCACCTCTATTATCATCCTGTTGATTCAACTGTACCTAGAGAAACATCTTCAGAAGAATGTAAACCAACTACAGTATTTGAAGAATCTGATCCACATAAAAATTGTGATGAATCAACAAAATATATTGATTCTCCAGAAGAATGGGATGGTATACCTGGTCATGAAAACGTTGTACAATGTACAATTGTCTCTATTTTCCTTCTAATGCTTGCTATTGGATTTTTTAAAGGTTTACCAAGACTACCATTCCAAACTGGAAAATTAATAATCAAATTTTTGGGGACTTTGATTTGGTTACCAATACATCTATGTTATATTTGGTTTGGACAAGGTTCTACAATATTTATATTTTTCTGGATCTTTATTTTTGGATATTTAAAAGAAAAATATCAATCCGCAAAGGCAGCAGTATCAGATAAAATGAATCAACAAGATGGACAAGATCCAAATATACAAGATCCAAATATACAAGATCCGTTACCATCAACGGATTCATCAACTGATATGAATACACCCAATATTCCAGATGCGAATGTTACAACAATACAAACATACCAACCGGAAGATGATCCACAACCATCACCATCACCAGATGATCCACAACCATCACCATCACCAGATGATCCACAACCATCACCATCACCAGATGATCCACAACCATCGCCATCACCAGATGATCCACAACCATCACCATCACCAGATGATCCACAACCATCCCCATCACCAGATGATCCACCAGATGTATCACCAGATGTTCCACCAGATGTTCCACAACCACCACCAGATGATCCATCAGATAAAGAAATGAGTGAAGAAGACTTATTAAAAAAACAAAAAAGAGAGAAGATATGCGCACATCTAAAGGTATGGGATTCAGCGTATTTGAAAAAAAAACATGGCAAAAAAGCCTATTATCGGTTATTTGATCTTCCAGATAATGCAACTGTAAAACAAGCTAAAGCAAGATTTCGAGAATGGGCTTTAGTGTTACATCCAGATAAATGTAACCCATATTTGGGTAAAAGTAAATGTGAGGAATGTTTCAGAATATTACGCGCTGGATTGCCAAAACTGATTAAATATATAAATTGGCAAAATCCAACTCCACCACCAGATAATCCAACACCATCACCAGGACCAACACCAGATGATCCGACCCCATCACCAGATGATCCACAACCATCACCATCACCAGATGATCCACAACCATCACCATCACCAGATGATCCACAACCATCACCATCACCAGATGATCCACAACCATCACCATCACCAGATGATCCACAACCATTACCACTTATACCACAACCATCACCAGATGATCCACAACCATTACCAGATGATCCACAACCATCACCAGATGTTCCACAACCACCACCATTGCCACCAAGACCACAACCATCGCCAGATGTTCCACAACCACCGCCATTACCGCCAAGACCAACACCAGATGATAATAACATATTTAGAAAAGATGAAATCGTTGAAACTGATGATAAAAATAGAGATGATGATGATTTAGATAAAATGATTCAAGACGAAGAAGATAAATTTAAAGATGCATGGGATAAATTGGATGCAGATAGTCTACCACCTCCTCCGCCGCCACCTCCTCCATCTCAATTTAATAGAATGAGTGCGTCAAATAAACCAATAAGTTATGATGTAAATTGGAACGATAAAGATGCGACTATACAGCAAGAAGGTGGTGTTGATATGAATAGTATGCGACAAAAAGTAGGAATGTCCCCAAGTACACCTTCAGATGTAAAAAAATATTATGGAAATTCGACTGAATATAAGGATCATATGAATAATTTAAAAACTATTCCCGATGTAAATGATAGGAATACAGCTATAAATGGTGTAAATGATTACTACAATGATATAATACGAGAAATCAAAGAATTTGTTAAGTCAAATAATCATGAATCTTTTACGGCATGGGTAAAGGTTAGTGAGCATTTCAAAGGTAATTATGGTGAAGTCGTAAGGGATATTTCTGAAGGAAAAATACATAGATTAGATGTACATGAACGTGTTTTTGATACAATAAAGGCAGAAATCAATAAGATAGCAGATAATGAAAGGAAAGATAGAGAGAGAGCTAGATTATGCGAATGGCTTTCAACAGAAATGCCAATTAAGAATGATGATGATGCACATGAAGCATTTGATTTAATAACTGGTAATTTGAATCGTAATTTACCCGATAAAGTTAAGGAATATGAGGAAATGTCTACACTATATAGAAGATTTGCGGCAGAAGGTCATATATGTAAACAAGGTAGTGAAGCATGGGCTTTATTTATGTCAAGAATATCGGATGGAATTTATACACAAAAACACCCTGGATTTAGATTTACATGTACTGCGATATCGATAATAATGTTAGGATTTATATTTATATCATTATTTGGTTCTCCTATAAAGTTCAAAAGTAGTAAGAATAAGGCTACAACAAATAATGCGTACGAAGATGGCGATAAGATATGTAGAAATAGGATTCGTACTCTTGGAAATGGATATGCTATAGATAGCTGTTATAGACCAACCGATTTATCAAAGTATATTCTTGATAAGACTTATCGTAAAAAGTTCTATGAATCATATATTGATTTGAGAAAGAGAGGTCGCAATGCATATGATGCTTGTACTGTTTCATTCAAGAGACTGGACTCTCAAATTGATATGAATTATAACTATAAAATGGATATTTTAAATGATTCAGATGCTGTAACAGATACGGTTGAAATTAAGTCTTGTAGTTTTTACAATGATTTCTTTGCAGAAGGGGTTAAAAGAGCATGTAGGACAAAGAGAATAAGATCAAAACCACAAAAAGACGAGAAGAAATCTTGGTTTGGCGGTAGTACTAAAACAAAAGATGGTGAGTCTAAGGGATGGTGGGCGACTCGCAGTGAAGAACGTCAGGTAAAACAGCGTGAAAGGGAGGAAAGAATGAAATTATGTGAATGGTTGACACAATTTATGCCAGTTGAAATTGAAGGAGATGCAGAAGCAGCTTACGCATTAGCGAAAAGTAATTTGGATAGAGGCGATGAACGAGCAGTATTTCAATTTGAAAGGATGACAAGAATATATAATAAGTATAAAAACTCTCCAGAAGGGATTATTTGTAAAAAAGGATGGTTTTCAAGTTGGTGGGGAGGTGATGAAAAACCTGCTGCTGCTGCTGCTGCTCCTGCTCCTGCTCCTAAAACAAAAAAGCAGAAAAAGAGAGAGAAGAAGAAGAAGGCGAAGAGAAAGGAAAAGAAGAAGGAGAAAAAAAGTCGGAAAAAAATTAAAAAAGCATTTGGAGGTAAATGTTTCGCATCTGACACACGGATATTGATGAACAATGGTAAATTCAAGTATATTCAGGATGTAAACATTGGTGATATATTATGGAATAATAATACCGTTGAAGGAAAAATGAATTTTTCGGGAAAAGATACAAAATTAGTTAATAATTCGGGAATTATATCTACATTTAGTCATCATGTGCTTCATAATGGACAATTCATGAAAAGTGGTCATGTTCCAGGAAGCAAAGTTATAAGAGAAACAGTAGATATTTTGTATGATATTGATACTGAGAATCATCGTATTGTTATTCTGAATGATAATAATAGGGGGGTAACCTATACTGATTTTACAGAGGTTGATGATGAGACTGGAAAGGTATATGAATATGAACTTGATTTACTTAATTATACACATAATCAACAACAATGTAATGTTTAGGAAATAAAAGCATTACAATAAGCAATATTACAATAAGCAATACGGTTATTTATCCAATTTTGATGAATTTTTGAACGACACATAGGACAACTATATATAGGATTTTTGCCATCATCAGAGTACCTACCACTATTAATATCTCTATGTATACAATTGTTATGAAAGGAATGTCCACATGGAAATGTACAATTAGTGTTATTATCTATATCTGTAAGACATATTGGACACATATCATTGGACTCTATCTGGGTCTTTTTTGCAAATATAGACATTCCAATTATGGGTGAAATTCTTTCACCTAATAATGTATATAACCAATATAATTGATCACTCGATAAACAACCCAATTGTTCCTTTATTTCCTTATCAAGTACGGAGATATTTATCTGATTCTTATCAATAAATAGATTACATATATCTATCATATAGGAGTAATCGTTACTACCTTCGCCACTTAGTATTATATTAAGGATCATATAGGTTCCAAGAGTTATATTCAAAACGTATTCATTTAAACATTTTCTTAAACTTTTCAGTAAAGAACGAGTTAGATGATTGCGAAAATCAAAAATTTTTCTTATAATACGTCTTTTCATTTTTTGGTCTGTTATATTGAAGCGATCATCAGAAATAATCTGACATATATTTTTACAAGTTAAAAATTTAACTTGATGATAATCTGCATTAATAAAGAATTCCCAAAAAATGTTTGGTTCGTTCAATTCAAATAAATTTATCAATTTCTGTTTATGAAAATTGCTTTTCATACATATTTCAAAACAATCAGTAACACAAATACCTTTAATATCATCTAATTCTCCTAATAACCATTTCCATTCCCTTGTATTTGTAAAGTTTGCTTTTTTTATAATAAAATCGTTTGAACATTCATACCCGAACTTAATCATTGTATTTTGGACTGATTTGTTGATCTTGATTACATTATTTTCAAATATTTTTTGTAAGAATGAAATTCGATTTGATGCAACACATACATCTATAATATAAAGACGCAATTTACCAACTTCTTGTAAATACCATCTTCTCCTCCAATCTGAGATCCTGGGATATTTCTTTTTAAATCCTTTCATATATTCAGTTATTTTTGACCAAGTCCAAGAAAATGTTTCTGTATCATCAATCCATATAAAGTGAGATAATACAGTCTTATGAAAATCGAACCAATCTGTTCTACCTCTCCATCCCATAAAGCTTGTTTTAAGGTTTAAGTAATCATTATAGTATTGCTTATATAGCAATACTCTTGGATTACGACTTAACGAAGTAATACATGCCGTTATAATAACTTTCTCATGCTTTGGACAATATTTCATTTTCTTATATAATCCTGTATTACCATTAAGAACACCTTGAACATACTCTGTATTATTAAGCGCGTATTCAAAAAACCTCTTCAATAAATATTGATTATATTCATATAACGTCTCACATCTACCATCATTTAAGTTTTTAAGTAAATATTCAAAATTCATATGAGTTCGTATTATAGGTCTCCGAGGTGTTTTAATAGCTTAAATCCCCGCAAAATGATTTATAATTTGATTGCTTAACAAGCGACCATAATAGACAAATGGATCTATATTAATTGTATTTCCGCATAATATTTCTGATTCATAATAGACCATATTTTCATGAAACATCAAGTAATTATATTTAGAGGATATATCATCTAAATTGAAATGGAAATGTCTTATTAGGTTATACATAATATTTAGATTACTTGCAAAAACATTATCAATTCCATCATACTCTCCAGTGTTATGTATAAATGTTATTTTTTCTGGAGTTTCTATAGTTTTTTTTAACATATTTATTAAATGATCTTCGGTTATCTTGTATTTGTGTGTTGTGTTACAAGAGAAAAAATCTATTCTCATATTGAGAATAAGGGTTGTATCTTCATTGAATTTAGATAATATTTGTTTTATCCCAGAATATTGTCCATACCACATTCGTTTCCAACAAATTATTGGAATCGCTCCTATTTTTCCCAATGTATTACCATGTATTTTAACATCATCTTCACTTTCAATATTACAGGTAATATCAGTATCAAAATAATTCTCGATTTCAGATTTTGTTATTGTTCGTGATATTATATTCAGATTTCTCCAACTTAATCTTGCTTCTGTTTTTTCCCATGTATGAATATGTACATGTACACTTGTTTTCAAGGATTTTCTTAATGTATTAATAAATTGTCTTAATCTTTCATTATTAAATGTATTTCTTTCATGACCCCTTAAAAAAACTACAATATTCATACTATATATATAAAAAATATCACATTCTTATTAATGGATAAACAAACGCTTGTTTTTTGGTTTTTTAGATCTTTAATAGCACTGGTTCTTATATTAATTATACACAAGATGCTTCATGCAAAGAGAATTCTATTTTGGAAAAAATCTTCAAGTGAACAACAGCAAACCTTAATTGAAAAGACAACTAGAACAGCATTCAAAGCTTGTGCACCAAATATGAAATGTATCTATAAAATGGATCTTCGGGTATTTTATACTGGAAGTTCAAGAGACATACATATTATTTGTGATAGACAATCCCCGGTAATCAAATTAGATATGGGAACTGGCAGAATTATAATTGATTATTTAGCAGCGGTTAATCAACCAACCAGTGCTCATACAGATACTATATCTGAACCGGCAGAGGTTGTATCTGTAGACTCTTCTGGTGAAATTATAGATACCTGTGTTTGTCCAACTGATTCAAGTGGTAATAAGGCTAATCCGGATGATCCAAATGATATTAAATCATATTACCCCACTACAATGCGTGTTGCTACTCCATCAATACCTTTTCAACGACTTAATCATATTGAAATACATCAGGATCTTAGAGAAATTGATATTTTGGTTAATGGAGACATTCTCTATTCGGCTATGTTAGAATATGTTCCTTTTCTATATCCAGGTAAGGCGACGTTACTACCAAAAGAAGCTTGGAGATATATGAACCTTGACAAAGTATCATTCACTACTGATCTTTAATAATAAAAATAACATTCTTAATTATGGCTGGACTCCTCCGTGCAATAATTATAACATGTCTCTGTTATTTCGCATTAGAAAGAATATGGTTTTCAGATAGAAATCCTCTAACTGAAAAAGGTAAAAAGACATATGAGAGAAAATTTCTTCTTGCGAGTATATTTTTTATAGAACTTCTATTTTAACATTAGGCTGTCTTACGATACAAACATTTTCTTAAAAAACGACTTATTTTCCATTTCTTTTCTTCTCTTTTTGCTTTAGCAATCGCATTATCTGCTTCAATTCTTGATTTCTCATTTTCATAAGCCTGAGTTAATTTATCTTTAATCGTTTCAGATAGATTTTTTAATTCATCTTTCATATCATTCGTTTCATTCCGAATCGTATTCTCTTTCTTCTTTTTTAGATCTAAATTATTAGTCTCTTTTAAAAACTCAAAAGGGTTTTTAACACCTATATTATTTATCTTGGAAATCTCCCCTTGTAGTACGGCGATTTCTTTATTATTATTCGTAATTTTCTTAGGTAAAGTATCAAATTTTTTGAATTCAATAATTATATTGGAGATATCAGCAAGAAAGGGTGTGGAAATATCCGAATTCTTAAACTCTTCGTTAATAGACATTATTTATATCATATAAATATGAAGTTTACCAGAAGACGCAAATGCTCCGATTTCACAAATCCAAAACCAACCTGTTATACTAAAGGGCAATTAATCGAATTCGCAAATGATTGGAATAAACAAAATAAAGACAATAAAATCAAAAATATCCGCTCACTTAATAAAACCAAATTGTGGTCAGAACTAAGAAAAAGACATAAAACAGAACACGAAGATAGATGGACTAAAAAAACTAGAAAATCAAATTCAAGATTTGCACCAAAAGTCCCGAATGAATGGAACAAAAATCCAAATAGTTGGTTAAGTGATGATGATATATCACAGGCAATGGTCAGATATAAAAAAAAATTTCCTAAATTCCATTTCTTAGAACCAGCCCCAATCGATTTTGATGTAAAAGATTATAGTGGTAGATGCGCATATAGTAACTTATGTAACTACACGTATCCTGGTTTAGCAAAAAAATACAATTCTTTTGGAGCAATATTCAATACAGATCCTCATGATAAATCTGGACAACATTGGATCGCTTTATATGTTGATTTGAAAAATGGTGAAATTTCTTATTTTGATAGTGTATCTGATCCTCCGCCAAAAGAGGTTAAAAAACTAATTGAAAGATTCAAAAGAGAGGGCGAAATACATCTTAAAGATAAAACCATCTCTGTTAATTATAATAAAACTCGCCATCAATTAGGTAACACTGAATGCGGTGTATACTGCCTCGCATTCATTCATCATATGATAATAAATGGAGACTTTGACGCATTCGCACAGGAACGAGTTCCAGATAATAAAATTGTTAAATTAAGATCATATTTTTTTGATGATGTAACTGGTCTATATGACTAATACACTTAGTTTCCGAAGAATATATCAAGAGCAATGTACATACCAATTACGTGGAATACCGAAGGAAGAGGCTTCAATACGGTAATGAACTTAGCTAAAAGTTCGTTCCACATTAACTGACCAAAGAAGGCAACAGCTAATAACATAATAACGAAGACAACGAAGTTGATCCACGATTTGGGGACGGTATAACCCGGGTATTTGCTTCTTTTAGAAGCTTCAAATCCTTCAACGCCTGATCCGATAACACTTTCTAAAGCTTTGCAGATCGCCATTTGTATATTTATACCCTATATTAAAAATCTACAATCTCACTATTTAGTTCGCACTGTGCTTCGGTGCAAGACACATCTTAATTTCACCTAAACTACCAACACTATAACATACTATCAAAGGATAATCATTCTTAAGATAGATCTGAATTGATGGACATAAATTTGTGCATTTAGCAAACAGGGTCAAGTATTTTAAGGAAAAAATACCTTGAATTATTTCTGAACTATTATTATCAGACTTATCTTCAGATGTTTGGCAAAACGATATACCATTTGAAGAGCACTCTCCTATTACTGTCTCTTGCTCCGCAAATTCTCCCTTACATGTTAGTATTAAACTACTATCCACTGCTTTTATTTCTATCTCATCCGATATGTTTACCATGTCCCGACAAATCTTCTGAAAATCAGTCGATTTCATCGTGATCACTGATGTAAATTGCGCAGGTGGAATACGAATATTTCCATTGTTCAAATCCATCAGATTTAGTTTAAAAGTTGTTGATGCCTTTCTAGATGAATTCTCTATCTTTACACCTAAATGATTCATATCGTTCTTATGTACAAATAGTGCCAGAGTATCATTGTTTGTTATCGTTTTAATCAATTTGAATAAATTTATCATATTCACACCTATTATCTGTTGATGTGTACAATGAAATTTTTCAAAATTAGTTGCGCCAAGATTCATGTGAACAAGCGTTGTATGTGTTGGATCCATTGATAATATCCTAATCCCATCTTTACTCACCTCTATATTTGTATCTGGCAAAATGTCTTTAACTGCTTCAGTCAAAAATTTGATTATTATTGATTGAACGGTAACAATATAAACGGAATAGCTTTCGAACTCATCTGTGGAATCCATTCTTATCAAAAGATAATCAAAAGCTCTTTATGTTCTTTTTTGATTCTCAAATAAACGCACCTCTTTTTTATACATGTTTCAAAAAAAAACGATCGAAAATTTTTATAATTTTTTATTTTTTTGAGTTTTTCGTCATCTGTGAGAAATGACATATCAAGAAGGAACTTTTTTACAAGTTGTCAACTCTCCTTATAGGAAAGGACTAATAATATCAGTGGAAAGGCAAAAGCCAATATCATATTAATCCTAAACAATCACAATATAAGATTAACTATTCATCGTTGACCTAATAGTTTATATCTTAAAACTCAATTTGATTAAGAAGTAAAGTAGTTTAAGAAGTGTAAAGTAGTTTAAGAAGTGTAAAGTAGTTTAAGAAGTGTAAAGTAGTTTAAGAAGTGTAAAGTAGTTTAAGAAGTGTAAAATTTAATTTACGCATCCTCCTCATCGCTCTCACAATCTCGGAAAGCATAACCAACCAATCCCTTAGGCTCATCCAGCAACATCTGAGCAACCTTCCAAGTTACGCCAAACTTGCCGCCTGAAAACCACAGCCCTCCACACTTCAAAAGTGCTCGAACCGTTTGTCCCTTCTGAACAGATCCGGTCCAATCACCCTCGAGCTTCTCCTTCTCCTTCCCCTTCTTCATCCAAACAGGCGGATCCAACTCCTTATAATCACTACCAAATTTATAACCAATCTTTGCCTTCAAAGTTGGAGGATACCTACCATCTGGTTCACCAGTTTCCTTATCCTTAGACAACTTTACAGACGGAATATACAGTGTACGAAGCACATCCTCCGATACACTCTTCTTTCTAAGCCAAGCAAGAGAATTCTTCTTCGCATCTGCAATGATCTTCTCATCCAAATTATGCATCTTCTCATAAAACTCCTTCATACTCTCATCCTCCTCCATCCCTTTGAACGATAGATCCAGAGAATATTTTGTCGCCTTACCTTCTTCTTCATACTTACCTAATCCATACGGAAGACGCATCTTCGGAGTATGAAGAACAATCCTCTTATTGCCTTGATAATTTAGATACATCTGCTTACCACCTGTATTTCCCATTGGGCGAATATCCGTGTACGTAACATCTTCAACCTTAAATTCAGTGGGTTTCATTACAGATTCAGTCATTTTATCTCACTCTATAATATATCTTAAAGGATAAACCTTAATCATTTTTTTAAAAACTATGGAAAAATAGTGAAACTATTGAGACATTTTAATATATTATATCTACCTTTCAACTATTAAATTGAGTGTGATATTATTAGTTAACTAATAATACATTCATTGTAATAATGAAGAATACTATATCATCTAGATTTAAAATATTGACAACTTCACTCAATGCTATTGCCACAAAACAAAATAATTCTTGGCAGTGGATTACACAAAATGATCTACATAAACGGATATCGGGAGCTGTTAATATTTTAAAGAAACATAATATAGAATCTGGCGATAGAGTATTATATAAGGGGTCAAATAGCGTCGAATATGTATCTTGGAATCTTGCAACAAATTCTCTTGGTGCAATTTGGGTACCGACTTCTAAAGACCAATCATTAGCCAGTGTTAATCATATTATTAATGATTGTAATCCTAAATTATACATTAGCGATGAAAATAACGTAGATTCTATTGACAATAAAATTAAACCTTCTGATAAAGATTACAATATCCATACAAATGACTGGGACTTATCAACCCTTATATATACATCGGGAACATCTGGAGCACCTAAAGGGGTTACACTAACAAATGCTAATATATTAGCTAATATTGATTCAATTTCAAGGAGATTTTCAGATCATAATAATCAAAGAATGACAAGTTTAAATCTTCTTCCTTGGTCTCATATTTTTTCTCTTACGACAGAACTATATTACAACCTTCTTAATAATAATGCTGTTGCCATTTGTGAAGACAAGACAAAATTTGCTAAAAATCTAAAAGAGATCAATCCAGAATATATCTACGTTGTTCCAAAAGTATTGAAGTTGATTAAAGATAAATGTAAACATTTGGAAAAATTTCCATTTTCCAATACTATTATTCCTAAAGCTTTAGATTATATATTTGGTGGAAATATTAAAACTATATTTATTGGTGGAGCAAAATTAGATGCAGATGTTGCTAGTTTTTTCGAGAAGCATGGACTTCATCCATGTGAAGGGTACGGATCTACCGAAACATCGCCAGTTGTTGCTGTTAATCATAATGTACAGCCACGAGACATTAACTCAGTTGGCAAGATATTGGATAATGTAGAAGTCAAAATTCACAATGACGAAATTTTAGTCAATGGACCTTCAGTTATGAGTGGATATTGGGGAAATTTGGCTGCAACGAATAAAGCTCTAGTTCAAATGGACGATAAAATTTGGTATAAAACTGGCGATTCAGGCTATGTATGTGAAGATAATTTCTTATATTATACTGGACGAATGAGTGACAATTACAAGCTCAGTAATGGAAAATTTGTTGACGTTCATGTTGTCGAGACAGAAGTTAGAAAATATGTTCCTGAAGGGAATTTTATAGTTTGGGGTAATGGACTTGATTTCAATGTATTAATTACTGATGTTCATGTTTCTAAGAATACACTTCATAATATCAATGAAGGATTAGATACATTTATGAAAATCAAAAAAATAATTACGACCGATACGCAGCAGTTTGAATCGGCAATGACACTCAAATTGTCAATCAAGAGACAGCAACTTGTGAATCAATTAAATCATCCGCTGTTAGTAGATTCTACTTCAAAAGGATATACTAAATTGAAATAATCTGTTGTCCAAATTGGAGTCAATTTTTTTGAAACGTATCAACTCAATATAATGATCGAAATATTACCATTATTTGATTTGTGGCATCAGTCACTATATATTATTGTGTTTTTTGTTATGATGCCCATTTATATCAACATCTATAATTTATAACCATCAAATTTTTAATAACGTCTTATAAAGAATTACCCATTCATGTATTGTCTTATTCCCGATAACTTAACTATAGTGAAATGAATTATACCCGATTGGGTGTTCAACCTATTTCGTCCGGCCCCCGAGGGGCCAAATGGGGTTTTCTAGAAGGAGGGGGGGTGTTTTTTAGATTTAGTTTTATTTTAAAATTATTTGAAATCGCATGATTCTAGTTTTCTGATAAAGTCAGTGTTTTATCAGAAAACTAGAATTCGTAAAAATGCATATATTTTTCATGTTTTTTAGGTAATTTTTGTGTCCTCTAAAAATGGTATTTCTTAGAGACTATGTCTCTTTCTTTATTTTTTTTTTTAAAGAAAAAACTAGAAAAAAAAAAGAACACCCCCCCTTAAAAATGAACGGCCCTAAAAGGGCCAAAAAACCCAAATTTCTAATTTAAACGCAAATCTTAGAGACAAATATCGAAAAAATCGGCCCTTTTTTATGAACGAGTTTAGTTCACTCCTCATAAAAATAGCAATATATCAGGCAATTTTGAAATAGGGCTGATATGGCGTTTAAATAGATCCAATCCTAGCAAAAGACCCCTATATAATTTGAAATATGTATTATAAATCATTATAATACAGGTTAAGTGATCGCCATACACATATGAATAGAGGTAATTTATAGGTAAACACGTATACAATACTACATAGTTTCTCAGAAAGTCATGATATTTAGAGATAGAAATCAGATGTATACACAAATATAATATTTCATATATTATATGGTAAAGAAAACAAAAAGAGTATCCTTGAAAGAAAGGGCAAAAATGCGAAAGGATCCACGATTTAAAAAAATATATCTTAAATGTGCAAAAAAATGTGGAAACGAAGCGCAAGTATTCTCTATTGCATATAGACAATATCTCGAATATTTGTTCAAAACAAAGAAATGTGCTGATAAAGCAAAGAAAACTCGTAAAGCATCATCAGACTCAAGAGAACACAAATGCTTACTTAAATTTGAAAAGAGCACTTTAGTGCCGGCAACAGAAAAATACGTAAAATGTATTGAAGAGAAAGTCGATCCATGTGTATATAAAGCTTTTGGAAAGAAGTCAAAAAAAACGCTAAAAAGAACATTGAAAAAGAAGACGAAAAAAACACTCAGAAAAAAAGGAGGTTTTTTTGGAATTTTTAAGAAGAAAGAAAAAGTGTCGAAGGAAAAACGAGAGAAAGTAATTCAAGATGTACTTAATGTTTTACATGGAAAAAAATCTGAAAATGAAAGTGTTCCAGAAGACGATCCTGATGATCCATTAAGTGGCGTTCATTCCCCAGAAGAGTTGGACCGCGCCCGTAGACATCTTACAACAGTAAATGCTGCTGAAGTAGAATGGGAAGCACAGCTTGCTGCAGTAGAAGGGAATAGAGAATCGATGAAGGCGGAAGATATTTTAAGAAATAAAATAGAGAAAATATTGGAAGAGGATTATCACAATGAACAATTCAAAAACAAGAAAATCTATACTAGTGTGATATTACCCGATATAATTAATAAAGTTATTTCTTATAAATCTGAATTGGAAACACCATCTACATCAAATGAGAAGTTTGTCTTAAACGAGAAACACTTTTAATAAAAATGATTGGGTAATTACTAGTTTTATTAGATAAACATCTAACAGAAGAAAATATATACTAAAAGATTGAGTGAAGTATGGAATTTTTCCCATCTTCTGATGAGCTGGAACGCGGTAAGACGAAAACATACCATTTTAATGAAACTATTGATAGTGATTCAGAGGATTCGGATGACGAAATGGATGATGTTCTAAAAACCTTCTACGACAATTTAGAGAAAATGGATAATTATTGGGAAGGATTGGAAGATAATGAAGAGAATCGCGACTTATTCTATGGTGATTTAGAATCATTAAGAGATGCACTCGACACATATCTTGAACATTATGATGAAACAAAACTAACTGTTGGTCTACCTTGGACACAAGAGCAGCTAAATAGTGAAGAGGGACGAAAGGATAGGGATATGCAAATGCAATATAATATTTGGAAACTTTGTAGAAAGTATTGTACTTATTGTGCAAAATTCAAATTTGAGAAAGCGAAGGAGTACCAAGCAAAAATTTTACAACTTAGAACAGAATTCTTAGAATTTGCATCAAACCAGGATGGCTTAGTTCGTTCTACAAATGTACGCTCAACAGAGTCGGGTGCCCGGTTACCAAACAAGGATTGTTTATACCGAAATGAATATAGGAGAAATGAGTGTTGCGTAACTTTGCTTCCTGCTGGAGAGGTGTATCGACTTGTGGCTAAAAGTATGAAAACGCACTATGATAGTGAGATTGAAATGTATGAATTGTCATATGATCTTAGGAACCAGTATTCTAAATATAATACACATATGATGAATAAGCATCCAAGTATTTTCGGCGCACCGCCAGCAGCGTCTGCGTCGAGCGTCGCCGTCGCGTCCTCGGAGAGCGAGTCAGAGTCAGAGTCAGAGTCAGAGTCAGAGGCGAGCGCGCATGTGGAGTATTTTCAAATCTAATTAGATTTGGTTATTTGAGATTGATTGTCTATGATCGTATATTCAACTTGATTTCTCAATTTTCTATCTACAGTTTTATTTTCAAATATAGGACTCATTTTCTCTGCCCAAAGATTCTGTATAAATTGAGAAGCTTCTTCATTGAAATCGCCACCATATTCCGACTGTAAACGGTCAACAACATTGACGATTAAATTTTCAATGGCTTCTCTTTTTCCAACAGTATCCCATGATTCACCGTTAAACGTTTTAGCTTGACTTAATTTTTTGTTAGGAATCTTAATATTGTGATTTTCTGGATGGTCTTTGTCAAAATGTATTTTCTTAACAATTTCGGGGATACATGTGTTAACGCCCTTCATTATATTAAGGATATCAGACTTCAAATAATCCCAATTTTCCGAACCATGAGCATTTTTTGGTAAGTTAACATTATTCGTAATGTTGATAGTTGTATTTACATTATTATTATTACAGTTATTTTGTCCAGCTGTTGATAGGGATAACTGCTGTTCAAGTCTTTCCAGACGCAATTGGAAGTTTTTCTCTCTAATTTCAATATTTTTCTCTAATTCATAATATTTTTTACTTAATTCCATATATTTCGCTTTGTAAACGTTTTCTTCGGACCAATTATTGGAATTCCATGTATTTCTACCCATTTCATTACTATGAAAGAGATTAATATGTTTTTGTGTATTGAGATGACGATCATATTTACACTTTTTGTCAAAAGATGCATTGCATAAGGTACATGTAAATCGTTTAGAATTTGAATCATCCATTACTAATTATAGTTAATATTTTCTTAAATATGTATTAAAAATAATTATTTTCTATTAAAAACAATTATTTTCTATTAAAAACAATTAATATTGGATATATCTGGTGTTATTTTAAAATAATCTTTATTTTTTCCAATAAAAATGAGAATTATCTAATAATTAAATAAATACTAATTACCATCTGATTAATTTTTCAGAATCTCAATATAAATAGCATATCTTGTTCCTCGCTGAATATAGCCACCAGAATGTGTTAGCGTTCCTTCAAAAAAAACAGTTGTATATTGTTTACCAGTAATTGTTTCAATTTTACAATCCGAATTGATCAATTCATTTTCTGTGGTTCTAGGAATAGTTTCATATCCCTTTTCACGGAACCATCTTTGACGATTGTTATCTTCTGATACAACTTTCAATGGTCCATTCCATTCATCTACGTCGTTTAAATAAATCATGATTTTCAGTGTTTTTTGTTTTTGTATGTCACGATGAAACAAGCCTGTTTGGTGAGGCAAAAGGTCATTTGTGATTGTATTTTTTGTAATGAATATACGAATTTGGTGTTTAGATTGTAGGTATTCTTGTGCGATTTGATTTAGATAGTTATTCTTTTGGATCAATTGTTTATAGGCGTTCGTAGTTTTATCTTCAAATTGTTTCATAAATGAACGACTCCAGATTGTTTTCCAGTGTTGATTCTGTTGAATTTCTAAGTGTTTTGAAATATCCTTACATGCTTGATACAATTCTTCGTTCGTATCTTTGATATTACAAACATGATATCCTTTCCGGACAATATCATTTACAACAGGATTATTACATAAATCGTCTAAAATGATTAATCTTTGTCGATATGATTTATGTTTTGTAAACCGATGTTCATCATGATTTGGTTTTATATACCCTCTTTTGTTTTTATTAAGTCCGGTTATTCGAAGAATATCCTCCGATTGAATTTCGAAATTAAGTTGTGTGTTTGAAAGTATATTATCCGAATTTTTTGAAGAAGGAATAGGAATTATACCTCTTTGTATATGCCATTTAAGAATGATTTGGTATGGCGTTTTTTTATATTTTAGAGATAGATTATGTAAGAGAGGATCCTTTATGAGTTTTTTGTTTTGAATTGAACCAAAGGGGGAATGAGCAACAAGCTTAATATTATGCTTCAAACAAAAAGATAGAATCGAATTTTCGGTAAGATATGGATGGATTTCATTTTGGACGTAATCAGGTGTTTTGCTGTTCAAAACAAGAGTTTTTAGTTGGTCAAGAGTTACATTGCTTAACCCTATATATTTTACATGACCGTCTTCTTTTAATTTGATAAGTTCTTTCCATGTTTCAAGTATGGAAACATCTGCAAAGGAATAAGTGGTATGAATATAGTAAACATCCCAATAGGTTAGTCCAGCTCTTTTTAAAGAATCCAAACATTGCTTTCTGACATTAGATGGTAGATGATTATCAGGTTTGTTCTCACCCATTAGCTTAGAACAAAACATAGTATTGTTTCTATCAAATGTGAGGCGTTTTATGTTATTCCATGCTTTATTTGTGTCTTTTCCGTCAATAAAAGAGTATCCAGTATTGATAGCGGATTGAATACAAGAGTGCGGAGTGTCTGATTTAGTGCCATATCCGATCTGCATAGTTTTAAATATTATAAAATAAGTTAAAATTATGGAAAAAGTTACAGTAATAATACCAAGTTATAACAGATTTAAATATTTAATACACAATTTACATTTTATAAAGAATCAAACTTATTCTAATTTAGAAATTATAATAGTGAATGATTGTTCGAGTGAAAAAGAATATTATGATCATAATTGGGAAAAGGAAGGCGTGATTATAATACATTTACCAGAAAGAACTAAAGACAAGTTCGGCTATGGTTGTGTTGGATATGTACGAAATATTGGTATTGATAGAGCATCTGGAAAATATATAGCTTTTTGCGATGATGATGACACTTGGTTACCAAATAAACTTGAATTACAGATTAAGGCAATGATGTCAACTGATTGTAGAATGTCTTGTACAGATGGGTTATATGGACAAGGATTATATAACCCCTCTAATAAGTATAAAAGATATAATGGAGAACATCATTATAAAACTTTACAAAGAAAATATAAGCCTCACGGTGATTTACTAGCAAAAGGATTCCCACGAATATGGACACAAAGATTCATAAAAATTCATAATTGTATTATAAATAGTTCTGTAGTAGTAGAAAAAGATATATTGATTAAAGCAGGAAAGATTCCAAATGATCAGCGTGGTCAGGATTATAAAGCTTGGTTAAATTGTATAAAATATACAAATTGTGTATATATTGATGATATATGTTTCTATTACGATAGTAGCCATGGTTCAGGATCAAACCATTAAGTTATAATTCAGTTCTTATTCGTCATAATATTCTTCCAACATATCATTTAGAAGATCATAATTAAGATCTATTTCAGGATTGGAATCTAATGACGAATCAGTTAATGGTATATCAATATCTTCATTTAATATTTCGAAATCATCTATATCCATCATTTCAGATAAAGCCATTGCAGCATCAAAAGTATTAGGTGTAATAGATCTCTTTGATTTAAGCACAGTTCTTCGTTTGTTTTGGTCTTTTATCTTTTTTTTGAGAGATATCATTCCTTTGTTTCTGATTTTTTTGACTTGTGAGACATAGCGTGGAATAACAGCTGTATTGAGATCTTTTACAATATTTGGGTACTTTTCCGATATAATTTGTTCACAGACTCCTATATTTTCATACCCAGGTACTTTATCAATATGATTCATGGCGATTCTATAAGATATATTTGGGAATGAATATTCTCGTTTAATATAATTTCTCCAACCCTTTGGATCTTTAAAATCATTCATTACACTTGGCTTTTTTGATTTAAAATAAGGTACTATTTTCAATATAAATTTATCAAGAATATTGTCTGATGCATCGGGATATTTCTCACGAATAAGTTTTAAGCATTCATATTCTGTTTGATACCCTTCATATTGCTTCATATGTAGCTCAGCAATTTTATATAAAAAGATGTTTTTATCGAATCTTTCCTCTAAAAATTCTTTCATTGGATCATCCCATTGGAATAGAAGTGAGCTATCTTGATTTCTTGAATCATCCATACCGCCTCTGCGTTTGCGTTTGCGTGTTTTTTTAGAAGATTCCTTGACAGTGGATTTGCGAGTTTCTATATCAATTAATCTTTTAAGTGTTCTAATTGCACTATCCAGTTTATTTGAATGATTGGGATACTTGTTTTCTATTATGTTTTTACATTTTTCTATAGTATCATAATCTGGATCGGATTCATCTAAATGTTTAATTGCTACAGTATAAGCAAATTGTGGTATTTCAAATTTTTGTTCTATTAAATCATCCCATTCATCAATTTTATTCAAACGATTTCTTTTAGAAGGAGTGTCATATTTGAAATATGGTGACAATATGGTTTTGAATCTTTCAATACTTTTGATTGAGAATTCCGAAGCTAGGTGCGGATATGAACTTTGTAAATATCTATGGCAATCCTCAATAGTTTCAAATCCATCTTCTAAATTCATATGTTTATGAATTGTGTCATAAATAGCCATAGGTTTTACAAAACGCTTTTCAACATAAAGATCTAATGTATCTGGTTCGCTTTTTAATGAGTCTGGAGTGGAAGGACGACGTATAAGATTATGAAGGAGTTCATCATCACTATCGATTTCAGAATCGGAGTCTGATAACAAATCAGTTAATTCATTTACAATAGCATCATCAATCTCTTCATCTGATATTTCAGTATTTTCGATAAGACTATCCGGTGTAGGTTCTGTTTCTTGAGGATGATTCTGCCAATCGCGAAATAAATCAAATTCTCTTTCATCTGACCATTGTAGATCTATTAAGTTGTTTGCAGCATTAATAGTATTAGGTGTTGGCGATCTTGTATCAAGTACATCATTTAATTCGTAAACAGCATTTTCAGCCATTGTTTTGGGAATAATAGGTGGTATATCATCATCTGTGTCAGTGCCTCCATATTTGTAATATAATGGCATGGGTTATTATCTTATGAAATATTAAAAATGTCATTGTTCCAAGATGATATAAAACTGGAAGATATATTTAAAAGATTACAAGATTATGTTGTTGTAAAGTTTAATGAGAAGTTACCGAGTTTTAATAAGAATGATGATATAGATATTTTAACAAGTAATATAGACAAAAATATTAAGATAATTCTGGATTGGTATAATAAAGATAAGTTTAGACATAAGATAATAAGGGTAAATTCTTTCCAAAAACAAGTGGACTTGATTAGGATAGGTGAGAAAAGATTAACAATAAAGTTTGATTTATATGAAAAATTTTTATACAAAAAGTTCTCATTAAATGATAGTGTATATCAATTGATTTTAAAGAACAAAATTCATAATGGTTTGACATATATTCCGTGTTTGGTAGACGATTTATCTATACGATATTGCGAATATATCGAATATCCTGTAAAGAAAAAACACCTTGAATATACAAATAAGTTTGTTAAAACAAAGTTTCATAGAGTAAAAGTTGGAGAGATAGATTCAAAACTAAATTATGGAGTAACATACACATCAATAATATTATGGGGTCATGGTATATGTTATACTCAACAAATCTTGCATAGTTTAATGGAAGATATTGATTGTAATATACTAAACATTAAAAAGAAGAAGATAGATGATCTTGAAAAATGTATTGAGATTTGTTATAAATCAGATTTGGAGAAGCGACAACAAGTTTCTCACATAAAGGCTAAGACGGCATACTTGAAGAATGTACCTCCTGTCTATGTACATATACTTATAAAAAACCATGGAGCAAGTTTTATTAAGTATGGAAAAGGAGATAATATAACAATTGCAGATAAAAATATAACTGATTGGAAGTGGAAAATACGGGAAATGTTTAATCCAAAAGGAAGGGTACATAAGAAGCCATTATCATCTGGTATAACTCACAATCATGTAATTCATGTAACAGATGCTCCAGAAGATTGTGTTGATTTATGTTACAGATTACTAAAGAAAAAGCCGGCGGATTTTGAAAACAAAGTGATAAATGGTTATGAAATTCCATGGCATTTGCCAGAGAGGAGTATGTATTGCAAAATATTAGATATATCTGAAATAAGAGTAAATATTGTAGGAAAAGGCATTATAAAGATTGAATGTAGTCCGCATTATGAATATGTATTAGGGAAAAAAGAGAATTATACGAAATATTATAGTAAATATTGTGGAGAACAATTACAAGATAATCATACAACAAAAAAATTTGATAATTTGATAAAGAGTTTTGATTTTTTGGGATACAATATGGAAGATAGGCGATTAATTATAGTAAATAGCAAATATGTTGTAATGGATGGTGTACATAGACTTGCAATACTAAAGATGAATGATATAGATAAAATAAAGGTATTGGTCTATGATTAAGTAATAGATGGAGTATATTCCGGTTGAGTTAGTAATAAAGGTGTATACTTATTGTTCAGCAAAAGAGTTATGTAGTTGTGATGTGTTATCAAGAAAGTGGAATAATTTTTCAAAAGAAAATTCGTATATATGGAGAAATTGTAGACAATGGTCATTGAGATTTTGGGATAATGCTGAGGCTCGAAATCCGAAATTATCGAAACCATTAAAAAGTTATCGTAAAGAGGTATTTAGACTATTACACTATGAAGAGATGATAGCCCCATATAAGATAAGTATAGAGGAATATATTTTGATGTGGAAATATTTTGATACTATTAAAAATTAACATTTTAAAAATCCGAATTATTATCTTCGGGTTGGCTTTCGGAAGGCGCATCATCATCATCGTCTTCGAGTTCTTTATTACAGTCGTCACAGCAAATAACTATATAAATATCATCATGTTTAGTCCGAAGGATACTATATAATTCGGTTAGGTTTTTTTCTGGGAAATGTTCGTCCAAAATTTTATCAAGTATTTTACACACCGGTTCTCCTACGTGAGCAGAAGTAAGTCTTCTAACCTCTTTTTTACAATGTGGGCAGACCCATTCGCCGGTAGTCTTTCTCCTACATTCCCTTTTTAGTTTTGTGATTGTTCGGTTATTTTTAAGGCGTTTTTGATTTAATTCACGCAGAGCATTCTTCATTTCCCATCGTGTAATTTGTTCTCTACCTTTTTTAGCAGTATTTTCATCGTATTGTCTATTTAGTTCTTTCCCAATTAGGGCAAATTTACTTTGTAAAATACTTTCTCTTGTATTTGTGCAGAGTTCATACATATTTAGTTTTATTTTACTAAATATATGTTTTAAGGATTTAATACGTAAATTAATTTATATTAAAGAGTTTTTTTCTTTCTTCAAAAGATTTTTCAATGTCACTAATGCTTTCCATTTGATCTCCTAAGGTTGGTTGAAATATGAACCACCGATCATTCCTTTGAAGTTTAAACCAATTCGTGTCAATAGCCCATGTTTTAATGTTTGGTGAACCGGTTGTTTCAACAGAATTTTTCATGTTCCAATATGATTCAGTAAAGATTTCAATTAGTTTTTCGTAATAGTGATTATTAACTATGTAGCCAGATGTTTGTAGAACTCTTGTAGCTCTGGACAAATTTTTCAAATGAGATAAATGACCAGTGAGTTTTCTTAGTTTCGTAGGTTTACCGGAAATCATTAATACATCAAACTTATCTTCCAAAAACTCTAATGTTTTTGATAATAATGTTATAGGCGTATCTGTTTTTCGTTTGAATATAAGGTCATCTTCTACAATAAGAACATTTTTCCATTTATATTTTTTGGCAGTTTGTAACGCCTTGATATGAGACATTGCGCATCCGATGGCACCGGTAGTATGTAATACAGCATTAATTCTCATAATGTTATTAGAAATGTGTATAATTTGTTGAAGCTCTTTCTCTATATGTTCTTTTCTATCTTCTCTATATTCTAAATTAATATAGAGTATGCCATCAATTTGAGAATTCCGAGTGTTCATAATTATACAAGAAATATTAAATTAACAGTTTGGATAGAATTTTAAGGGTTATTATAATGTCAGACAAGGGATATCTGGTACATAGAATAATAAGAGATCATTTTCAGAGAGAAGACAATAGTTTAAGAAAGTTAGAATATAGTAAACAGTTTAATAGATATTTTTTTTATATTTACTCAAAAGAGGAGATACCATATGTGTTATGTAGTACTCCGGTTGAAATAGATGAAGTAATAGAATTATTACTATCCGTATCAGCATATTTATTAGAAATTTATGGATATTCGCCAATATGTAAAGATTCATGGAAAACAATGGGAAGAGAATGGAAGTATTATAAGACAATAGATGCATTAACTTTAGCAAAAGATGATGTGTTATTGAATAAAGAGTTTCCCGTATTGGAGAATGTACCTTTTCAACATCCTCGTGTAGAAATACCGTTTAGAAACTGGGACTTCTCCCTTTATAACGATATTGTGCGGGTGCTTTTTTGATATCAATCTTTAAGTTGTTTAGAATGTCGTCAAATTTGTTGAGATCTTCTAATACAATATTTGTAATGAAATCCTGTATCAAATCATCGTCTGTTTCAATAAAGTCTCTAATAAAAAGTTCGTTTTCTAATTCAAATTGTCTTGAATCTAAAATAAGATGATAACCGTAATCACTCTTTGATATTGGAGAATATTTTCCGACATTATAGGCTTTATTCCATTCTTGTATATTTTTAGGAATGACAGCTTGTTTTTTTTGTAACTTTTCAATTGTTATTGTAGATGGTTTTGGTTTACAGATTATTCTTGGACTAATAATATTGCCATTAACATTAAACCATTCAATGTTTTTAGCGAGACATTTATAGATACCAAGTACTTTTCCACATGATGTGTTGCTTCCAACTTGAAGAGAATCAATTCTTTGATAAGTGCCATTCATCATTCTGACACGTGTTTTACCGGGAAGACAGTTATTTCTTTCTCCTAATTCATATTTAGGAAGAATATTGCCTATATTATTTGATCCAAGACTTTGTAAAATGATTGATGCAATTTTACACTGTACTTCTTGTTCTTTAACTTCTTCATAGTCTTTAAATGTAATATTACCAGATTTGATAATATTGTTAGAGGTAACAAGACACATAAGTGTATCAGTAGTCTTGATTTGTGTATTTTTTCCAAGATTAAGATCTGCAACGTGTTGCCATTTGTTATTACTAATTAAAAGATGATCACCGGTAACATAGGTATTTCTACCTAATTGAACAACTTCTGCATCAGGAGTTAATAAACTAATGAATCCAGTAACAGTACCACCTCCAGCTATTTTGTCTCCTAAAGAAATATCTTTGATTTTAGTTTTATTACCATTTGGTTTGTCAATAAGAGTATCTGGTGTGAAGCAACAATATGCTTTTTTTTCAGCAGATTTTTGTATTAGGTTTACCATAGCTATAAGTGCAAACATTATAATGGCAATAGGCGATATGAATATGAACTTGATAGTGATTAGAATAGCAAGAAGATTAATAACTGAGAGCATTCTTTGAAATCGTGCAATTGTTATAGCAATAGTATTGATTTGAGCAATTAAGTAGTAATAAATTGACCAAACAACCGCATTTATTTTGAAAAAAACATTCTGGATAGAATGTGAGGTATAGACCATGATATTGACGAGACGTTCGTAAAGAATATTAATGGCACCAAAGACTCCACCAATATCTTCTTTAATATTTTCAGATTCTTTCTGGGTTTTGATAGTTTGTTCAATAGTTCGTTGAGCTTCTCTTACCGTTTTTGCGGCAGAAGAATTAAGTTTTTTTTTGGCATATTCGCTTACCATGGGATGGGTTTTTTTTTGTAAACAATAATTGAAATTTTGAGCAACTGATTCTTTTGGATTTACATAATTTGCAAATGGAAGCGCCAGAATGTTACATCTATATTTTTCCCAGTCTTTTTTCCATATTTCCTTCATATAATATCCAAAAACAGATAGTGTTATCAGACTACATGCTATTGTAAATGCTGTGACTTGTAATATACCGAATGGAACTCTAGTACCAACAACGGTTTTTGTTGATTCACTCATATCTTTTGTAAATAAATTTTTATTTTACCAGAACTTCTCTCCACTTTTCATAAATTATCGGAGATAACCTCAAACAGTGTAGTTCACTCCATTCAAGTATTGTTTTAGAGAGTTTTTCATCATCGGTTTCACTATGTATTATATTATAGAAATCATCTTCTTTGTCTACACCCCCAACCCTAGTAGATATATCAAGTGGATGAATAATAAAACTAACCATTTTATTAAGTAATACTGATGGAGTTATATGGGAACTTGTTGTCAAAAATACAAATTTAACGCGATGCTCTGCCATACGATCTTCTAAAAAGTGTACAAAACTTTCAGTAAGAGTTTCATTCTGTTGATGAATAATAACAACTTTAGGTCTTCTATTATTGTTTTCTGTAACAACCGCTTGTTGATGGCAGAAAGATTTTATAGTTTGAACCAGGAGAGATTCACTATGATTATCAAGAATATGAATTTCAAGTATAAAACTTTTATTGATATAATGTGGTGATATTATTTCGTGCGCAACGTTTCGAACATCATTTTCATGTGGACCACATAGATGAAAATGTGGGAATACTCCGTCTTTAACCATAGAAGATATTGTATTGACAAAATTCTTACGTGAAATAGTAGAACTTACCATTATCAGTAATAATTCAGGATACCTTATCTATTTTTATAGTGCGTTATAAAGAGTTGACTTAATTATAATGGAATAATACAATGGTATTCAATTTACGTCGAATATGGCTAACATTTCTTGTATTTAGTGTTCCAGCAAGTAGTGCTCAAATAGCACCTATTAAACTAATACACGATTTAACAAAAGATAGTAATAATAGTAAACCAACTGGTATATTTTCAAATATAACTGAATACTTCAGTAATCAAACAAATACGTCAGCTATTCGAAATTCCACAATCAATTTTGTAAAAAAGACAAGTTCCCTGGTAACCCTTACAATAATACAATTATGTGCAATGTCCCCAGCATCCTGTAATCAAATTATTAATGATTTTTTTGGAAAAGTAACAAATGTACCAGTAAAAAGCGAGAAGCATAGTTTCTTTGAGATTTATGCAGATGGTAGTCCAGATGGAACGACTTGGGATGATGTTATCGGAAATAAAGATTCTGTAAATGATATAAGACGGTTGTTAAGTCTTTCTTTATCAAGAGATACGATAGAAAAGGCAAGAAGAGCAGGTATATCTGTTCCAAGAAATATTCTTCTTATAGGTCCACCAGGAACAGGAAAGACTTTAATGGCAAGAGCTGCGGCAAATGAAATGAAGATACCTCTATTTGTAGTATCAGCTTCAGAAATAGTAAAGGGTAAATATGCAGGAATTGGTGTTGAGAGAGTAAAAACATTATTTACTACTGCTCGTAAAAGAGCACTTAAAAACAAGAATCGTATGAGTATGATTTTTATAGATGAATTAGATTCTTGTGGACGTAGTAGAGGTGGAAGTGATTCATCTGTTTCAATTGATCGCGATAATACACTAAATCAATTATTAGTCGAATTAGATGGATTTAAATCAAGAGATGAATCTGAACCCTTAATTATAGTGTTTGGAGCAACAAATAGAAAAGATATTCTTGATTCGGCACTATTGCGCAAAGGGCGTTTTGACAATATTGTTCATTTAAGACGACCTGATTTAAATGATCGCACAAGCCTTTATAAATATTATGTTAACAAACAAAGAATGAATGGTCGTTCAAGAGAGATATCTATAAAAAATGGAAAAAGAAACGATATTATTTTTCAAGCATTAAATGAAAAAGCAATTGATGATGATAAGAACATAACAACTTTAAAAGTTGTTACTCCACTAAGATTTGCTGGCAATAAGATTCAAGCAACTTTGTTTTCAAATAGGACTGCACGTGTTAAAGCTAAAGAAATATCACGATTAGTTAGAAAAGCAAAAAAAGTTACAAATGAAACAAGTGAGTTTATTTATGATATACATTACAATGGTTCTCTTGAAAATGATGATGTAAATTTTATTGAAAGATTAGCACAATTATCCAATGGATTAGTTGGAGCAGATATAAATGCAATTGTGAATGAAGCTGCGCTAAAAGCAATGGATGAAGGTCGTATATTTGCTATTGAAGAAGATTACTTGAATGTCATAGAAAATACAATTCTTGGCAAACCAATTTTAAATTTGGATTATAAACCAGATTGGCGTATAGCAATTCATGAAGCAGGACATATATTAGCCTCATTTGTATTAGAGAATATTGATTTTGCAACAAGAGCAAGTATAATACCCAGATCTGGAGGTTCTTTAGGAGTAACAATGTTTAGTATTGGAGATATTAAAAATCTAAGAGCAACTGAACTTCGCGATCGTTTAGTAATGATCTTATCTGGAAAAGCAGCAGAATCTTATATATTTGATGGTGACTCTTCTACGGGTGCTTCTGATGATGTAAATAGGGCATTAATGTTAGCAAAATCAATTGTAAAAAATTTTGCTATGGATGGGGTAAAATATACACTTGATGGAGAAGATTCTAATATGGAAGTTAAAAAGGAACTAATAAATGCGGAGAATAGAGCTTATAATTTAGTTAGAAAATATAATGAGACACTATATACCATTGCTAATGAGCTAATGGTTCATGAGACACTTGATGAAGATTCCTTAAATACATTAGTCGCAAATTTAGATTCTAAAGAACAAAAAAATATAAATAGTCCAAAAGAGATTATTATGAATATTATGAGTGATTTCCGTAAAATAAGAGATAAAAATGTGAATACAGATATCGTAAAAACAAGAGCAGATAGAAGGAAACAAGCTGCCGTGTTTTTGTTAATATTAATTTTACCAAGTTTTTATAAAAATGATTGAGATATCATTTTGAATATGGATATACAACATATGAGCTATATAATTTTAAATTGTGTTAATGAAAAGGGCAAGTTAAGAGTAAAATTTCACTCATATGTAGATGAAGAAGGAAAGAGGTATCAACACGTTTATAATAATAACCTTAATTGTAGATTTCCAAAAGATATAAGAGAAGAAGGCAGATATTATCGTATTAGTCCATCTGATTTAAAAATCACTTTAAGAGAGAATAGTGCTCCATTTTATAGTGTAAAAGGGAAAAATGTTAAAATCGTGAATGTTTTAGAAACAATTCAAATTTACAAAGTAGAAGAGTGTATATGTTGTATGAGTGAGATACCAAATATAACCCTTGTACCATGTGGTCATCATTGTATGTGTAGAAATTGTTATGAACGAATGAGACATACGCCTTCAGGGAATCGTGGATGTCCTGTATGTAGACTACCTATAGAACAAGCGTATGTTAATACTACTGTTTAGCGAGGAAGAGAATTAACACACATTGAATAATACAATCTATTAATGAAATAGAGTATAAGTGGTTGTGCGCAAAGGATTAGCGCATTTGATAATGGGATTGGTTTTTTGCTGGTTAATGACATTATTGATGTTATAACTGCTAATGCAAATAAACCAAAAAATATAACTGACAGAATATAAAAATAATCACAGTATTTTCTTTTTAATGGGCTAAATAATCCTTGGACGTTTAGCATTATATAATATACTATTATATAAATTTTTAAGATATATATGAATTAGGAGAGGTTTGTTTTCTTATGCTATTGTTCAATAATGACAGTTCGTATTCATATACATAATCGTTATTATGATCTACTTCTGTAAAGTCAGTGTATACAATATGTTCATTATTGTCATTAAGAATAGTAATACGGTGATTAGATGTATCAATATCATATAGATGTGGGATTTGTCCTGTATAAACCTTTGCATTAGGTACAGATCCACTCTTTTTGAAAATTCCATTATGAAGTACATGGTGGTCAAATGTAGATATAATTCCAGAATTATCTACTAAGTATGTGTCTTTGCTATTAAATTTCATTGTACCAGTCACTATAGAACCACCTAATAGTTTATCGCCAATTTTTATATCAACCATATCTTTAAATTTACCATCATCTAATAATACTCTTGTCATCGGACCAAAACAGAATGCCTTCTTTATCTTTTTTCCAGTTTTCTTTGCAGATTTGCCAACCGCTTTAGCGCCCTTTTTCAAAGCCTTTCCAACTTTTTTTAAACCTTTACCTGGTTTTTCGATTAATTTAACAGCGGTATCAAGAGTTCCTTGCGCACCTATAAGAACCGGATCTTTAATCATTGCTTCCAAACCTTTCATCATTGACCAAGCAAAGTAAAGAAGAGTAACATATAGGGCTAATAATTTTTGTACCATAACTTGTATTTTCATCATTAGAAATTGTGCGGTTGAACCCATATTCCCCATTTTTGTCATCACATTGTTGAATGAATCCGTAACATTTTCTTTTAATGCTTTCATAACGCCTCTAATATCTTCTAATGAACTGGACATGTTCATATTTGTAGATTTCATGACTGAAAAAAGATCCTCATACGGTTTAACTACAGGTCCTGTCGCATCTGACACGTTTTTTGATATACATTGGGATAATGTATCCGATGAGTCATATCCAAAAAATTCAGCAAAAGGTAAAATTAATGGACTACATCTATATTTATCCCAGTGTTTTATAACTGTTCTGCGCATTCCTAAGAGTAGTACAAAGAATGTAATCGTAATTAGAATTAATGTATAACCAAATACTTTTGATGTTCCTACAGCCCAAGTTGGTACAAATACATAAGCCATTACTGAAATATAATATTTAAAATATAAATAAGAAAATATGGGACAATTCACACAATTTTACCTGACGAATGATTCAGATTCTACATTTATGCCTAAACAAATTAAAGAATGGTGTATATCTACATATAAATACTATTATTCTATTGATATTGACAACAAAACAAAATTACTTGTAGCAACTACACAGAAACGTATACCTGATACAAGTCAAATGGTTAAAATCATCAAAGGTTTTAGAGAATCATTCCCGAAGTCTAATTTAGGGGTCACAATAACATATTTACCGACACCTTTTAAAAAAATATGGAATGGTATTGATAATTTGACATCAAAACATGTTAATAGTGGATATAGTACTATAAGAAACACAAATAATGAAATAGTTATTTTTAGAAAGGAAGAATCATATAAAGTACTGATTCATGAACTAATTCATGCGTTACATCTACATTGTGTATATGATTCTACAATAAGAGGAGATTATAATGGAAAACCCGATGAAAGTATAGTTGAAACTTGGGCAATAATTGTAAATTGTCTTCGATTTAAAGCATCTGCACAAGGACGTCTCAGGATAAGCAAGAAGTCTTTTGATTATGAAAAATTATTTAGGGGTGAAGTATTCAAAAAAGAATTAGAATTTTCATTGAAACAGGCTGCTAAATTGTTAAGAGCTCATGAATGTACAATAACAAATAATATAGGTGTTTGTTATAAGACATGGAATAAAATACCCGCTACATTTTATTACTATATTGTTAAAGCCGCATTTTTATGTGATCCAAATAGATTTGTAAATGAGTTTAGTTGGAATAAAATACAAAAATGTAGAACGATACCATTTAATATCATAAACTCATATTTACAACATCCGGTTTTTATAGCTGGTATTAAACAACATTTCAATAAAAAATATAATGATTCTATGAGAATGAGCAAATATGGTGATTGTTGGTGATTAGGAGGTTAATATGAAATTTGGAGAACAAACGTTTATAGATTTAATAAACTGTACCATACCTTTTTTAAAAGAGAATATAGTAACTGTATCAGTGTCTTGATTCGCAACATAAATATTAGAACAATTCTTGTCGAATGTAAAATGACGAGGAGTTTCTCCGAGAGTAGAGAAAATCTCAACGATTTCTATATCAAAATTACAACATTTAAATATTGTGATACTATTGTGACCTCTATTTGATACAAGAAGATATGGTTCTGTTTGGTGTAACACAATACCACCACATTTACTTTTTGTACTTGGAAAATTGGGAGGTAAAGTAGATTTGGTATTTTTTACTAATAATTCTGGAATTCTATTCTTTATTAATTCAAATACAGTAACAGTTGAATTTAATTCGTTTACAACATAAATAATATCATCATTTTGTACTATATATCTTGGACCAGAACCAGAAGGAAGATCTACAGATGTAATCAGACATATTTCGGGTTTATCATATATGAACTCAAATATATGAATCTTGTCCATACCAAGATCTGGAACAAATAAATAGGTTTGTTTAGAAACTTCCACAAACAATGCAGAATGATAATGTGGCTCTGACTGTCTGTTTACAAGATGTTCTTCTAATCCATTCGCCTTATGACATGCCTTATCTTTAAATATATATATTGGTTCAGACAATAAATAGTCTTGATTATCAATACTATGAATGCTTATAGATGAGTCCCAATAATTAATATTTACTAAATACTTCAAACATGGATCAAATGCTAAAAAACAGCTTGATTTTCCGCCAGAGGTTATAACTTGTTTTATCTCATTTTCAGAAATAGTAGCTATATCCCCCCTATAAATAGATTCAAGACAGACATAGTATGTTTCCGATTTTGGATGTTTTATCATAAATGCGGGATTATATAATTCTTTATTACAAATTGAAATTTCATCTGAATTATCCAATAATAATAGTGGGGATTTGGCGGGTTTACCCGATGGTAAATGAGCAAGACAATTAAAGTTTGTATACGAAGTAATGAATAATTTATTCATTAACTTATCGTTGTATCTTAGAAAAATCTTATAATTAAAATACGGGAATCTAATCCGTATTATATCTATGACCTAAACGTTGTAACCAATCTTCTTCATTCAATCCAGGTCTTTTACCACATGATGGACCTTTTTGACATTTATAGTCTTTGAATATACAATGGAAGGGTGTTGTACCATATAATGCTGAAACGTCATCACCACCACATATATCTCTCCCTAAATCTTCACACGCTAAGTTACGATAAACAGGTTCTTTACATAAAATCCGATACTCATCGATTACATGCACGGTTCTTTTTTTCCTACTAATATGTCCATTGTAATCCTTCACTCTATACGTTATGATGTATGTTTTCTCAACATTTGTATCTATATGTCCAGTTATTTTAATTCTGCTACTAATATCCTTACCATTATCTGATGCAGTAGCCCCAGGTTCTATATAAGGAGTACCTTGTGGTACAATCATTGGATTGTTGCCTTTTAGTTCAATAGTTGGTTTTGTAGTATCCACAACATAAATAATTCTTTCAGTTTCTGCAGAATTTCCAGCCTTATCTGAAACACTATATCTTACAATATATTCGCCAGCAATATTTGTATCTACATACCCACTGACTTGTACTTCTCCATCAAGAATAGTACCATCGTCATCCATCGCATGAGCACCATATTCTATGTACTTTTGTTCGTCTTTACCTGCTATTCCAACCTCAATGCCTTTTTCTCCAGGATATATTGGATTTTTTAAAACTATTTGTGGTGAAACTGTATCTGGTTTTTGATTTACAATAACATATCTTTCGATAGTTTCTGATTTATTTCCACTATTATCTGTAACACTATATTGTATAGTATAAGAACCAGGAACATTGGTATTTACAGTACCATTTACCTCTACCTTATCATCAAGAAGAACTCCATCATCGTCAACTGCATGGGCTTTAAATTCAATATAATCATCCCCATAATCTATACCATTTTTACCTGGATAATCTGGTTGATATAATGATATCTGTGGCGGTGTTTTATCTACAACTTTTACCAATCTTTCTATTACATCAGTTTTGTTTGGGACTTCAGCTCTATCTATTCCCTGATATTTAACAATATATTCCCCTCTTGTAGTTGTATCTACTGTGTCTCCAGATATAATTGGGGCTAAGTACTTGTCGCGATTATCTGTAACTGTCGCCCCTCTTTCTATATACTCACTATATTGAGGTATTTCAACCTCTTTATTTCCCTTCAAACGTATAGTTGGTGCAGTTTGATCTCTAATAATGACCGTTCTGTCTTTTGTAGCAGTGTTTCCCGCTTTATCTGTTGCGGTATATGTAACATAATATGTTCCCAGTTTTCCAGGTATAATTTGATCAACGCCAGATATTGTGGCCTTTAATTTGTTACTAACATTGTCTGATACGATCGCTCCATATTCTCTGTATTTTCCATCAATACCTAAAAATATAGTATCTTGATTATTCAATTTAATTGTTGGAGGTTTATTATCAACAATCTTAATTTCTCGAGTTTTAGTAGTTGTATTACCAGATTTATCAGTTCCTTTATATGTTACGGTATAATTACCCGGTACATTCATTTTAATATTTCTAACTCCTGATATTATTGGTTTCAACCCCTTATCATAATTATCGGATATATTAACACCATATTCTTTGTATTTTTTGCCAACGGGAATGGTCAGAGGGTTCGCTCCTTTAAGTGAAATAGTTGGTTTTACTTGATCAAAAACAGTAACCTTTCTACTTACAGTGTTTGAGGGATTGCGAGAGGAATCTAATGCAGAATATTCAACTTTATATTCACCTACTTTATTTGTATTTACAATACTACCTGAACCGGATATCGATGTAGTATATTTTAAGTCAGTATCATAATTATCAGTTACTTTAACTCCGGGGTCTTTATAAGAGTTTTCTCCTACAGGAACTCTTATACTCTTACTTCCAACTAAAGATACTTTTGGGGCTACTAAATCCAATACATTAACGATTCTTTCTTTTTCCGCTTTATTTCCTCTCTTATCTTTGACATTATACATAACGGAATATTGACCAACCGTATTTGTGTTAATCTTATCTAATCCAGATATTTCTGCGGTTTCTATATTACGTGTTTCATCAATATCATCAATAACCATTCCTCCAGGTTCATTATATTTTGTTCCAACATTTATCTTAATTTCATCGCCATCGTTTAATTTAATTGTTGGAGGAGTCTTATCATATTCACACCACTTTTCATCATGTGGTTGATTTTTAAACCACTGCTTATTTTCGTATTTAGGATCATAGTTTTTAGCATTTTTATCTTTACATTTTTTAGGAAAAATACAATCCGTCTCATCACTAATATCATATTTTCCTTGGTTAACTGCTTCTGAATTATTACACCCCTTATATTTACATAATGACGCATCATGAGGTCCAGGCCAATTATCTACCGCTCCCTCGGCGTATTTACCATTTTTCTTTGATCTTGATTTTATACATTTTCTTGCAAAGTTACATGTTCCACCGGAAGGGAACTTAGAATTTTTTTCATAATTATCAGCTCTATTATCCCTACATTTTTTGGGAAAATTACAGTTTCCACCGGAAGGGAACTTAGAACGGCTCTCATAATTCGAGGCATCTTTATCCCTACATTTTTTGGGAAAAGTACAGTTTCCACCGGAAGGGAACTTAGAACGGCTCTCATAATTCGAGGCATCTTTATCCTTACATTTTTTGGGAAAAGTACAGTTTCCACCGGAAGGGAACTTAGAACGGCTCTCATAATTCGAGGCATCTTTATCCTTACATTTTTTGGAATAAATACACTTCTCTCCTTTGGTATTGTTAAAGTTAGATGCATCACGATCAGTACAAACTACAGGCATATCACAATATTGAGCCCCAGCACCAATCCTTTCCCACTCAAAACAGTTATTATCATCACATAGGTCTGCTTCGGTACCTGAACTTTCGCCACTGCTGTTGCGGTGATCTTTTACCCAACGCCCTTCTTTTTTTCTGTGACACCGTGGGTAAGCCTTGTCTGGATCATCATTGCGTCCCCCCTTCCTTTTTATAGTAGCATCAAGTTGTTTACATTTACTAGCCATTATAGAACGTTTACCGACAATAGAGCTCGGTCCGCGGACAGCATAACCATAATTTCTTGCATCTGGATCTCTACATACTCTCGTGTCAGAGGAGTATTCACATTGTGCTTGTTTATGGGTATCATGTTTTGATTTATAGTTACTTGCTATAGGGTCTTTACAACCATTTGTCTTTTCTGGAAATGTACATTTTGATCTGGAATGAGAACCAGGCCAACCAGAAACCCTGTTTGTGGCAGTGGGTTCGTTTTCTGCCTTACATGCACTATCAAAGTTACATTTATTCATATCATGAGCACCGGGCCAACCCATATCTTTGTTGTTAGCCCGATTGTCTTTGCATCGGCGATCAAAGTTACATTTATTCATATCATGAGCACCGGGCCAACCCATATCTTTGTTGTTAGCCCGATTGTCTTTACATCGGCTATCAAATCGACATGCGCCTGTTTGACCCTTATTATTCGCTCTGTTATCCTCACATCTTTCCGTATCAGTACTATCGCTTGGAGTTTCCTTACACAGCCAGTTATCATTAACTCTGTTTCCGGCTGAGTTGGTTTTATAGCTACATTTATTCTGGCGACCGTCGTAGTTACATCTCATAGGCTTTCCCTTACTTTTCGAAACGTTATTCGGCACATACGACCAATGGTCCTCACAGTTACTACTTGTATCCGAACAGTCTGATATGTATGATAAATTACCACAGTTTTGTTGTCCACCAAAAGATTCTGTTAATACATTTTTAGTAGAAGTGATATACCAAATCAATATGATTATCATAAATATTAATAACGGACTATATGGCATTATATTCGAACTAACCATTAATTATAAATATATTATTTCTTAAATTTATTGATTATAACGATGACCTAACCGTTGTAACCAAGCTTCTTCATTTATTGGTTCATCACGTGTACCACATTCAAGTGATTTTTGACATTTATTATTATTCCAAGAACAATGATACGGTGTTCCATAGTAAACTGCTGAAACAGAGTTATTTCCACACATGTCTTTATTCATTTCTTCACAGCTTTTATTTCTATAAACTTTTTCTTTACATTGATCTCTTAACTCATCGACAACTTTAATGGTTCTATATTTTTTTGTAGTTATCATATCGGCAGTTACGCTATAAGTTATAGTATAATAATTCGGTGTTTTCATATCAACTTTACCTTCAATCTTAATATCATTTGTTATATCCTTTCCATTATGAGTTGCAGTTGCTCTAGGATCTGTAAATTTCTGATTCATCATCATTTCCATATTTTTGTCACCATTTAATGTCAATATTGGAGCATTCTTAGCCATCACTTCAATATCTCTTATTTTTTCTACATATTGTCCGTCTTGATCTGTGACACTATATTTGAGTGTATAGTCAGACGCAACCCACGTATTAACACTACCCTCTACTTTTATAGATGTTGTTAAATCAATTGATTCTCCATTTACAAATTGTTGTGAGGTTGCACCAGGGTCAATAAATTGTGTACCAATGAATAATTTAATTGGATTTTCACCAAGTAATGTTATTGTTGGCTCATCTCTTTGTATAATAGTTTCTTGGGGTATTTGACAAAGCGGTCCAGAAGGTTCACACGTTCCATTTGTATTTGTACTGGTATTATCACCTTTAATAATGTAATCTGGATTTACATAACAACTCTTACCATCTCTGGGTATTGTTTCAAGTAGTTTATCTTGTTTATGAAAAATATCACATCCGCGTGTGAAATATGGTCCGGTCGAAGTTACAGTAATACCACTGTATCCAGTTTTACCGTATGTGCCTTGTGCTACAGCCTTACATTTTTCTAAAATTTGATTATGACTCAAATTCAGAATCTGTTTACCGTCATTATTAGCAGGACCTGCTGCACCGATGTGATATGCTCTTAATCCGGTTTGCGCTGTTCCACCAGAATTAGCCCTATAACAACCTACGCCAGTTTTATATCCAGTTTTTCCTGAATTAATTTCTGCTTGAGTCTTTCCAGATAAATTGTTTACAGATTGATCTGGGGTAAAAACACAATATGTTCCAAAACCGGAATTCGTATTTTCATATGTACCTTCACATGCTGTTTTGTTATTATCATTTTGATTACACTGGGTAATTTCATTAAAAGAGGGATCACATTCTTCATAATTAGTAGTAGGAGTAGGAGTAGGAGTAGGAGTAGGAGTAGTGATGGGAGTAGCTTCTATTATACAATGACCATCTACGTTTTGTACAGTACCATTTTCTGGTCCAATATCCGCATAATTTGAAGCATCTGGATTTGTACATCCAAGATATGTACATTTTTTCTGATCATGTAAATAACCATTTGAGTCTTGTTCATCAATGTTATTTTCAGCAACATTATTGATTTCTAACCTAGTATTATTTTTATCATATTGCGGAGATGCTTGAGTAATTATACATGCTGGAACGGGAGTTTGATAATTTGGACAATCTCTCTCAACCCCTTGATATGTCCATTTTGGATACTCCGATTGTTTACTCAGATCCATTTTACATTGCTCGTATTTAGCACTTTGCTTTGCTGCTGCTGCTGCTTGTGCTGCTGCTGCTGCTGCTGCTTGCGCTGCCACGGCTTGAGCTTCACTACATGATTGATCAGTCTTACACTTTTCGCTGGAGCTGGACCATCTGCATTTTAATGGACCTTTTCCACCAGTATGCCTACCATCTTGCCATCTTCCGACACAAGCGTTCTCTGTGTTATAGCTCCCACAGTTAGCTGTCATCTTACTAAAACTGGTTCCACAAGACACCAAAAATGACTCAGATGTATTACTTTCACAGAAGAATATAATAAGAACTATACAAAAAAATAAAATCGTTATGTTGCTAAGTCCCACCATTATCTTAAATAATATAAAATTACTGCAGCATTACATTGAAAACATCATGTATATTGGAAACAATCTTTACTTGAAAATTTTCATCGATAATATCAGGATGTTCATCGATAATACGCTGTAATGATGCAAGATTATCTTTAGGGCATAATACTTTCTTACATCCAGCCATTTTTGCTCCGAAGATTTTACTTTCTAATCCTCCAATTTCCATGATTTTCCCAGACAGATCTATTTCTCCTGTAATTGCAATATCATTGCGAATCTTTTTACCAGATAGAAGAGAATACATTGCTGTTGTAATAGCGGCACCGGCAGATGGTCCATCTTTGGGTGTTGCTCCTTCCGGACAATGAACATGAATACCTTGAGTCCCAATATTCTTCCAATCAGCTTTTAGTTTTGTCCGAATAGATTCAGGTAAAAGGCTCCAAGAAAGAGTCTTCGCAACATGCATACTTTCTTGCATCACTTTACCCTGATGACCAGTAAGTTCTAATTTCAGATTCGAATCTGTTGGTAACCATACCGCCTCAATTTGTGTAATGCCTCCTGTATCATTACATGTAGCATACAAACCATTAATCTTTCCAACCATTGGTTCCAAATGAACCTTATCGTGTTTATACGGAATACGTAAATTCAGAATATCTTCCTCCAAAATTTCGCGCGTAACTGTATACGGATATTTCATACCCTTATTTGTTAGATTTCGTAGATTAACTTCTCTTACAATTTCATAACAAATCTTCTTTAAATTTCTAACTCCTCCCTCGTGTGTGTAATTTTGAATAATCCATTCCAGAACTTCGTCCTTAAATATAATATTTTTGCTACTCACACCAACATCTTCCATTATATTTTTTAGCAGAAAGTTCTTAGAAATAACCACTTTTTGAGGTAATCTGAAACCTTTTGTTTTAAGATGGGTAATTCTATCCATTAACACTGGATTAATTGCATGGGGGTCATTGTATGAGAAGATGAAAATAACCTGAGATAAGTCAATATCCATATCTGCAAAATATTTATCTCTAAAATGATGATTTTGAGACGGATCAATAAGATGAATTAGCAAATTGTTAATCTCATCTCCTTTCGCTGTACGACTGACCTTATCCAATTCATCCATATAAATAATCGGATTCATACATTTTGAGTTCATTAGAACATTCATAATTTGTCCCCATCGGGAGCCTTCATAAGTATATCCATGACCTTCCAGGAAACTTCCATCCTGAACCCCTCCTAGTGGAATCGTTGAGAATGGTCTACCCAATGCCTTCGCAAATCCCTTTTCAATTAATGTCGTTTTACCATTCCCCATTGGTCCTTCAATACCAAGAACTAAACCCTTTGGTGTTGGATTAGAAATGTTTTGGGCAACAAATTGTAAAATCTGCTGTTTCGCATTGTCATGTCCATGAACAGCTTCATCCATACACTTTGCAGTTCTATTGATGAATGCCTTAATATCTGATGTTTTTGATTTAGAATTTACTTTACTTTTAACAAATACACCGAAAGGAATCTTAAGCGCTGCGCTAACATACTCGCGATATTTCGGACACTCATCTTCATTTTTTTCCAATGATTCTAATCGTGTAACAATATCGTTTTTAGAATTTTGTGGAATATTTGAAAGCATAATTTTATAGATAATCGGACATTTTGAATATTCCTTTGATCTTTTAATTTGGTCCAGTATTTTTTTTCTTTCATTTTTCGCGAGTTTCTTAAAACTTTCAATATGAGCTTTTTTACTTTGGAATGATGTCTGATCTCTGTTACGAAGATACTCTTTTATTTCTTTTGTTTCTTCATCATTATCGTCTTTAATCCAGCGACCATTTTTCTTAATCCATCCTCCCTTTTTACGATTATTTGATAATTTGCGGCGTTTTGAGGAATGAGATACAGATTCATCTTCAGAATCCTCAGAATCCTCAGAATCTTCAGAGTCCTCAGAATCTTCAGAATCCTCAGAATCCTCAGAATCTTCAGAATCCTCAGACTCTTCAGAATCCTCCGAATCTGAATTTTCATCTTCCGCATCCTCTACTTCAAAATCAAAGTCAGAAAATTCGGAATCTTCAGAGTCCGAATTTTCATCTTCTGTTTCATCATTACGACGACATTTGCTTCTTTTCTTTGCAAATTCCTTAAGTTTAATCGGCTTCTTATCCATACTTGAAATATTGTTTATCATATCTTGATGGCGTTTAATCTGACTATTAATCCAATGAATAATTTTAGAAGATTTATCACCATCCGTCTTTTTTAACCAATTCGAAATTTCTGTAATAACGTGTTTGTGGATTCCAATAAGCATTTTATCAAGATTGCGTTTATCCTTTTTGGACATCTTTCCGGTTTGACGTACAAGAGGTGCTGATTTCCGTAACTTCTGAACAAAAGAAGCCAGTTTTCTATTCGATTTATTTAGACCATTATGTACTACATTTTTCTTAAGGGCACGATAATATTCAATCATTAAATGGCATGTACCCATGAAAGATTCGGCAATTTCGGAAGTCATCTTATATATAACCTTATATATCTCAGAAGTTATATCATTTTTTTATAAAAAAATAGAGTATTGTACTAAAAATATCATTTTATATAGATCATTCAAAGACGTCTAATAGAGCACTTTTGGTGATAATATAGTCTCGTCTGGTCACATTCACTTTGATATTTTCTCCAAGTGTTTTTTCTACTTCCAGAAATATGGTTTGTATCTCCAGACATATATTACAATGTAATATATTTGTGTCTTTTCATATGAGTTACTTTAATTATATAATCTGGTCCAATATGGGCTAATATATTGAATCTATATTGACTAAAATTAGATGTAAATTTATTAAGAGTTTTAGGATTCATATTCAAATCACCAATAATATAGCCAACATCAGCATATTGCATTTTTGAAAGTATAAATTTGAAATCGGCATATCCATAACGAACCCAATTCTTAAAATTAATACTATTTCCACATTTGGGAAAATGAATAGAGGAATACATCACCTTATTTTGAATTCTGATAATATATTTGTATCCTTTCTCATAAGGCACCTTTTTACTTATTATCGGATTAACATAAGTTTCACCAATATTTGAGGTATCTCTAATAATTAAAGCGCATCCAAATGATTCAATACAAATACCATTACGATTGTATGAAATTCGATGTGGAATGAAACGACATACATACTTCTTTTGATCAAGAGATTTAACTACCTTCATATAAATTGAATACTCACACTCCTGAAGAGCATAGCATTTATAGTTATATTTATCAATCAATAGTTTTAACTGAGTTGCAATTAAAGAATATCTTGCTTTTTCTGTGAAAACTTTAGCATTAAAATGTCTAACTACATTCGAATCAATATAATCGTTTGAACCGTTATAATTGTAGTGATGTAATACATTCCATGTGAATATATCATTATACATAAGAGGATTATGATCGCTTAAACGAAAACCAATCTTTTTAAATGAATACGATAAAGAATTTTCCAACCTATCATACTTTTGTAACTCATTATATGTATTATGAGTATTTACAAACTTTAAATACCTATCAAAGTCATTGTAAGTATAAGAATTCCGATTCATCTTTAAATAACGCCCATTATCATAACAGCTAAAATCTGGTAAACAAATATATTTGAATAATATCTCTACTATCTTAATATATTCCTCCCATTTTCTAGTATCCGAATCAAATGTTGTTAATATTGTATGAATTTTACTGAATTTATCTCGTTTAATAATCTTGTTCATTGTCTATTTTATAATTTCCAATTTTGATATCATTTTTTTTAACCGTATATGTAATGATAGTCAAAACTGATAAAGTATTCTTACAAAATTTGGAAAAACTTCAAAGTGAGGTTGTTGGTTATATTCTTAGTAAAAGAGGAGATATTATCCGAGATGAGTTTGCTTATAAATTTTCTCAAATATTTACAGAATCAATTGTCAAAGTCTTTGGCATAGAGGAAATTATAGACTCTGATAATTGGACAAATAAGAATATTAATAATGCTGAAAAGATTGCCTTAGAAATAATATTAGAAGAGGTTGAACGCCAAAAAGAAGAGAACAAACGATTTAAAGAAGGAATCATGTATGTTGGTAAAAAACAAGGATATACTCCAAAAAAAGAGAAGAAATCTTTAAGATGGTCCACTAAACCACTTGATATTAAAGAAATTGAACCAATTCCTTATGAAAGTTATAAAGATTGGCAAACGGAACTGGAAGAAATAGATGTAAATTCTTCGGGACGGAATGTTATGCGTCATATAAAGAAGGATATTCAAATAGCAGAGAATAGAATGAATGAAACTAAAGAGGGAGACCTTCATTCAAATTTATGGAACCTTATATATGAAAAAGTATTCACGAATTTAATAAACGATAATGTTGACGAAAATAAGGCAAATGTTGTAGCAATACAATCTGCTGAAGAAGCTGTCGAAGAAGCTAGGATACATTTCCCCCAAAAATTTATTAAAACACCAGATCAAATCGCCCAATTATTAAGTAAAAAATCGCTCTCACAAGAAGATTCAGAAATTATTAGAGACTCAATGATTAGAAACGCTGAGAGAAATGATTATATATAGACTGATAAAATTATGATTTAACGAATAATAACAATATTCTTTGTATTATATTATAAATGCTGGTTATCTGTTTTGATAAAAATGTATTGTTAGGAGGACTAGGTGACCGCGTTGTCGGACTTATATCTATTAAACTAATTAGCAAACTATTACGTAGACCCTTTTATATTTTATGGAATAAAGAAGACATAAAAGAGTATATAGATTATTCTGAGTATGATTATGAACTTTTAGAACCATCCAATAGATCAATACGATTGTATAGTTATATTGATAATCAAAAGGGATTAAAAGACTATCTGCTAAAAAGTAATAATCTTTTTCCGGATGATATTAATTTAGTTCATACTAATCAAGAAATTGCTCAATATCTATATAAAAATAAAACATATTCAGACAATGATTATTTAGATGACATATTATCAGAATATAAAGGGTTATATACCAATATTTTAAAACCAACTCCCTTTTTATCAAATAAGATAAAGGCATTAATCAAAAATAAAGATAATATTGTAGGTATACAGATACGATGTGGAGATTGTCATATGGATACTAATAAGGGTGAATCACATAAATTTAGTTTCAATGATAAAATACCCAATATATTAAAAAAAATTAAAACAAAATGCGATTCATTAATTGATGATTACTATGTGTTTTTAACTACAGATAGTATAGGTATTGTCAATGATTTGAAATTAATATTTGATGAATCACGTATTATATATGATGATACAACTATACAACATCTTGATAGAAAATCAATAGACGATGATAATTCAAAGATATTTTCAGACAATATTATTCTTTCACAAAAAACAAGATTACTATTTATTAGTAAACATAGTAATTATGGCAGAATAGCTGCCTTAAGCGCCAACCATGATAATATATATGATTTTACAAATTGTAAAATCATAAGTAAAAACACTCTTTTTTCAAAAAGAGAAAGATTAGACTTTAGTTAATATAATTTGTGGGAGCGGTAATTGTGCTATATGGATTATGTTTTATAGAGGAAATAATCAAAACATAATTCAAAATCTAAAGGAACTTGGTATAAATCGCATGAGTTTTTTCCTTCTACCCCCCTTTAAATGTGATCTTATATTTTTCACAACAGACTCTTTATTATGCTTTCCTAATTTTTGTAAATTTTCAATATTACCTATGAGAGTTTTCATATGAATATTATCGGGGTCTATATTATAATTAACTTCATCTGTAGATCCCTTACTTCTTCTTCTAATTTCAGCACTTAAATCACTATACTCATAATCCGAAAGAGAAAGATGTCCTTCTCTCATAAGGTATTCTGCATCCAAATTTATATCACTTGGGTCTTTTTTATCTACAGATGCTTGGACTCTAGCTCTATAAACTCTATTAGCAATTGGTTCATGAATTTGAGCAATAAATTCTGCTTGACTATATTTATCTTTTACTGAACCATCATCATTATAAACATCAAGTTCTTCAGATAAATATGACATATTATCTTTAGAATCATATACCCAGATGTAATCGTCTAGATTATCGTCATAGACACGTTCTATAATCTTATCGTATAAAAACCACATGGTTTTACCAAGAAAATCCAAAATTTCTTCTAAGAAAGATGTTAGTATTGATTTAGATAAAATTAAATCTTCATCAGAAAAAGTTAAAGATATTTGTCTTAAAATGCTTTTTCCATGAGACTTGTTCCAAAACTCCACCATATCAAATCTTTTAAAATCATCAATTAAATCCTTTATATCTATGTGAAGTAGTGTGTAGATACCATTTGCTTGTTCACTTGAGAATGGTTCTTCACCTTTTTGTTCATACACTTGTATTATTTTTTGATAGAGATAAAACTTTAACAAAATAGTCATTTTTTTATAAGAATCTGCTAGTGGTGTTAATGATTCTTCCTTTTCAACATTAGTCCATCCAGTCATTGCGGCATCATTATAGTCTTTTTCGATTAATTTCTTAAGAGATTCTTCACGCATTTTAACTGAATCTGAAACAATACCAGCATTCAATTTCACACTTGATTTTTTCATAGCATCATATATAGCCTGCCTTTTTAACAGCGGTGCTTCAAATGCTTTATAGTGCGCTGGTATAAATCCTCGTTGTGTATATTTTATAAAACGACGAGTAACTGTTTTAAAACAAGCTGCAAATGATATATATTTCCAATTATTTGGAATGTTCAAAATTCTATTTTTTATTGATTCTTCGTGCAAGCTTACTAATTTGTTTTCTTGTTTTAATGCTTGTAAACAAGTATACGCTTTACAAATAGAAAAATCATAATTCTTATCAATATATTGACTAACATCAACATCTTCTTTTAAAAAAATTAATTGTATTTCTTGATGTCCCATAGGGGTCGGTGCGTAGCCTTCTATTGTGTCTCCATTAGCCCTCTTATCATAATTAATCCCACCATAATCTTTATATTTGTCACCATTATATCTCGTTTCCTCATACCACCTATTCCGATTAAGGTCCCCGATTTTTCTTCTTCTATAAGTTGAGATTTGCGTCCAAAGTAAATTGGAATTTTCTTCTTGTGGGAGTCCCGCAAGATTGTCGACATCTGCGTAGTAGCTAACGGTTGGAGTTTTGTAAATTCCACCAACCTTCTGGTAATAATTGCCTAATTCTGTTTGGAACATTTTATCAATAAAGCCCCAATGTGACTGATTATTCCCGAATGGATCGTCTAAGGCGATGGCTCTATCTGGGTCGAACGGCGGCCGCGCTATGCTACTCAGCTTCTTTCGCCCAGTCCCACCCGGTGCGTAGGACCACCAGCTTCGTCTTCCATCACTTGTCTTACATGGTATATAAATATCTATGTCATATGGACGATATGATGGCATATTATTTTTTTCTAAATACATTGCTAAAGCACACGAACCCGCTATACAACCACCATGTAAATAAGCAAAATTCAATATACTTAATGCTAAATTAGGTTCAACCCCTGTTACCTTCGAAAACAGTTTATGTATATCACTATTTTCTAAACCACTGTTAATATACATTGATTAATAATATAAAATATTATGATTTACATATTTCTAATCTATAATGAATAACATTTTAAGTATCTTTCATTATAAATCGCATGAGTTTTTTCCTTCTACCTCCTCTTAAATTTGATCTTATGTTTCTTACAACAGTCTCTTTATTATGTGTTCCCAATCCTTGTAAATCTTCTATATTACTTATGAGAGTTCTAATATGAATATCCTCTGGGTCTTTATTATATGTTTGTGAATCACTGTGTCTATGTTCGCTTAATTGCGAAAGAATGTTGTCACCATATTCTTCGAAAGAATCATTTGACTTGGATTCACTCACACCTTCATCATCGTGATGCGTTGCTCTATTCCTATACATTCTGTTAATAGAAGGTTCACTAATTTCAGCAAGAAACTCTGCTTGATTATTAAATTTACTTTTTATTGAACCATCATCATTAAAAACTTGAAGTAAATCAGATAGTAATCCGCGATGTTCTTTTGAAACAGGAAAGTTTACATAGTCCCACCTTTGCCAGTGCCCAATTGTCGGAAATTGTCTATGCTCTCTTACAGTCTTATTGAATAAAAACCATAATGCTCTACCAAGAAGATCCAAAATTTCTTCTAAGAAAGATGTTAGTATTGATTTAGATAAAATTAAATCTTCATCAGAAAAAGTAAGAACATTGTTATCACTATCACTATCACTATCATTATAACTACTATCACTATCACTATCACTATTCTCAGGTATACCAGATATTTGTCTTAAAATTGCTTTTCCAACAGTAGATTTCCACAACCTCACCATATCAAATTGTTTAAAATCATCAATTAAATTATTTATGTCCTCATGGAGTAAAATATACATACCACCCGCTGTATCATCTCTAAAACTTTCGGGACCATCTTTTTCATATATTTGTAATATTTTATAATAGAGATA